TCATTTAGATTGTCGCTAGTATTACAAGATGAGTAACAATTATAATGAAATTTTTGATCTTTTATATTTTTGTTTCTGTCCGTGGTTGCTTTTGATTCGCACTGACAACGACAAGCAGTAAAAGGCTTATAGCAATCTGCCCAGGAGTTTTGGGCTCCGGGAGCCACACATTCGTTGAATTGTTGTTGGCATTTAGCATAGCATTCATTTAAAGTAGTGTCTATCTCGCAATTCTTTTTCAAGTACTTGGAAGTAACTTCGGTTCTTTTATTAACTATGTCGGTCGTGTCTGACACAGAGGGTGACTTCTGTACATATAAAATTTCTTGTTCTGTTCTCTTTAGTGATTGCTCTATACCGTTCTCGCACGCTTTCTCGTAGTTGTCCAAGGCTTCTTTTGTTGGTCCTTCTATTTTAGGAAAACAAGAGGGTCCAACATAACAATATCCATCACCATAATACCACCAATAACAAAACGGCTGTTCTTGCGTTTTGCCGCACCCGTCCACTATGACATTTACTTTGGCGGAAGATTTGCACGTATCGTAGCCAGCATCATTGTGAAGCTCATACCCCTCCGGACAGTAACACTCCTTTTCCATTGGTTCGTAATATGAAATACTAGCGCTACAGCTTTGTGGTCCACAGTATCTACAATCCAGCACATAGTCTTCTGGTAAACTAACGTCTGTACACTTGTCTACGACAAAAGATGAATAGTAATAATAAGAATTTAAATATTCTTGAGCCTGATCACAAGAGGCTTCGCTGACGCATGAATTCCACCAGCCTCCATAATAACCACTATTAAATAGCGAAGGATTGCATTCCGGATCATTCTCTCCATCGCACGGTTGTCCGTTTGGCTTGCAGCTAAAAGATCCATCACAAATAAATTTATTTACTGTAAGTTTATTGGTGCTATTGCTTTTAATAATTACATCTTTAAAGCAAGAGCTTTTAATTATACTACCAGAAGCATTTATTTCTAGATTAAAATCACACACAACATTGTCTACTGTTATATCAAATAGTTTTCCTGGGGATACACACTTTTTGCTTTTAATATTAAAGTTGTGTGTAATGACATATTTAGATTGTGCTATTTTATCATACTCTTCAAGAGGCAAAGCTATCTGGTTTGGATGCGGAACGAGCGACCTGTATCTAAGCTCATTGTCCATAATAACAGAACTTGGTACTGGGTACTCCTTCCATGTGGCCCCAATAACCAAAGAAGAAAGGTCTAATAGCGTACCCGGCACATATTGAGACCCAATATCGTATTCTCTTGGCACAATATAATCGCATTTATTAGTGGTATTGGTGCAAGTAATATTTCTATAGAAGCTAGTACCAACTGTTGGTAAGCTAACCGTTGTACACGGGATAGTTCTGTTCTCTGTGCCAGAAAAAAATCTTATGTCGGCCATTCTGGTTGTGTCTAGATTTGGTCGCAGATTATTTTTCACACTCAGCACATAGTATTCTGCAGAAGGTTCTATTATTCCCGTAATATTCCCGGTTGGACAAACGTCTTCGCAGGAGGTGTTGGTTTTCTTATCCTTCCATAATTTTTGACAGTTTTCTCTGTCTGTTTTTTCTTGTTCGACGCATGTTTCGTATGCGGACTTATTGCTCTGTCCTATGCATGCCCAAATATTGCCTCCGTTATCAGATAAGCATTTTTGTAATGGGGATATTTTACTTTCTCTGTCGCAGCACTTGTCTATTGTGGCACAATTCTGTGGAAACGACTGGGTAATTATATCGATAAACTGCTTATCTTCTCCACTAAGTCCAAGAAGCTCCAAAGCCTCTCCTTCGGAAAGACCATAGCTTGAATCACATAGGTCTTTCTTGTATTTAGTGGAACACTCTTGAGCTTTGCCTTTACATTCATAAGATAAAGATTTCAATATCTTATATTTTTTATTTGGCTCTAATAAAAAGCCACGAGCAGTTAGAATACTCCAAGATTGATCTTTAGGTAGGTCTATCCAATATAAATCTTCGTTATATGGTACTTCCATATTATTTTTTATATAAGAAATAGACTTGGGCTTAAAGAAGTCTTCGAAATAAATATAGCCAGATGGGTGGGATATTGGCATATATTTTGTATCTTTGGCAAAGATATGCATATCGAGATACGGAGAATAGTCTGAGATACTACTCTTAGAAAATGAAATATCTCTATTTAATGGGCTCGCTATTTGCTCGTTTATTTTAACTACCGTATCATCATAGCCATAAGCATAGCTTGTACCGGTTCCCGTATCAGCATTGGCATGAGCATAATAAGATATTCTGCTTCTGTTTTTTAGTTCAGATACAGCGTCTGATATTTTAGCTGAATAGGATTTGATAGTTAGTCTCGAAGTAGGCTGTACAGCAAGGCAGGCTAAATCTGTGTTTTCAATTGCTATTTTGGCATAAATAGGCAAGGCGTCTCGTTTATTATAACTTATAGAAACTAGATTATCCGTCTTATTTGTTATACTCTCTCTTGCAACTTCCTGTTCATTATGATATAGTTTTATTATGCCGTCTTTGGCGGAATCGTCGCTCAGTGCAACTTTTATGGTATAGTTACCAATATACGATCCCAAATAAATATATCCGACAGATTCATTTATTGTTCCGCTCGCTACTATACCATCTCCTTCTGGCTGTGGTACCGGCAATCCGTTCACAGTATAGTCGTTTTTTGTTCCCACTGTATGAAGTGCTCTTTGTTGATTGATAAAATCAGGAAAGAGTCTAACAGTAGGGAAATAATAGCTTTTACTATCATTAGAATAATTATTGATTATCGTCATTGGGGAACCCCAAGACAATGCGGTATTTTTGCTTATACCTGTTCTGAGAGCAGAATTATTGTATCTGCGAATATCGTACTCTTTATCAATATCAAAAAATTGAGAGGCTTCGTTTATTGCTTCTCCGTATGTTAAATGTCCCCATTTGCCAACCTTAATATTTTTGTCTTGAGCTGTGGAGTATGGCTGATACACTACAATAGATTGATTATCGTCTGTCCTTCTTAAGAACCCCTTTTTAAATCCACTAGGTAAAGGAGATTCATTAATACGTATAATATTTCCACTAGCAAAATTAACAGTAATATTTCGTGTTTGATCAATATCGTCATAAGAATAGATACGAAACTTATCTGTTTTGAAAAATGGCATATCCAAAAAACAAGCAGCTCTATCAGAGCCGTTTGTGCTGCTAATTACAATATTTCCATTGGATTGTTCCTCATAGATAAAATCATTATAAGCATAACCATATTTATGATTCATATCAATGTATTCAAATGGCATCTGATCCAAAATCAAAGATTCCGATGGGACATAATGGTTTTTACTCCACTTATTAGCAATATAGTATGACTTACCGTTAGTTGGTATTCCTAAGTATACTCCGTTATCTATTGCTGTTTTTTCAGCTTCGCTCAAGCCGGATACGCTGTAAAGAAAATTATATCCAGGAAGATACTCCTCATTATACATTGCATAAGAACTATAGAAATAGTTATCCGATGGCTCAGATAGCTCAAGCGTAACTGTCTCTTCTGTGTTTATGCAGCCGTCGTAGACGGCCTCTCCCTTGTTATTGATAACTTGTGTCCAAGCGATTCCTCCGTGACAGCCACCAGGAAGATCACACTTTATAAGTACATCAACACGGTTTCCGTCTTTTGGTTTTATGGAGCTAGGCAAAGAAAAAGACGCGGACCTATCACCACCAGCACTTGGGCCGGGGTCTTCACTACCGCCGCCGTTGTTTAAGTTTGCTGTGCCAACAAAAACGCCATTAGCATAAACGCTAAACACTGCACGGTTACATGTGTGGCCTCCTGGACACGGACCCTCTGTGTTGCTATATCTAATAGACATACGATATCCGGCTAAGCTAGCTTTAAAACTTTTACGTAAAAAAGCTCCTTTATGTTGCGGTATAGATGGAGTTTTATTTAGATATTTTTGACTAAAGGTCCAACCAAAATTGGGATGGAAAAATCCTTTGAGTCCTGATACAGAACTTGCTTGCGGGGTTGTTTCTAGTGCATATTTGCTCTGAACATTGGTGATTTTAATACCCCACTGAGTTTGTGGTTCTGATGTTGGGACAGTTATCTTTAGACTAACAGTGTCTGGATTTCCGCTTGGCTTTGGTAGACACAACACGCCAGCCGTATTTGTAAACTTAGTTCCGGGATTTGTCTTTGTATTATCTCCCCATTTAACTTCGAAATTAGCACCTGTGGACTGATAGTTTACTCTAATGTCTCCAGGATAAGGAAACTTAAAATTCATACTTCTATTGCCGCAGCCGTCTAATGTGTATGAGCAGTCTTGATCTGATGGAAAAAATTTAGAATGTATCCTAGGAAAAAATGTTCCTGGGTCTGGGTGATCTTGGGGAGCTATGCCTCGCTTGGCTACCTCCTTTTTGCTCAATCCTCCATAAAACACTCCTGTTGGAAGACGAAAATACGATGTATTCGGAACATATAGCAGATTGTCCTTGTTATCTGTTTTTGACTGTCCACTAACGTAGGGACTTAGGGTTGCTAAAGGAAAGCAATTACATGTCTCCGAAACAAACGGCTCGCATGTTGGCTTGTTTTCTGACCTTAAATAGTTAATGCTAATACTATCATTTAGTCTAAATTGTGAATTGGGATGCGTTTTTATATTTATAGAGATCTTAGTTGGGGCGGTTTCTATACCAGTAGCAGCAAGCTTAGGGTCTTCGTAATCCTGCAAAAACCAAGGACCTTTGACAGATAACGAGTCGCTATAGTATGCTCGTTTTTTCGGTTTTGCAGATTCGGGGTCTATAGTAACCGCCGTTACATTCTCTGTGCAGGAGGATCCAAATTTACTAGAGGTATCAAAATCTATTCCTCCTAAACCATGGAATCTTATAGCGGATAAGTCTGGGTTAAATACTCCACTAACGCTATTAGTTAAATTATAGCCTATTGTTTTATTGTTTAGTTTGAAATAATTAACATAGTGAGGCTCAGCTTCTAATACTACTTTTTTATTCTCTTCTGTGATTTGTGTCTTTGGAACAAAAGTATCTTGCGATTGCTCAGCAGAGAACTTTAGGTTTCCTGCCTGTATTTGAAGATTATAGCCGGACCTTTGTGTTTTATCGGATAAGTAAAGATCTCCAGCTAATTTTACTTCTATATTAGAGCCAGTATCACTTGTGAATTTCGATTCTAGTTTAGCTTCGGATCCTTCGGGAACAACCAATTGAAAAGAATATTTTTCGGTCAGTTTTTTTAGCAAATCTACTTTAGTCGTAATAAAGTTATTGGTCCCAATATCTGAATATCTTTTTAAAGACATCCCACTTAAAAAGGGCTGCATGCGACCATATTCGTCTCTGGGATATGATATATTATTATTTGGTCCTGCGAGAACCTCTGTTAGACCATCTATTTGAGGTCCGCTAGCTAAAATACATGCCTTATTTAGTGAATCGCCAACATTAGCGCTGTCCAAAGCTGTTTTTATTCCTAAAGCAATTCCAGACAAAGAGAGGGAAACTCTGGGAATGCCACTAATAACAGCATAATCACCATCTGACATAAAAATATCTACGCCAGGCAACACTCTTTTATCGTTTACTCTGCCCATGTCATAATATCTATACCAAAATAAGATAACTTTTGAATAGTTATTACATGGCTCAAAATTAACAATCAGATCCGCACTAAGCTCAACTCCAGAAACTTCCCAATTCCTAAATTTCGGAGAGGATATCTTTATGAACCTACTAATTCCTAATCCATCTGGAGTATTAATATTTTTTTCTTCGCATTTTTTTTCATTAATGATAGATCTTTGTACTTTATGCCAAGTTCTATTATTTGCGTCTTTGGGTTGTCTGTCCCAAAATACGGGCTTCCAAATGCCACTGGACCCGGCCGAAAAGGATGGAATAATTGTATCCAAGCCTACGGTAATATCGATATCTTCTGGTTTGTTTATATTATCAAAAATCCATAAAGTATCTTTTACAATACAGTTACAAGCCGACATATTTATTTATTCCTTATGAACAACTATTGGTATTTAATAATACCCATTGATTTCTACTAAACATAAAAAATCCTGGTTGATTGTCCTTATTAATAGAGTAATTTAAATCGTTAGTAAACTCAATCTTAAGAGGCTCGGGCGGCTCTGGTTCGTTGGTGTCTGGATCAAACCCACGAGCATACGCATCATATATTGTTGCAACACCATCCGATTGAATCTCTCCATATGCTATAATATTTTGTTTGGTCACAGGCTCATAGAATCCGGAACCCTCATCATAATAACATAATAATTTCGCTCCTCTTGGAGCGCCATAAGTATTTGAACTATCTTTCACGAATACCATTCTTCTTAATCCGCTTGGTAAAGGACTTGTTTTATCTAGTTTATATATAAATCCTCTTGCTGGAAAAGGTGGTACTAAATTATCTTCTAATTGAATGTCTACTAATTGCATCTCGGACCCGGATGCTGTCCAAACTTTTCTAGATTCGTTCCAGCGTAAATCAACAGGGCCAACTGGCCAAGTATCTGGTCTTAGTCCCCAACCCTTATAAAATGTTGATTCTTTAGTTGGGTCAGACCATAATCCAGAAACATTATTCCATACCTGATTTTTCCCTAATATGGAACCACCGTATCCTTCATCCGCATATCCTCCATTTTGATCGTATTTGTCCTTGATTCTTAGAGGGTATCCGGCGGCGTTTACGGATTTCGGTTCTCCGGAAGCATTTGGAACAGGGAATCCGTCTGTGTCGAATCCCCATCCTGCCATAACAAGAGGACCTCTTAACGCTAAGAATCTGTGATTATTCTGAAAAAACTTTGGCTGTCTGCCAGCAACCTGGTCGAAAGCATAAGAATTCCAGTCTCCGTCCGAATCCATAGCGTTTTGATCTTTATACTCTAGTCCATTCTGATTAATTGCCAGATTATCTGTTATGGATAATGAACCAACAGGAGGCACAAGACTCCTGCCTATTACATCTATGTGGTGGGATGCGTAGTCGTTATCCTGAGCGTACTTATTTCTTAATTCGCCAACAGGCATAATAATCGGATTTAAATTAACATAATCAATTTTTTTTGTCTTAATTTTACCAGATATTAAATTATCTAGTGCTTTTGGATCTTTTAGAATTTGTGCATCTGCTTGATTAGATAATATAAAGGGAGGTAACTTTGATGAAGTAGCGGTATCTGTTTTCTCTTCTCCAGCCTTAATGTCTGTGCAAAAGTCACAAAATAGGGTGGTGGAATTGTCGCCAATACTGAATTGATACTGTTTAGTTCCTCCGCACACAGGACAGCCCGATAATTTTTGATCTTTACTAGTATAGTAAGGCTTATATGGAGTAGTAGAGGCATTGAGAGTAGGATAAAAAGAAACAGGATGCAATAAGCCTTCCAGGCTCATAAATGCTTTGGAGGAAAATAAATTATCAAACTCTTGCGATAACTCTCTACTATCCTGAAGCGTCACTGTGGCAAGTTGCCTGATAGAATCGCCAGACCACTGAGGTCTATTATAGAATCCAGGAGAGAGCGTTGTTTTAGGACTAATATATGGAGAGGAATATCCTACCAAAATACTCATTGGACTATATGCTCTAAGTTTAGATCCAGTCAAATCATAAGACGAAACCGTGGAATTGCTCGGACCCATAGAGAGTATTTTATTGATAATAGATCTAGACTGCTGTCTGAATTCTCTTCCTAGTCTGATAGCATTTTGTCCCATATTCTTTAGTCTATCAGAACTATCTTTATTAAACAGTGTGAATTTTCTAGTGAATGTTCTAAAAGTATATGTTGTGGAAGCTCCTGATTCGCCTATTTGAAGCTGTATGTTATTAATGGTTGGCCCCCTAAAGGCCCACGACATACTTTTAAGTTCACTACCCAAACTAAATTCTGGCACTCCGTATACCGTTAACTGTCCGGTTTCTCCTTTGGTTTGATATTCATTATTTTGTCCAACAAGCATTAGCGCCGCTTCGTCTAAAACCCTCATACCTCCGTAGTTCCACGGAACTAAGTCCGAATTAATTTCTAAATTAACTCCACCAACTAAATTTTCTAATCTTAAATCTGGAAAATTATTTGATCCAAAAATATCGTTTTTAATCAAGTCCGGAGCACTGACCCACGGACCATAAGAAGCGTTGTTTAGAACCAGCGGAACAGCTGCAAAGCCAGGAATAGCGGCCTTGGGATGAATGCTTAAATTATTATATTGTTTGTTATCTCTACTTTGACTCAGTGTATTTTCAGCGCTAAAGGACCCGCTGCTGTATTGAGCGGGACCAACGTATTTATCTGAAACCGATAGAATTTTCCTAGACCTGGCAGCCAAAGCGGAGCTATAGTTCGCGTAGTCTTCATGCAAAAACTCAGCGAGTGCTGTCTGTACTGAATGAGCGTCTGGATTCATTGGGTTAATAAATACAGGATCTGCTGAGATAATAATCTTAGCCACAATTTTCCCCGTTTGAGTAACATGAGGATAGAATTGCTTATCTACAGTAGCTTTAACATAAACCTTGCTCACATAGCCTTGAGGAATAGTCTGACCAAAAGCGTCCGCCATGGGTAACGCATAGCTCTTAATGAGTTTATCTGAATCATTTAATATTAATGATGGCTCCCATAAATTAAACGAAGGAGAAGCTATCCCAGCAGCCCTATATGCATCAAATTTCCAGAATTCCGATAGTTGATTAGCTGTGGATTGATTTTTTATCCAATCAAACATCATTTGATTAAGAGCTCTAGGATAATTATACTGAGCGGAGTTATTATAGCCTAAGATGGGCTCTATAGAGCCATCTTCTTTGGTAAGAGCGTCCATTTCTGCATTACCAACAAGTAGTGTGTCATCTATCCAGTTAAACGGCTCTTCCCACGCAGAGTCTGTAGGCTCATAGGCATAATATGTTTTTTGGGAGCCCTGTGATAAATAGATGGGCTGTCCGGATAATGTTTGTCCTATGACAATACTCGCTTCGAACGGCTGAGAGTCTGTCCAAAACCATCTACCAACGCTTGGAGTAGGTATACTAACCATAAACTTTTTTCCATAAAATTCATCGCCAATTTTTTTAAAATATTCCTGTAGTTTTGTAAGAATCTCAAATACCGAAGGATCGGTCATAATTGAGGACCTAGCATTCATCGGAACAGTGTTACTGCCGGATTGGGAATTTGTATACTTATTGAATGTAGAGCCGATACCCTGCATCATCGTTCTAAGAGCATTAGGTCCTAATATAGGACCAAGTATCTTTGTCCATATATCTAGACCAGATCCGTTGAGTTCTCCAACAACCCCGCCAATGAAACCAACATAAGCATCAAATCCGCTCATTGCGGCTCTGATTTCTGTCTCGCTTACTCTTACTCTGTCATTAAAAGAAAAATTTCGACCAATAGCGGCGCCAATCTCTGTTGAGCTAAATCCCACTAAAAATCCAACGCCTCCGCCTCCGGACGGCGTACCGTTCGCTGTTTTACCGTAGTGAGAAAAAACGGGCCTGACAACCCCTGTTAAGTCATCCTTACCAAAAAAGGGACATATTGCATCAGAATCTGAGGCAGGGTAGTCTGAGCCGCCAGGAGAAAATGTTCCAGCGCCAATCGGTGAGACATTCATTGGAGCAAAGTAATTACCTCTATCTATAGAAGCGCCCCACAAATCCCGCTGAGAGGTTTTATTGGCATATAAAGGAACTCTACCAAAACTATATGCCGAGGTTACTGCTTGATAAAGTCCGGGACATCTAATATTTGTGGGATCGACGAGTCTATACTGTTGTGCAACACCTCCGTAGTGATTGATTTGCATAAAAACATTAGTATATGGATTATATCTAAGAGTGCTTTGTTTGGCCGCATACTTACTGTTCTTAACCTGATAGAGTCTTTGTTGCTTACCGCCAATCAACATTGTTCTTACTGGTTTGGTATTATTGAATTCCTCTCCCTTGCTATATGAAGACACAATAGTTCCACGACTCGCCAGCGTGCTGATATATGATTGTACCGCTCCGGCGGGGGGCTGGGCAAGGGTAGAGAATGTATTGACTTTTATTCTAGGATATATAATACCGTTAATAATCTGTAATTCTAGACTAATAAATAATTCTTGTCCGGTGTTATCGCATATATTTTGTATTATCTCTAACACGCTTAGCTTATTGTCCGATAGTCTGTAGAATGGCGGTATAATCCCATTCCCTATAATCTCTGAAATATCTATTGAGTATCCCATTCTTGTTTGAGAAGTTGGAGGGAATACATGCGGAGGTATTAAGCCCATACTATATGCTGGCGAAAAAGCTATATCATCTACAGCATGCTTGGTTTTTGGGGCTATCCCAATAATTCTACCAAATGGTGAGTATCTTAATACTTTAGTTTTTGGTGGATTAAAAACATCTGGACTACCCAGCAAATCATTTAATCCGCTAAGTATATTGATCGCCTGTATACCTTCATCGTTTCTGCCAGAAGATCCATAGCCATATATTGGCACATCGTTGTCATCTACCGGTAGTCCAGTTGTAACATTTGTGATATCTTCCAAATACCCGTAGACGTTAATAACATTAGGAATAGTCTGATTGGCTATATCTCCAACATAAGTTCCAGACTGATAGGCAGGAAAAGAGTGATTAGGAAAATTGGGAGCTACTCCCTTGACAGATATAGCCCCAATATAATCACCAAGAATAACTTGAGTTTGACTTAATAAAAATGCTGGGGACTCTATAGAAACACTATATGTCTTTGTTCCTCCTGTACCTCCGGTATTTTCCCAAGACTTAACAACGCCATTAAATTCGAAATCGTCATATTTAAAATAAACAGCACATCCTATAATATCTATGCTATTACTATCTACTCCATTCACTGGTGGTAAATCAGCATAAAACCCAGGATCAGCACCGGTCCAATATTTAGAAACAAGTTTATTTCCAGAAGGCACGTAGTATACTTTACCAGGAATTATAGAATTACCATTTTCATCTTTTGGTAGTGTATTGTTCTTTCTATCATTAGTATACGCGTCGTCTGCTTCCGATACGGATATTACTGCTCCAGTCGCATCTCTCATAGACGGATAATTACACTGATCTCTAACCAGTTCCACCGTCAATCTACTTGCTTCTCCTCCCCAGCCCAAAGAAGCATTAAACGATTGTACGCTACATCCAAGAAATAGCGTTTGACTATAAACCTTAGAACAACAAACTTCTGTTGTTTGAGACGATCCTCCTTTTGTTCCTGTTTTTATAAACTGAGTACTACACGACGTCATTCCTAGCTCCTTATCTAACTACATACACCAGTATTAAATATCCAAGTTATATCCCAAGTAAATCTACCCTCAAAAGGATTCCAAGACGTTCCGTCCGCTGTCTTAAATACTTGTCCTTGATTCGCTATACCGTAAGGACTAGTAGCTGTTAAAGAAGCAAAAGCATTCGGAGAAATTGGCTTAAAAGATTCTATTAACTGTTTAAGTTGTATATATTGTGGATTATCTTTATGAATTACGCACTGCGGAGAGTTTGGGTGCATCTGGTTGTATCCTGTCGGAATAGGGAATACCGCCTCTAAAGATACTCGTCTTTCCGATTTAGTTGTTCCTACCTTTTCTAAAACAGGTCCAAGCGGTCTACCAAGAACGAAAATTTCTGCAACCTGTTCTGATGGGTTCGTGTCCGATACGGTCATTGAACTGGTTAGCGAGCCCGATATAAGTGGTGCGGGTTTATTACTATACGCAACGCTATAGGTTACGGTTCCGGCCGCCGGATTCAAAGTTTCAGTATAATTAATAGGCGTTATATTTAATCTTGGCCATTGTGCTGGCCCGATCCATGCTACTGGTCTGTTTGATTGTGACCTTGCTGGAGGACGATCAACCGAAACAAGTGCTAAAGAAGCTCTTTCGTAAAGAAAAGGCTTTACTCCGCTTTGGTATCCACTAATAGCCAAATTAAATCTATTGTTTGTTGCCGTCTGTCCTGGAAATGAGTTCATAAAACTTTTAGCAATATTGCCAGTTAATGAACCACCGCTTGGAAATACTACATATCCAGCAGCCCCTGCGCTTGTGGTGTCTTCCAGTCCTTTTATTGTGCCATTAAGCGTAACAGTTTTTATAAGCTTATCGTCAGTTGAGATCTCCCAAGAAAAATCTTCTAAAAAAGATACGCCAGTAGCAACAGCTAACCAGGTATCAGTAATAGAATATGAACCAGCAGAGACATTAGATTCCACGCTTCTCATGTGATTATAGAGTCTTAATCCATTAGCACTAGTATCATTAAAAACCCGGATACCTGTGGGGGTAGTGGAAGAAGTCGGAGCGTATGAGTTGCTGGCTCTATCTGCTACCCACTTAGAGGCTTCCATATATGCAGAACTTTTCAAATTATCTGTGTTAGCTCCTCCACCGGGGATAGGGTTGTTGGTATTTGTTCTGTCTATAGCTTTTCCAACGGCGCTTATTCTGTGTGTAATTCTATACTGTAGAAAGTTTTTAATACTAATGCTTGAAGACGATGCGGACAGGTCCGTTTGGGCTGGTGGGTTGTCGGCGACGCCCGCTGAAGCATTGGACGCGAACTCTAGCAACGGGGCGGTTTTTGTATAATCAAAGTAGTATGCTTCTTCTATAGGTTCTATAGTCCAATTGTCTTCAAACGATTCTATTAAACCCGAACCTACCGGGGTATCTCCTTCCAGAGATACTTTATATGGGATAGTAGCGGCCCAGTTATTGCTGCTCTGATCAGCATTCGAAGACTTAAAAAATGTTCCACTGTAAGAAGCCAAAATTTTATCGTCGCATAAAATCTCAAAAGTTTTACCTTGTTTTTTGGGATCCGAGAAGTAATCCACTATGCCGCTATATGCGGATAAGCAATCTGAGATACCCGAGCCTATAATAGTACCGTCTAGATCAATAGTTGATCCAAAAGACAAGATATTTTTATCGACATCTAAATTAGCAGAAGTACCGACAGTTATTAAAGGAACGGGAGCTTTCCCTTTAGCTATTAAATTAGTCTGAACATCAAAAAACGATGCTCCGTATCTTAGTCTAACTCCTATCATAGTGCCTATTCCTTATTATTAAGACAAACTATCGTATAGTTCTAAATCTTTATTATATATAATAGATAATTTTTCTATTTGGTCATCTGTTAATATTGGCTTAATTTTATTGCTAACATTTAACTCTTCCAAAGGAGCATCTATCCATATTGCTTTACAAAAATCTTCTAGACCATCAGGATACTTAAAGTAAGATACTTTATTGGCTTCTTTCCCTATCTCGATCTGGGGATGAAATATATGGTTCAGCGCCGCGTGTCCATGTATGGTTTGGAATTCTGGTATGTTCTTAGGATCATTTAGATCCATCAGTTGGTCTAAAATAGTATCAATACTAGAAGACAAATTCATAAAACTAACTAATGATACAAACCTATCTATTGGGTCTCTAATTACGGTTACCACATCTTTACCAATACAAGAATCAGTTTTTGGCGCTCTATTATGATAATCTCTAAAAGTAATAGTAGGATTACTTTGCATACCAGCATATAGGCTAGGGTAATATTTTTTTAATATAGCCTTAGCGATACTGGTGCTGGCGGCTTTATGGTTTTCAGCAACGAGTAACGTAGAATTACAAATATAGTAGTTATAAACAAACTTAAAGTTTTGCACTAATTATGCTCCTATAAATGCTAGTCGCCAGTTAGTACCGTCAAATACGAAAGCCCCAAAGGAGTTTCTAACAGTACTCCATCCTCCAGAATAGTACAATGTACCAAGTAGATTCGAACTGCCAACAGAACCATTATAAACAAGCAACTGATAAGAATTTACGCTGTCCATATTTCTAATAAAAAACTCTAGTCCTTCGGATGCTCCTGTCGGATCTAAAATAATATTATATGTAGCGCCTGGGGTTAAAAACTGATATTTTTTATCTATATACGTGAGAGTGATATCGGAACTCATTCCAACAGCATTTACTAGTGGTAGCGTTGCGGACCCACCTCCTGTGCCTCCACCAGTGTTGGCAATAATCACTGTGTCCGTAGCCGAATTTGGAGTTATACTAATTCCCGCTCCGGCTTGTAGCGTAAGAGTACCAGCATTAGAATTAGCGGTAATTGTAGTTGAGCCGACCTGCACTTTTTGAAAAGCAGCACTATATGTATTTGTTGGAGTAAGTTTCACAATTCTATTTGACGCATCAAGACCCAAAGGAGTCGCTGCTTCTGTACTATCTACCGGAGCCGCAAATTCTACAGAGCCGGTAATAAACAGCCTATTAGCACTAGAGTCCCACCTAAAGTCGTTGTCAGCATCAAATCTAGAATTCGTAGTATTGTAAAAAAATACAGAGCCATTAGTCGGTACCGGTATATCCGATCCTATATTAGTTCCTGTACCACCTTTGGACACTGTTACCACTCCCGAGATTTTAGATTGTGGCAAACTATTGTCTGTTATATAGCCTAAAAAAGAATTAGAGGGGATTGAGTATAGATTATAGTCTGTAGATCCCCAGCCAAGAATACTAAAAGCAGAGTTAAATGTACTAGTAAAATTATTTATGGTCTGTATTCTAACATTACCATTTACATCTAATGTGGCTTGGGCAGCTGTTGATGATGCTGGTCCAACCTTTAGTCTATTATTACTTGGGTCCCATGTTAGTGTATCATTAGCTGTTTTATCTATAGAATGATCGCCAGCTCCACTATGATTGAAATAAGTAAGAGATCTCCCTAGCGTATTAGCAGAAGCTGTGGATGTGGAGAATGTATTATTTGTACCTCCATACTTAACCTTAAAAGCCGCATCTGTGGTTCCTGGAAGTCCAAGACCAATAAATCTTTTAATTTCTCCATTATCTAATTTAATGTAAAGCCTACCATTATTAAATCCAGAACTCGCAGAACCGAGAGTTCCAGCATTAATACTAATTTCTCCAACATCTATCTCTGAAACCGATGGAGCAGCGCTTCCGGATCTACTTGTTCTGTGTAAATATTTAGACATAAATTAAATTCCTATGAGTCTGAAGAACCGTTGAAAGAATCAAAACCCGCCGTAATAGTTGTAGTATGCTTGAGCTTGTTGTCGCTGTTGTCCCATACAACTACCTTTGCTACGTCTGCTGTTGTTTTGGTTGGATACGTTGTTGTGTATGAGTGAGCAGGAAATACTGTTCCTGCAACGGTTTGATCTATAATAACGCCAGAAGATGTAATTGACAACCTATTTGGACTAGAAGGACCAATATCATAAGCAAAGATAAATTGATTGTCGTTTTTTTCAACAAAATATAAACTATCTTTATAAAATCTGGCGGTCCCCGATGAGTGAAGATTGTATGATGGACCTGGTGTATTTATGCCTATGGCATTATTTGCAGCGTTTACTACAAACAAATTATTTTGTCCGCTACCCTTAACATTAAAAGCATTACCAATAGGAGAGTTGTTATTGTTTACTATTAAAGTGCTATTGCCTGTTGGGATAATAGTATTAGAATTAGTGGTGAACAAGACACCGCTAGATGAACTCCAATTAAGGCCGGTAGTAGAAGCTAAATTAGATCCATTATAAAAAACAAGGCTGTTGGTGACCAGTCCCGAGGTAATATCTTGTTGCAGTGAGCTGGCCGGCTGCCAGGAAGCATTGCCTAAAGAATCCGAAACCAAAACAGAACCGTTTGTAGAAGAGGAACCAATCCTTAAGGCTCCAACAAAAATACTGTCTCCTCTAATGGATCCGCTAACGTCTAAAACATAATTATTAGGTACCATATTAATGCCGAGTCTATTATTTCTATAAAATAAACCCGAATTAGCGGTACCTCCAAAAATATTGATATCAGCAACTCTTAAACCAGAGTTTAGTGTAACTCCGCCAGATGAGATAACAATATCTGGGGATCCGATACCGATTATAACGGAATTGTTAGCTGTAGAGCTAAGATTTCTACCTATCAAAATACCGCTATTACCAACAAAAGTGGACTGGTCTCCTAAAATTGTATTATTATTACCCGTTGCGGTATTATTTGAGCCAAAAGATAAGTTAAAATTACCAGATACAGATGCAGCATTACCAATTAATCTATTGCTTGTTCCAGTTACTGTGCTTTGATTAGCGTGTATGATATTGCCAGAACCAGATATATTGTTACTCAATCCAACCACAATACCGCTACTGTTGTTGCTGATAGTATTTGCAAATCCATATACGATACCAGATGTCGATGTAGTAATACCATTATTACTGCCAGCAACAGACAAATAGGTTCCGCTGGTCGAGTTAGAAAAACCATTAATATTCAAAAAAGATCCAGAAGCATTAATAGATGATCCGACAAAAACGGAATCGCTAGCCGAAATTGTATTTAGTCTGCCTAAAATAAAAGCTCTTGATCCAGCAATAGAGGATCCATGCGAAGCCACTAAGCTACCAGAACCACTATAGTTAGTACTATGACCAAGAAGCATATTATCAGCAGAAGAAACACCGGACACATATGAAGAATGACCTATAAGAACATTATTTGTACCACTATTTCTTGCTAGACTGCCAATAGTAATATTGTTATTATTTGTGCTAGATGCTCCTAAGCCTATTGTGGTGTTTTTAGGATTGGTTGTTAATATATTTGTTGACACGCCAGAAACGTCAACACTAAAAAATAGCTCTCCACTTGTAGAATTAATGTCTGTACCTAGGATTCTACTTCTGATCTGAGCATAATTGATCTGCTGTCCATTGCTATTGCGACCAGCCAAACTAATGGTTGCTGGATAATCACCAACCTGAGAACCATTAGACGGATTGTGATATAGAGTCAAAGCTACTCCTGTTGGGCAGGATGCTGAGCTTTCGAGCCTCATAGTGTCATTAGCGCACTTGCCAACAATATGTAAAATTGTAGATGGTGTGGAGGTATTAAGACCAAGCCTGCCGGACGAAGCATCAAAGAATAATTGGTTATTTCCTGTGCCTTTTACCTGGAAGTCCGAATCATATGCTTTGTTATTAATAATAAAATTCTGTCCACTGCTGGCCGGAAGTATAATATTAGAGGTAGAGGTTGTTTCTCCTCCAACAAGGAGCTTTTGACCTGTTTGATCCCAATGTAGCGAACTGGTTCCCCCAAACTCTGTGGATGAAGTTTTAAACTGTATATTACCAGCAGAACCGATGGGCATACCAGCAGCATCGACTTCTACTTCTCTATTTAGCTGATACCATGTTGCGCCATCAGAAATTAATGAAGTATATTTTTGTGCTGGCGTTAAACTAACGCTAGTTGATCCGTCTATTGTTTGAAGTCCAGAGGCGGATATAACCACATTGTTGTTCGAGCCGGGCAATACTCTGAATGATAAAATCAGATTTTGGTTTCCGCTAGCAGAAGGCAATTGCGCAGTTACCTGGGATCCGCTAGCCAATACTCCGTATGTAGTCTGAACAGTGTCCGCAGTAAAGTTACTATTATAAGAGACAAAATTATTGCCTCCGTGATTTATCCTTTCTTCGCTAATGACGGACTTAACTGTTTTAGATCCAGCACTAAAAACTACCGGCTGATCATTATTAGAAGAAGAATACACTACAGCGTCTGGATAAAGAGAGTTGCCGCTGCGAACCAATACGTTTTGTCCAAGATTATCTATAACAATTCCTAAGCCTATTTCCCATTGGTCCAAAGAATTATGTTGAATATAGTAAGGTATATACTTATTTTTAAAGGTTGCTAGGCTCTTGGAGTATGGCAGCGATGACGACAATAGAAAGTCATTTAGTCCGTCACTATTCGATGTGTTGCCTAGGTTTTCTTTATAAAATATTGGTGATGACATAATTTTAACCTTATTTAATTGCCTTCATTTTTTCTGCTCTTTGCATCAAATGCGGACTGAATAGCTTGTTGTACAATGTTTCCTATAGGACCACTTAATACATTTTGTAATACGGATGCTCCATTGATGACCACATTAACTTGATGTTCTCCTTCAACCTTAATTACCGGCGGTATCGAAGCCTGTAATTGCTCAATAAATCGGTCTAATTTTGCTCCCAATAGATCTATAGTAGCCACTGGATTAGTTGCGTTGGTACTATTGGATACACCATTTGTGCGCTGTAAAGGACTAATACTCATTCCGTCATTAGCTTTGTTGATCTGAGAAACAGCCTCCTGAAAGGCTTTGCTAAGAGTATCCGCACCATTTTTTAGTATCTCTGTAAAATACTTAATATTATTAGTAAGCTCTGCTGTTCCTGGTGTGCCAGCAGACAAATATGCTACCTGTCCACCAGACGAATAATGGCCACTATTTAGAGACTGTAGCAGCGGTAGGTTTTGTTGGGTAGCTTTTCTATTCACCACAAACTCGCCGGGAGTTAGCATAGCGGGAACGGTATCGGTTCCTTTTGGCTGAAAATTAATTAATCTTCCATTTGATGCGTAAACTACACCGCCCCTATTGAGCGCAAACGGAGAAGCTTGTGATTTGGGTGATCGTATTTCATCTAATTGTTTTTTAATGTCTGGATATTGTTTGGCTGCTCTTTCTAGCTCTTTAATATTGTTCTTATATAGGAAACTTACAACAGAATCAATATTAGCAGGTACTCCTAGTCTTTTGCCTTGAAGCTTTAGATAAGAATTTAGAGCCTTGGGTTCATTAGCTATAATGCTCGAAGCTCTGTCTATTTTTTTGCCATTAGAAGCATATACCATCCCACCGGTCTGGAATGGAGACATTTGAGATTTTGAAGATCTTATCTCGTTCAATCGTTTTTGAATATCTGGATATTTCTTAGCTACTCTATTTAATTCATTAATATTATTCTTATATAAATAGCTAACAACGGATTCGATAGTGGGAGAAATACCTAGTTTTTTGCCTTGAAGCTTTAGATAAGAATTTAGAGCTTTTGGTTCATTTGCTATGATACTGGCTGCTCTATCTATCTTTTTGCCATTAGCAGCATAAACAATACCTCCTCTATACAAGTAAGAATCTTTATCTGGTAAGTCAGCGTCAAATGGACTCCATGCTCTAGCGGCTGGCATCATCTGTTTTATTCTATCCCAAGCTAGTTTGGGCTTTTTACTTTCTATCTCTCTCCAAGCCCGTTTGATATAGTCGTCTTCCGAATCACTAGAACTTTCTTGAATATCAAACAGCTTATTAACTCTTTCAACAAAACCTTTTCCGAATAATTCTGGAGACCGTTGTTCTGCCCCAACTGCGCGACCCTTGTATTTTTCAAAATTTCTTTCATAGTATTTTGATATTCCTTTAGCATCTTTATTCAATATTTTTTGCGCAATACTTACATTATTATTTACAGCTTGTAGATAACTCCTTCTAAGCATAGAGGTCCTATAACTCTCTCCTGCATTATTAGTTTGTTCTATTGCTGTACCTTGTCCTATTTTACCTAAAATTTTCTGTTCGATCATCTTTTTATCTTGTCTTCCTGCATTAAATGCCGTTATTCCAAAATACTTATCCCGATCACCTCCTAGATCATCCATCTGAGCGCCTAATTCTTCTATTACTCTAACCCCAGCTGGTTGAGTTTGAGATTCTAATATAAACTTATTTCGTTTTTTGCGGTCGTTTATATTCCCGGCTCTGGTTCGTAAGTTGTTCGATATATCTCTTAGTAAAGATATCTCGTTCACGGCCATTCCACCTCCTGCCAAGTAGTTCGTTTCCCCATTATTAATAGATTGTAATAACGGTAAATTTTTCTGTGTTGCTGAGCGATTAACAACAAATTCGCCAGGAGTTAACATCGCCGGCACAGTATCTGTTCCTTTGGGCTCATAAGGAACTAATGTTCCGTTACTAGCGTAAACCATGCCTCCTCTAGCAAAGCCCCACTGCGCTGTGCGTCCGAGTGTATCAACATCAAACCTTTCCTCCAGCCTCCCAATGGCTCCTTTTCCTATACCTCCGAGCCTGTTTACCTGACCAAAGGCAATATCAACTATCTGATCCTCTAAAGCTTTGGCAGAGCCTACTATTAGTCCGCCAAGAGTTTTCGTTTGCTCTTTTGTGAAACGGTATAGAGTATCTATAACTCCGTCGGTTTCGTTCCAGATGTGATATATTGTGCTTTCCATACCGTGTAACTGTTTAAAAGAATCCGTACTCTTTTTATTGCCAAAATCTATAGATTTATTGGCTCTTTGAGTTAGGTTAATATTGTTCCGAACAAGTTGGTCTGTTTTATTATCTCCAGTCACTGGAAACTGAGGTTGTTGTACGTTAGCTCCTGCTCTAGCATATAGTAGTCCACCCTTGCTGTATCCTTCGGCGCTACCGCTATTAATTCTCTTTAATAATGGCAGATTCTCTCTTGTTGCTTTAGCGTTTACAACAAACTCTCCGGGCGTCAACATTGCTGGTACGGTATCTGTTCCCTTTGGCTCAAAATTAATTAGCCTTCCTTTGGAAGCGTATATTAAACCACCTGTCGCGCGACCGCCAGCGGGAACAGGTGGGAACGGTGGCGCACCACCGGCCCCATTAGCAACGTTTTGAACAGCGACTTGTATTTGCAGTTTGGTATCTTGAATAGCCTTAATGATCGCGTCGCCTGTTTTTTGTAATAGGTCATTTTGCAATATTCTATCCGCAGCGTTTTGCTCTTGAACCGCTTTTTTTTGTTCTTCTCTAATAACAGCAGCTTGTGCAAGCATAGCCTTAACGCCAGGATCGTTCTTTGCTCTTTCTTCTGGACTTCTGCGTAGTTCTTTAATTATCTCTTTGAACATTGGATTGTTTTCCAAGCCCATTCCTTGTGCTCTGGCAGTATTTACTAACAGATCTGCCCTCATCCTATCGAACTGATTACCTTTAACTCCGCTCATTTGCATCAAATCATTAAACAAAGAAAATGCTTTTTTATTTTCGTTGGCAAATGCTGATTGAGCGTCAGCAAAAGCCTCTTGTCGTGTTTTGCCGGTAGCCAAGGCATCGCTAAAAGCCTTTTGTGCTGCTTGTGACCGATCAACAGTAACAATATGACCAGTAAGGGTATTAGTAAGTAGCTTATAGGTTGCGTTTAGCTCAACCAATTCCTGTGGAGTACTTGTAACCAAACGCTCTGCAAAATTTGCACCAGCTTCTTTTTTGGCTTCTATTTCTCCGACTCTCTTTTGAATCTCGCTTAAAAGATCGTTTAAATTACTCTCTAGGGTTTGAGGAAGATTTTCTAGTTCTTGATCGGTATTAGCTATGGTATTATTAACTTCCGCTAGTCGTTTTTGAAAATCTCCAAGTTGTCTAATAGCTGCTGGATCTCCGCCTAAGGCGGCTTGTTCTTGAGCCGCTATTTTACCCTGGAGCTGCTGTTGCTCCTGTACGGCTTTTGCTTTTTGTTGTGATAAGCTAGCAGCTGATACGCTAGCGCCGCTAACCATGCCAACACGATCTGCTGCGGCCTGCATCCTGTTCTTGATACGATCTTGAGGAGAAATAGTATTACCAAGAGCTTCGCTAAAAGCTAAAGAACTATTTCTTTGCATTTCTTTGAGATTATTAGTACGATTGACTTGTTTTTGTTGTAGATTAGCCACAGCTTCTGCTGTTTTTCCTAATTCTACCAAACCCTTTTGAGCAACTTGCAGGGCCTTTATTTGTAGTTCTCCAGCCTTCTCTGAAGCTTTCATTAGTGGGCCGGCCGCTGCTTCTACCAAATCCTCGGGATTGATCGCGGAGTCTCCGGCTTCTTTTACCATTTTTTCAACAGAAGCCTTTACTCCATTGATCAAAGTTTGAGCCATAGCAGAATCGCTACCAAAAGTAGATTTAATTTGATTTATAAGAGTATTACTAACTCCTGCGCCTATTTCTGTATTCTGAGCAATAACATCTCCACCCTTCGCTCCTTTGGACTGAATGCTATTAGCGGTTTGAAGAGCAGCGTCTCTAGCGGTAGCTGAGAAGTTGGCTACTCTATTTACAAAGCCTCCGGTTTTCGCTCCCATAATAGCTGTGCTTCTAGCGGCAGCTCCGGCCTTATCTGCTGCTGAATAAGCATTAGGATTTTGTAATATATTAATATCTTTATCTATATTACCTGAAGACAATGACGCTCTGCCACTAAGCATCTCTTCTCTCTTAGTAGCGGCCTCTTCCAAGCTAAAGCTAACTTTATTTAAAGCTTGATCCATAGCTCCAAAAGTTTTTTCTAAACTTAGGACAGCTCTCATTGTAACTAAAACAAGTTCCTTCTTAGCATCGGCTTCTTTTTTAGCCATCACTGCTGCTTGTTCTTCTGCTAGTTTTCTTTCTGCAATCTTGTTAGCTAATCCAGCTAGTTCTTTATTAGCGTAGTCCTGTAAAGCATCCGCTTCTTCTCCCCTGCCACTACTTCTTAATTTTTCTATCTCATTGGCTCGCATAGTCTGTATGGTTGCGTATGTTTCGTCCGCTTCAGCTATATTGCCAGCGAGCATCTTAAATTCTGCCGGATTCATCGATCTGCTAAGTTCGCTAAAAGTCTTGCCAGACCTCATCATTTCTGCTGCTAAAAACTTTTCAGCCTGATCTGCTCCGGCTTGTTGTGTTTTGGCTTTTCTTTTCCCAACTTCTCTAGCGTCTTCGTCTTTATATCCCAACATCTTACCAAAACTAGAAGCTTTTTCTCCGGTAATTCCAGCGCCAACCTTAGCTTCTGCTTGTGTTGCTGATCCCATATCAGATAAAAACGCCGTGCGATTGGCGGCCGTTTGACTACCTAGATATGTGTCTAAAGACTTGCCGCTCTTTTCCGAAGCTAATTCTGAAGCGGCTTGAGCTTGAGCTTGAGCATATTCTTTGCCCGCTTTTTCTGCGTCTTGAAAGCCCAAAATAACTCCAGCAGCAGCGCCGGCTACTCCTCCCAAAACCGTACCCACCGGACCAAACATACTCCCAATGGAGGCTCCCATAGCTCCATAATTTAAAGCTTGACTACCAACACTAGCTATTTGTCGTCCTGTTTCAGTTTTTTCTCCGCCCATCGACTTAGACAAGGAATCGATAGCAACGCCGCCACCCATAGTGGCTATCATGGCTCCGGCTCCTCCCATGCGTCCAAAAGCAGCTCCTAAACCACCCCCAGCGGACCTAGAGCCCGGAGTTGAAGAAAACCTACCCAATCCCACAGCATTTAATGCTCCACCACCAACCCTAGATATAGCACCACCGGTACTTCTACCCAATCCTACAGCAGCCGATTTTGCAGCCTGTCCTAAAGAGGATATGGCAGCCTGAGGGCTAGAAACAGCTTTTCCTAACTGAACTAGATTTTGTGCTAGTTGCTGCATTGGGGTCCTGGTTGCTGACAACTGAGCAGCAAACTGCTGACCCGCATTGCTCATGTTTACAGATGAACTTCCAAGCTGAGTATCTCTTCTATTAACAACATCTTGTCCTCGTTGATAAACTCCGACATTTTGACTGATTTGATCTAATCTAGATTGACTATCAGCAAATCCTCGGGGGGTCGCGGGATTTGTTACTGGTCTGGATTCGTTAATTCCTGTTGTTGGATTAGCTGGTCCGATCACAACACCAGCATTAGCAACTCTACTCTTTCTTGATTGTCTACTGCCTCCTCCGCCAGACTGAGCTAGTGTTGCCGCTTCGGTCGCTGCTCTGTCTATATCTGTTGCTCCTCCTTCGAGCTTGGAGGCAAATATTCTCATAGCTTTGAGCATTTGATCTACTGGTAAAGTTCCAACCTGTTGTTCTAGCTGGTTGAACGCATCAACATTGTTCATAATGGCTGAACTTAGCTTTGCTGTTTCTTTTGCAGAAAGTCCTGACAGCGCAGGGGATAGGAGTGTTGGGAATCCTCCCGACGCGAACCTTTGAACCCTTCCTACAGCACCGCCCTTGTTGTATCCCTGTACTCTATCTGCCCTATTTAACTGATGTAGTCTCGATGCTCCTATCCTAGATGCGGCCTTTTTATTTATTACAAACTCTCCTGGAGTAAGTAAAGCCGGCACGGTATCTTCGCCAGATATATTACCGCCGCTAGCAGCTCTCTTCTTTGGTTTATTTAAATTAGATCCTATTTTATTAATTCTTCCTCTAAGAAGCCTAATAACTTTATCCTGATCCTCTGGAGAATCTTTGAGCTTCAACTCAGCTTCTGCCATAATATTTTTTAGAGAATCTATTCTAGCTTTCTTTTGAGCAACAGTAGAAAGCCTATTGTCATCTACCCCCTGTGGCTCTTCTCTAGACCTAAAAGGATCAATATCGACATAATTACTATTAATGGCTTTTTCCATTAAGCTTTTTAAATTTTTATCATTTAAAGATAGTTTAGCGTCATAGTCTTTATTTCTTGCAAGTGGGCCAAACAACTTATCCAAGCCCTCTTTTTGTGCTTCGGACATACTCTTTGGAAAATCCCAACCGCCCTGTGAAGAGTCTGAACCGTCTCCAAAATAATTTGATGTATATGCTAATAGTCCTTCAAACATTTTACCAGCAATGTCTTTTACTCCAATTTTTTGTGTTAATTTTTGTTCTAAATCAGCACTATTATTAGGAGATATATTATAAGAAGCAGCTATCCTTTCTGCTGCTCCTTTAAGAGCTTGAGAAGCAGCGCTCTCAAAGTTATCGTCTGTGGAAGAAGACATAAAATATTGAGCTGGGCGTCCGGTGACGGCTAAGATGTCTGATCCTTGATATCTCGGTAATTTACTACCACTAAAACTAACTATTTTACCTGGATCTGAGTCTTTGCCAACAGGAGGTTTAGCGAATAAACCACCATACATTTCATCTTTGGCTCTTAAGACAGCTAAGCCACCATTCGCAAATCTTTGTACCGAGCCCCCTCGACTAAATTGTTTGACTCTATCTACTCTAGGACCCTTTGATCTAATCGCATCAATAGCGGGTTGCTTATCGCCTCCTTGTGTAAATATCATATTTTGAACCGGTATACCAAAAAGCTGACTCAAATATTCTGGTACTCCACGAGTTCTTCTAGATTTACTTATAATACTAAGTTTTCTGGGGTTTAGTTGTCCAGAACGTACGGCTTCTTGTAGAGCTTTTCCAAAAGATGTTAGAGGAGCTGACTTGATATCATTTAATCTATTAGCATCATTACTAAAGTATTTATTTATCACATTTTGTTTGGCTCCAGGAGACGGAGCACTACCGTACGCTTTATCTCCAGTGGTTCTTTTAACTGTTCTATCTACATCAACAGCACCACCTCCTGCTTTTATTAATTGTTCGATAGAGGATGGTCTTGGTAAGATTGCTCCGGTAGTTTGAAGTATGTCGTCAATCATTGGAGCTTTGGCTATGCCGCCAGCAGAAAATTTTTGTATTCTACCTCCTCCAGAGCGTCTATTTATACTATGTAGTTTATTAACACCGATAGCGGATACTGCTTTCTTTCTTATAACAAACTCTCCAGGAGTTAACATAGCCGGTACGGTATCACTATTGCCTGTTCCTGGAACGTATCCTCCGGAAGCAAATCCTCTAACTGGACCTCCAGCGTTTTGTCTGCGTAAGCCTCCTGCAAACCCAGCGCCGAATCTGGTAATAGCAGCTGCTCCTCTGAATGCAGCAATAGCAGTAAGAGCGGGTAGAACTGTCTTAGCTGAATCAGCAAGCTTGATTAACGCGCTTGCTAAATCTAATGAAAGCTTAACGAACGTTTGAAAAGTAGAGCTTTCTCCTAAAGATCTAATCAAAGCATTGAATTCTTCTCTTACCTTAGTAAGTCTATTAGCGATAGATAGTTGAGCCGTAGCCGCATCATTAGCTAGAGATGCTTGTCCTTGTTGGGCAACCTTAAGTGCTTGTTGAGCGACGGCGAACTGTTGGATAAGAGGAATAACCTTACCAATTTGTCTAAATCCACCAAGTTCTTCTACGATACTAGAAAATCTAAGATCTCGTGGATCAAGCTTAGACAAACCCTCGCTTAATCTTCTGACAGCTTCGTATGGACCAACGAACTTACCAGTCAAATCTGTTAGTACCACTCCATACTCTTTAAGCGCATCTATAGTATCTGCTCTTTGAATTCTGGTAAAAATAGTACGCAAACCAGTAGCGATAGTTTCTGCGCTTTCTCTCGTAGTTTGTCTAACACTGGTAAAGACAGCCAAAAACTCATTGAGCGCATCTTTTCCTTCGCTGACTCCTTTGCTAGCAGCAGCAAACACACCGCCGGTACGCTGAATAGCGGTAATCAAGTCGGATGCTTCTACTGCAAACTTAGCAGCAACAGCATTCACAGACCCCAACGCGCTCTCCAAGTCCCCGGCTCCAATACCAAACTGTCTCATAAGAGCAATAGATCCTTCTACGGTCTCATTCAAACTATCAAAGGATGGGGCGAGCGAACTTAGGGCTAATGCCTTAAGTGCTTTTTCGGTGTCTCTAGCACTTAAACCAGCCTGAGCTAAAGTACTAGACACTGTAATTAATTCTCTAGAAGTTACACCTAGACCAGTAGACAATGCTGATATGGTTTTAACCAGAGGAGCCAACTGACTCAACGAAGAATCTGTAACCTGGGCAACTCTAACTAATTCTTTGTTAAAGTCAATGAATTCTGACGTGGCCGTACCAACAGCATTAGTAAACTTATAAATCAATCCTGTCACAGTAGCGAAGGCTGCGAATCTTCTGATAGCAAGTGCGGACTGTCTTCCGAAAGCCTCGAAGCCATCAGCGGCCTGTTGCGTATTTCTATTCATCTGACGCATAGTATTTGTAGCATTGTTAGCAGCGGCTGTGGCATTATTTAATGTCCTGGGCAAATTATTTGCGACGTTATTAAATGCTGCGGCGTTTCTGCTTAAATTAGCCAAACTATTAGAGGCGGCCGTTGCGGCTGTTTGTGTTTGTTGAAGAGTAGCGTTGAGTCTGGTTAGAGACTGTTGTATAGACGCTATGTCTCTATTCGTATTGGGGTTAACTCTAACGCCAACGTCTACATTAATATCACTAAGCTGCCTACGTATATTAGCTACGATAGGTCTAATATTATTAGGGCCTCGTAAATTTAATTCTGCTGTAAGATTAAACCCTCTTGCCATTTATCGTAGCTCCGTATAAATACACAAAGCCATCCCAACGGAATGGCTATGTGTAACAATGTAAAAATCGCTAAAGTTATTATTCGCTAGGCAACGAATCTGTAGAAGCAAGCTCTGAGCTAGGCTTCTCCAATATTGGCTTACTTGTTGAAATAGGAGGTTTTTCCTCTTGCGAGAGTAAGATTGGATTTCCTTCTTCGTCCAAGAATGGTTGTGTTTCAAAGAGATATTCTCCTGTTGGATCTACCCTATTGCCTTCTTTATCAATAAAATTACCCTGCTCATCTATGAATCTACCATCTTCATCAACCAATCTACCTTCCTGGTCTACAAGCCTACCCTTTTTATCTATCAGTCGTAGTTGATCGTCTACAAATTTATATCTGTGTAAAAATTTATTTTCTGGTAAGTTTTTTTCAAAATTATTATCCAATCCATAAATCATATTGGCCAAATTCTGAGCACCAAGTAGCGCAACCGGATCGTCAGCTTTGTTGAGGTAGTCTTCCAATGACTGGAAATATTTTGTATCGGTATTCTTATACACCACACATGCTGATACTAAATAATTAAACCTAGCATTATCAGCCTGACCTTCTGCACTATGGTTATCCAAAGAGGTTCTAATACCTATTAAATCTTTAATTTTGCCTCTTAAGTCTTGCATCTCTAAAGCGAGCTTTTTAGCCTCATTAATAGCAAAACCTCCCTTGGCCAATCTTTTTTCTCCGTCTATTAATTGTTTTTGCAGGGCAGCGAATTCGGCCTGTTTTTCGTCGCTCCAAAGACCCTGTTCTCTGAGTAAATCGTCTAGCTTGGCTCTTACGACGCTTTTACTCTTGATGGCATCGGTAAATGCCTGATTATAAACCTTTTGGGCTTCTCTTTGGTCGTTTAGAGATGGCGAACGAACTGTGAACTCGACCTCTTTGTTATCTACTGTAGCCGTAAAGTCTCTTGTTTTCATACTATTCTCCTTGGTCTTGTGGATCTACGCGAAATTTATAATTGTATCTGGTTTGTGGCCTATCTGACAGAATTTTAGATATGTCGTTTCCAAGTGCTCTTATTTGCTGATTACCGTGATTTAGAATATTATTCCTAACATCCTGCCACATATTATCAAAATGTAGTTCTTTATCCGTAAGTTGTTCATCATGATATTTATGTTGACCCCATAAATAACCAAAAACATTTTCAAATTTAGATAAAGCCCCTATCATTGTAGTTTCTAGTCTTTTTGTGGCCATTTGAATGATTAAATTTTTATCCATAAACGATCCTTTATCTTCTTGAGTTTACTCTATTTAATAGTTCATTTTGTACGTCCGATAAGTTCACCTCGTCCACACCCTCTTTGGAATTTAGTATTTGTTGTTTTCTTTGGTTTAAAATTTGAGCAGACTGCGTGGAGTTGAGGGAGTGTATCGAATCTAGATCATCTCTATCTCCAACAACATAAATTTCTTTAGCGTTTCCGTGTTTAGTTAAAATGTCTTGTGTTTTATTTTCCTTATTGGATTCTTCTGACTTTCTTTTTTGATAAATCATCCAACCTTCGAGCATATCGTCGTCTTCGATAATATTTTCTTCTGGCGCTTCTGGATGCTCGTATATTCGATCATACATGGTACTAATATTTAGTAAACTTTTTTGTTCGTCAGTCAATTCAGACGCCGATCTATGAAAAACATTGTATTTATTTCCATTCCACATTGTTTTCCAGGTTTCGCTTCTAGCTATTTTTTTATATTGTTCGACAGTAATAAAATAATTCATAATTTCATTAGTAATTTCTATAAAATGATTATAGTATACTTTGTTTAGGTTTTTATTAAATACTAGTTTATTTGTATTCAAGTATCTTATACTATTAACATAAAGAAATTCATTTTTCTTTCCGTTGGCATACTCTTCAAGGGTAATATAGTCAAACGAATGTTTTTTGGTAAATAGTTTATTAATGTTGTTTTTAAGATTTTCTATGTCTTTTTTTATACTAGCAATTTTACTTTTATTTAGTCTGTTTTGATAGAGTAGCACTTTGGTATTTTCTAACTTTTTTTCTGTTTGTTTTAGTATGTTGTCGTCTTCTTCCTCCCATATGTCCATTTTTTTTAAAAACATGGGAATAGATTCTTTGCGTATCCAAGGATCAAATAGATTTTCTTCTATCACAGAATTATAGATTAGTTCTGCTTCGTATTTTAGTTCAGGAGAAGCGTGTATAAAACAATATTTTTGATTTTGATACTCAAAAATAAGTTTTCCTAATGAAATTCTATAAATTAATAATTGTATATTGTCATTATATACCATTAATCATCTAAATAGTCCTATGGATTGTCCGTGTGTGGTCTTGCTTCTTTTTCCTGCAGTTTTTTTTGTAAAGCTTCTATGATTCTTTGAGCATTAACTATATCTACATATAGTTTACCTATTAAGGTAAACATACCCTCTTGATCCATATGTCCTCCTGTGTTATCTTCTATCTAAGATCTATTATCAAGCAACGCCACTAACTTTAAAGGTATTGAAAGTTTGGAAGCTATATGTAATGCTAGCATTACCACCGCCAGTATCTCCACCAGTATAGTTAACAGACGTGAGTTTGTTCTTGTCTCCAAGATCGATCACGTATGCCTGAGATCCGTTGGAAAGATTCGTGTCGCAAACAACGAGTTTCATCTCGCCGTTGTATAGGTTAGAAGCAGCAGCAGCGGAGCATCCGGTCAACGAGTTAAAGTCATCAGCATCAACGTTGTCTCCCTGCGTAGCGATTAATTCAAGTTCCGATGTAACTTCGACAGGAAAGTTGATGTACCTATAGTAAGGAGCGCGACGGCCAAGCTCATTGATCGACTCTCTGCCGAGACTGCAAGATACAGTGAGACTAGTTAAGTGAATACCGGAAGCGTCTGGGATATCTCCAAGTTTGATTCCTCCGCTAGTAGCCATACCAGCAGCTTGTTTGGGGATAACAGAGTCTGAAGAAAGAGCCCATCTCTTAGCCACTTTACGACCTTCTTGACTATTAATACCGCTATTAAAACTAGTAATACCGCCACCAGTTGTTAAATTCCACTTTTTATGATTTCCTACTAGCGTAAGATCTTCTGTAAAGTTTCCGTCTGTGACGAAGTTATAGCTAACGCTGGACACGTACATACCAGTGCATACAACGTAGTATGCGGCTCCGCTGATAGCTCCGGCTTTTGTATCGTCCCATATGCCGATAGCAAGATCGCATCTACGATCAGCAATCTCTGTTAGACCAAGGTTATTACTGCTGTTGGCCACGTTACCGTCTAAGGCTGAATTGTATAGTGTACGAGTGCCGTCTAGCACCTTATTAAGTGTAACTTCTACCTCTGGTACTTCTTCTACGTTATCATAAAGTTCGAGCTGGCCAAGCTGATAGATTTGCTCTAAACTAAAATTGGTTGACATGCCAACGCTCTGAACACCCTTCAAAACCCTTTCCGAACCATATGTCGTGACACCATTGGTAGTCTTGCATGGTTTAACCTTGACAGCTTGTACGGCATAGAAAATACGATTATTGGCCATGGTATTTTACCCTTCACGTTGTATTTTTTGAACTAAACGATAATTTCAGATGTTAATCTAATCATACACCAAACAAAATCGGATGTGCTATTTTTTTGCATATCTACAAAGCTAATATCTTTTATAAGCATCCTGTTCCACTCAAGAGCAGGATCCGAAATTAATTGACCATAATTTAATCCATTAGTATTTCTAGAACCATCGGACATTAATCCGTACAGCCCAGAACTAATAACTTTATTAAGATCATATAATATGATAACTTTATCTTGTTGTAATCTTAAAATATCCAAAATAGTATTGGCATCATTAACGTTCTCGGTATAAACATGTAGCAGTATGTCTTGGGATCTAAAAGAGGTCAAAGAGCCTAGCTCGTATGGCTGAGAACTATTTCTGGCTGTGGTTTCTATAACAATAGAAGGCAGCTGAATTCTATGATTAGCCAGTATATTATAATTACCTTTATCTTTTTGGTTGATATGAGGATCTGGTTGATACGATAATTGTTGTATTTTTTTCCATAGGTCATTATTAGAAGCCTTAGTTATCTGACACCATCTATAACTATGAGCAACAGAAACCTTACTGTTGTCGGGGATGCTTTGATTAAAAATAATTTGGCCATTAGTATAGTCTAATTTATATGATACGGATGAGTTCCCTGTTGGTCCGGGAATAAAGTTGTTATTAATATAGATGCCACTAATATTAATTGGCGAAGTATTTTTATATACTATATTAGACTCCCATACCCAGTCTTTTCTTGGTGTTTGCCATACTGTATTTGGGCTGCGAGATGGATCGTCTGTTGGTTTACAAACATGAAAACTGCTTGTATACAGACCACTAGTAGGAATATTGGCGTTAACAAACCCCCCAATGTGCAAAAATCCATGATCCAGAAAACCTTTCAAGTTTTCCTCAACAGTTGTTATATAAAAATTATCTTTAAGTGTTTCTACACCATGAAATATTTGTGAATTTTGGTTGCAGCTCATATTCTTTTTTCTATTTCTTGTTGTATAATGTTTTGTATATCGGCATTATTAATTCTATTTAGCGCTCTGGTGAACCAGTTATTTGTTTCCGTTCCTGCGAAAGACGACGGTACGGACCAGTTCGTTGTTGAACTAACCATAATAGCGTTGCCTGTTCTAGACCTGGAGTTAGTGCCTAGTTTAACTTCAAATTTTTTGACTAGTGGCGAGGTACCTTTTAATAATAGCCATTCTAGCCAAGGTAAATAATATCCATCATCATCAAAAACCGAGGCTATGTCCGTTTTGATTAAACCTCGAACATCTTCTCCGCTCAATACCGTAATAGACAATCCTCCCTTTATTCCATTCGGCGCTACAGTAGCTTTATTATAAGAAACACGAACCGTTTGTAAAACAGCGTCTATAACTCTATCGACGGTGCTACTATTAGCTATGCCTAATTCATATTTTAGTTGTCCACTAATCAAAGAAGAGTACTCTGGCTCTTTAATTAAAGAAGATTTGATTACTCCTACAAGCCTATTTTTGATATATAAAACACTACGACCAATGGCTCTATCTATCTCTGGAGCCAGAGCTTTTAAAATTTCTTGTCTGATCTGCGCATCTGTTTCGATAATTTTCAGACTAACTCTCATGCCTTAATCCAGTTTACTAAAATATAGTTATGAGAACCTAGTCCCATCATGGTCGGAAAGCCAGATCTAGCATATCTAGAATTATCATACGCACTATTGTCTAATAATACCATGTGGGTGGCATTATTAATTTTGCTAGTTAGCTCTACTTTGCAGAGTGTTTGAGCAGCTATATTTGGGGCCTGAATAAAATCCGGACCAGTATTGAGCCAGTGCTTGCTGTCTAGTATAACTGCCATGTGTACTATTTCGGTAGTCTCTTCTATCTTTTTTCCTAAGCCCATGCAAACAGGACAAACTGAGCCTTCTGCGAACTCTACCGTTCCACCATAACTGTTAAACCTGCCAGAAGACATATCTGTTATTGGATCAAATATGCAATTGTAACATAGTGTCTCTTTAGAGCTATTATAGTATAATTTGCATGGTGTGGTCAAAGAACCTATCTCTAGCAAGCTATCTATAGCATTGGTAAAAGTATTTTTAAAGTTAGCACTAATAAGTCCAGAGAATGGATTGCTCATATTATATATCCTGTAGTGATACCTTTTTCCATGTATTATTAACAATACATAGATAAATAAAATTATTATCAAACCTAATTTCGCCAGCATATCCTGGTGAATTGTTGGCTGCTGGCGGCTCAGATGTTGCTAATGTGCTGATGCCTGGATTAGTATTTGGACTTACGATCTGAATTATTGGATCAGAAGAAACTACTAAATTCTGAGTAATTACAGACTCCGACGCTGGATCGGAGTTTGTAATCACAACATTATTAGCGCTCTGATTTACAATAATAAATGATTCTGCCATATATAGCCCTACTCACAATTGGAACACGGATCCGAAGCAGAAGAGATATTGCAATCGAATGGTTCTGGGTTGACAACGTTCGAGAATAAAATTGTAATAGTGCCTTTTAGTAAAGGTATAATTTGAGCACCTGAGCCCGAGTATAGTTCATTTGGAGCTTTAAGATCTAAGTCATAAAGAGCATTAGCAAATCCAAAGGACGATGTGGTGCTTGATGGTAGCTTCAAAACGATTCTACCAATATCTGGATGAATAACAAAACTATAGTCGGAATTAGTATTGTCTGTTAGATAAGTAATTCGACTACTTCCATCCGAAGGCTGTATGCTTAATCTAGCGCACCAATTAGTTAGATTAATGATTTGTTGATTATTATCTTTATAGTCAAATGCTATATAGTATGCTTTACCATTACTAATAGAAAAATTATATTCTGTGGCTGCCATATTTTATTCCTATGAGAAAAAGCCTCTGTCTCTAGCATCTGTAACATTGATACCAAGTCTGCTAGGATCAAAATTATTACCAACAAAGGGACTAAGAATAGCTCTAACAGCAGTAGCGTCTTTCACATCCCAGTGACTGGTAAGCTCTTCATACAGAGCACATGGGCCTTGATCTAGGATGGTTTTTAATCCACTAAGGCTGCCACTCACATTTAAACTAGCCGGGCCTAGAGAGGCTCTAATGCCCTCCATAGCGGCCTTGGTTCTGAAAGTGCTTTGATCTACAATACAAGCGGCTTTAAGAGAAACCAGACTAATAAAAATTTCGTCTCTGTCTACTGTAGGATCCGGGCTAATAGCGTTGTTTGCAACATCTACGCTATAAGCATGGTCTAATACAACGTCAAATTGAACGTATTTAGCCGCTACGGCGATCACCTGCAAAAGACGCTCGTCACTATAAACCAATTGGTCTCCAACATCATTAATAAGGGTTCGTACAATAATAGGTATTTCAATTTGCCAGCTCATAAATAATGACCCTTTTAAGATGAACAAAAAACATATGAGATCATACTCTTCTTAATACACCCTTTTATGTATATATAAAAAAAGAAGGGCCAGGATATGCTCCTAGCCCTATCTTTGAAAAGCTATAGTTGAAAATCTAAATTAGAGAGAACCGAGTAGTACTCTACGGTTATCTAGAACCGCAAAGCCCTGCTCCGCCCAGCCGTAGAAGCCGGCTCTCTTCTGACGATGTAATGTATCGTCCTCGAAGATTTGAACCTGTTCACGAACTGGCATTATGAAGCTGTCTCTCTTGCGAAGATCTAGACCGACAACGATCTCGGCATCCGATGGACCAAGAGTGCCTTGTAGCACGTTGCTGTAGAACAGCTGATACTCTTGACCTTCGCCTAGTTCGTCTCGATCATGAAGATTTACGCCAAAGATACGGTTTAGGGTACCGTCAGCAGCTGTATAGATTTCACGACGAGTAACTTCATCAACCTGATCAAGACCCCAGCTACGAATGTCTTCCATAGCCTCTGGTGAAACGTATAGGTCGGTGAGTAAGCCTCGGTTATTACTAGCCGAATTACCGCCACCGTTTCTACGCATCACGGTCTTCATCAAACTGACGAGACGCTTGGTGAACTGACCAGCAGCAGCATCGCTATCATATACCACAATGTTGCGATCAACAGAAGCGGCTAAGAGAGTGTGCCAACCGTCGTCGTTCATCTTCTTAACAAAAGAAGCCTCTAAAACTTCCATTGCACGACCAACTACGTCCCAACGAGCATCGCGAGCATACTTTAGGAGATAGTCGATTGAGGCGCCGATGTCATAGGTTGGGACCATGACGTAATCGCCTTCAACGTGTCTCTCTGGAATGTACCCGTGGTTGGGGATGGTGTAGGCAACGAAATCTTTTTCGGTGCCAGGAGCAAGAAAATCTAGAGGAAATTCTGGAGTAGCACCCTGCTGGAGCTGAATTGGCTCGAAGATGCCATCTAGAATGTCGCCATTAAGTACGCCCTGACGAAGTGGAAGCTCAAGAGCCTTTGCAAATTCAGCATTGGCGGCAAGAGCCTCTTCTTTCTTAAGCGAACCAGAACGAACAAGAAGATCTGTTAGTTCGGGTGTTGGTTGAAATACTTTAGTGTTGCCTGACATGTTTTTCTCCCTTTATGTATTTAAAACTTAAGCAATATTTACAGAGACTTTTGCGTAACCATCTGCATCTTTAGCACTCAAGAACTGGCCGACTTTGACGGCGTTTGTACTTGAAGTACCGATAAGACCATTGGCATCTACGTAAGCACTATCACCAGCCGATGGTGTAACGCCACTCACTAACATGTTGGTTGTGACATGACCTTGACGTAGAACGGTTACCTTACCACCAAGCTGCACCTCGTCCTTGTGCCAATTGATGTGCTGTCTGGTGAGATCAAGATTCACAACGTCATTTAGCAATACGCCAACTGGCTTAGCGCCACTAGCAACTGCTGCATAGCCTACGACGGCGTTTGCATCATCCATAGATACTCCGGCGCCAGTTGATACGACGGACACTACGCCGCCTCTCTCTGCCACGGTATTCATGAAGAATGAAATATCTGTTAGTTTTTCAACACGATCTGATTTAAGAGCCATTGTTATTCTCCCTTATTAATATTTTTGCCTAATCTGTGACAAACAAATTCAACTAAAGCCGCTCTGGTGGTCTGAACTTCTGCTTCTGCATCGCCAGCTACACCTAGATTAATGTCGTTCTCAATCTCAACCTTTTCTAAAGAATCGGTATCGATCATTTCGTTAGAAGCCTTTTCCTTTTTCGGCATCTCTTCTTCCTCTTTATTTGTTTTCTTTGCTGCAAATAGAGAGGTGAGAGCTTCGAAGGCATTGTCATCTAATGAATCAAACTTGTCAAGCGTAGTTAAAGCCACGGCGCTATCGACGCCAGCCTCGATGAGAGAAGCCATTCTTTTGTTCTTCTTCTCTTGCTTCATCATTTCTTCTTCTTTGTTCTTGTACGCAGCAAGAACTTCGAGAGCGGCCTCTAATTCTGACTTAATCTTTTGGATCTCCTCAGCAGATGCTGTCTTGGAGGCCTCGGTCAAAGAGACTAGCTCATCGTACGAGGCTTTCAAGGTGAGGACTTCGGTATCTTTACTTTGTATTGTTGCTTCTAGAGCGACAATCTTATCCTGAAGTTCGGCAACGAGTAGGGCCTGTGCTTCTTGCATAGGAGCAACTTCGTTTACAACTACTTCAGGCTGATCTGTCGTTTCTTTATCTAGACTCATGGTATAATTCTCCACATTAAGGTTAGACTGATTATTAAATACACCCGATATCGCAAAATTGTCATTTTTTCTTTTTGAGGCTTGAGTTTGATTTTCGGAAATCAAGTTTTTACTAAAGATTATACTGTCCGGATTAGCTGGTCTGTTAACGAAACCCTTACCGGAAAAAGTAATATTTTTAAGTACTCTGCCTATCTTAAAGTTTTGATGTTCGCCGGTACCGCCGTAAGCTCGAAGATGTTTGGTAAGGTGTGCGGTTGCTTCGTTTCTCGGTAAAACAGTATATGTTCCAGTACTTTGGTCTATAAGACCATAATCAAAATTTTTAAAGAAACATTCCATGCTAACAAACTTTTCGCCGTCTTCGATTTCTTGAATTAATTGAGATGCTCTGGCTTGTAGCTCTGGACTAGAAAAAGCCTTATATATTACTGATCCGGTTAAAATATGATATTTATCCGGCAGATTAGCAACGTCTGTGTTCTCATCAATCAGTATGCCGTCTACGGTAATGGGCCAGTTGGAGGTAATATGACCAATAATTGTAGATTCGTCATGCTCTAGATTTGTTGGTTTGTCTTCTGGAGTATTTCTAGCTGCCCATATCTCTTCTTTATCAAAGATATCGTCATTTTTATTCCACGAGGAACTTACAAGAATGGATTGCACATAGTATAAATCGCTGTCGTCTATAGAAGCTAGGCTTTTAATACGTCTGAGAGAAGACGTAGCGGAACACGGCTCCGCAACAGAAGCATAAGAAACGGATGCTGAGGCGATGATTTTCTCTGCTATACCGTCTAATTTTTCTTGTTCAAAAATATGCATAATATCATTCCCTTGTTGTGGAAACTAGATTTCTTTAGAATACACCGAAGAATAAAAAGAGGCCTTGGCTTGTTTAGTTTCCTCTACAGATAATTCCCTATTCATTTCTCTTTTAAGATCATTTAGCCAAGAAGAATATGCATTCATAATAATATTATGGTCTTTAGAATTGATGCAGGAAAGGGTTGATTGGATTATGTCGGGGTCTATCGTGGAAAATGGCTGAAAGCTGAATAATATTTTTGTTTTAATACTATCGGCTTCGTCGGTTTCTTCTTTAGATAGGCTTCTTAAATTTTTCTTTTGATAAAAGTCTAAAAGTACTGGATTAATAATACTAGAAATTTTTTCTTGTGCTTCGGACGCCCAAATTAATAGACTTGCCCCGGTTTGTGGGGTAAAAGTTTTGGTCTTTCTTTTCTGTTGGTCCTTGGAAAGTTTTGGCCTACCATCGCCTGATTCTTTTGGCAACGATTCTGACGAATCGTTAGCCAACTTCGTTGGGCTAGTTGCCGCCCTCATTTCAAGGGCCGTTTTTTCTCCAGCTTTTTTCTTTTCTAGCATCAACCCCACTTGACTTGGAGTAGCTGTGCCTCCTTGTAACGCAATCTTCTTGAGAGAGTTTTCAAATTGAGGATCGTGCCAAGGTCCGGCCTTTTTAATCATTCTATTGCTTTGTCTTTCCTTTACTTCTCTATTTAATCTAGATTTTTCCATCTCGGGATCAATACCAAATTTAGTTTGTAGTAATTCATCGCTAATTAGATTTCTGTCTGCTAGTTGCACTAGCAATGCTTTTTCTGCGTCTTCATTGGATAAATCCATTCTGTCAAACTCGATTTTAGCTGGATATCTAAATCCCATAGCTTTTTGTACTAGAGCAATTTCTTTTTCCCAAAACTGTACCACAATATCTCTTCCGTACTGAAGTCTTTGTGTAAGTGTTTTTAGGGAAATAAAATTATTTGTTGTTCCAGCAGCGCCGAACGTTCCTGTTAATGTTGGAGGTATTCCGAGTCCAGCATAAACAGAATTTAGATGTGGTATATATTTACTTTCTCCAAGAAATTGATGAACATTTGTGTTACTTTCTATTAGCTCAATATCCGGACCCCAAATCAGATCCATTGTTCCTCCGCCGACGTTATTTTCTAATATGCTAGCTAATTTAGCTGTCGCTGCTCTAGTTGGAGCAATTTTGTGTTCTAAGCTACCAAGTTTAAATATACGAATGTTACTGATGGCCCCATCGAGCGCTGACATGTCTGCTAATTTTAATTTTTCGATAACCGTAATATCGTCCATAATAGCGTATATCATGGGATATGCCCAAGTCTGCCAATCGTCTTTTTTGTAGTGAAAAACTATTGTTTTTTCTGGATCAAGAGGATATGGTTTTTTGTTTTTTGCTGCTTCAAGAATTTGAAGCGGAAGCTGTGATACGACTTGTCTTTCTGCTTCTGTTTTGGGCGAGTTGATGAGCTTACGAAGAGAAGCGGGAATTAGCAACTCATATTTTTTATCTTGTACAAAAGAAGATAAGGAACCAGCGGCTACCTCTACCACGGTTGGATCAATAAATGTATATTTCCATGGAATTTCTCGTTTTTCAACTCTTGTGCTATCTAGTTCGGTTACCTGTAGGTCTGGAGAAGCTATAGACTGATAAAGTTTATCGGCAACCTTTACGCTTAGTTTTCCTGTTTGCCTATTAATAACAACATTTCCGGTTTTATAAATATTATTTAGAAATCTTTCGCTACGATCTTTACCGTTCACTTTCTTGAACCAATGACGATAGAATTTTTCTATTCTTTTATTTGGATGAACGAGTTTAATTCCCTGTACTGCAAAGTCTCCCATGAGATCAATAACGTTTTTTACAAGACCAACTCGCTGATAAATATCTTCTGCTCTACGAATAATCGCTTTTGTTTCTCTTGGGACCGACTCTTCGGGTCTAAAAAAATCATAATCCGATCTTAGATACCCTGGTCTGCCAGATGTGTTTCCGTCTAATTTGGAATAGCTGCCACGATAGCGAGATGCTGTACTTTTCTGAACTAGCGTAAACTCTGATAGAGATTCAGATGACTCGCTTAAAGCGGCCTTTTTATTTTCTAGTGAGTCATCCCACGTTACATACGCTTCTGACTTGTCTAGAGAGGCATTTTCTATAGCTGAGCTTTTTGGATATCTTTTTTTGGCCATAATTATATTTTATATAGTTCTATTGTAATAGAATCGCATTACGATTACTGTATACACCTTATTTATATATACCTTGATATATTGCGTCATTAACTTCTGAAGTAAACCATTCAGGACCTTTATACATTTGGCCGTCTTGCTTAACCATGTCCTTAGAATTACCTCCTACAATTTCATACGAAGGAGGAGCAAAAGCTCTTTGCATTTGACGAGCAATCATATTGGCTATTAATAAAGCACTATATCTATCTTTTCTTAGTCTTCCTTTTTTTCCATTTGGCAACTTTACCTCTGGAGTGTCCCATCTATCTCTCGCGTTTGGACCAGTACTGGTTTGAGTCATTACTATAGTGGTCAATTCGTTTTTCAATTCTTCTATTTCTAGTATGCATTCGCTTAATGTATCATAAACAGGACTTAAATTACTGTCTAGTATATCTTTGCCTTCTGTGTCTAAAGCTAAACCTAGACTAAGAGCATCGAATCTAGGGAATAATAAAACTTTATCCTCAAAATCTTTTCTAAGTCCGTGATTAGCCTGAGCTGTCCAATCGGCCTTGGCGAACTGTACAAGTTCAATAATATGAAGTCCGGCTTGAGAATCTGTGTCTTTGTCTTTGTTTGGGTCTATGATTGGCCATAACGGTATTTCTCCTTCTTCTAGCTTTGAGGGATCGTGCAAAGCTTCCTCAATAGCTACTCCACCTCCCTGGGCATCTAATCCTATCTGCGCACACGGAAATATTTTCATTAGGTTGCGTATTTTTCTAGCACAAAATCCATAAAAATCGTATTCTTTAACTAGTCCTGTTTTTTGTCTGTCTTTAAAATTATTTCTATTAGTTGTCCAACAGTACACTATGCGATTATGATCTGGTCTAATTTCTAAAACTACAATACTAAAATTATCTTGTTCGGACGCCGGATCTATGCCATATACATATTTGCACTCTGGATTACCGGTAATCATTGGTTCAAAAATAATAGGTTTGCCAGAAATAACAATCGGCTCTGCTGGGTTGGTTACACAAGCTTCTATTAGGCTTCTTCTAAAGAAGCCGTCGCTATCCGCAGTAAAACATGCGGCATATTCCATATTATATATTCCGGTATGAATCGTGGCTTTGGCTCTTGAAACCTGTTTATCGTCCATGAAGCCTTTGGGAATTAATTCGTACGGAACTCTAATTATAGAGTAATCTTTCCAATTAAAGCTATCTGGTATTTCTCCTTTGAATAACTCTTCGAGTTTTTGTTTATCTCCTTGGCTTTCAATAATGCCCTTGTATCTTCTCCAGTACTGAGCAAAGTGCTTAAAAGCGTAGTCTGCTGTACCAGTGATAATAGCTTGGTTATTCTTTTTAATTTGTACTTGTTCTAGTTCTTCGTTCCATAGTCCAACATCAGACATCGCTTTCTTTTTAGCTTCTTCTTTCACGTTTTGTATTGGATTAGCTGAGACCGCTGCGAAGCCCGAAACAACCGTCTCATAGATATCAGGACTAATAGACGCAAACTCGTCCGCTATAATAATGTGCGCTCTGAGACCTCTAATTTTGCTTCCGTCACCCATAGGAATAGCAATGGTCCAACTGTCTCCCAGTCTCATTGTACAACGATCAACGTCTCTGCGTGGACCGTCATCATTTCCGCTAAAAATACTTCTTAATATGGGGCTGTTTCTCCATAGTGTTTCCATATACTCAAAGACTAATTTACTCTGTCTAAATGCTGCTCCAACCACAACCACTTTGGTTCCTGGAATTAAAATATTTTTAAGAGTACAGTATAGACCCATCAAGAATGATTTTCCGAAGCCTCGGCTTGCGATAAACATTGGAAATGGTCTATACCAAAACTCTTGTAGAATGGCCACCTGTATAGGATGAAGTTCTATATTAAACAATAGTTTGCATGTGGTACCAAAATATAGTGGATTTCTAAGAAGACGCAAAAGGTGTAGATCTGGATTTTCTATATCTTCCTTGGTTCTGTTGATCATTTGGTTGTGATCAATAGATAGTTTAGATAGGTCCCCTAAACCTAACCAGGCATCTTCAAATATTTTCTTGTCGTGATTCTTCAATTTCAAATACCTTTTTCATAAGAGCTGTTGCTATTTTTGTTGCGTTGGTCGGACATCCACAAAATAATACTTTAATATTATGATATAGTTGAAGTTCTAATATATGCTTTAGTATGAATCCTGGAGAAATTTTTATCTTGTTCCACATATGCTTTGGTACATTGCTGCCTATTGGATAGGATAAAATATCTTCTAGATCAAATTCAAGTATTAAAAACGAATACTTATATAGTTTCATTCTATCAATAACATCTTTAAATCTTTTTTCAGTAATGTTATTGGCTATTTCGCTAACGCTTTTTTTTCTCTCTAAACACAGAATATCTTCGTATCCTTCTACCGAATAGTCTCCGGTATCTAGTTTACGAGATGCTGTAGCGCAATTTTGAAATTCCCAGGGCTGTTGCTCTCTGGTGTCTATAATTATTTTAAATTTATTATAATCTACCATATTTTTGCATTACTATTCTATAAAAAACAGATTCATATATTTCTTCTTGATTTTTAATCATATTATGATGATCTCTGCACAGTGTTATTCCATTTGTTGGTTCAAAGCGCAATCCAGGGAAGCTAGACCACTTTCTAATATGATGAGCATTTAACTTTTTCTTATTTTTACACCCTGGCCATTGACAACAGTGATTGTCTCTAGCATAAATTTGTTTTCTCCACTCTTTGTATAGTGGATCTTTATAGTTTCTCGATGTCATGCTGTACCATATCTTTTACTAATTGATTAAAAGAAATTTCTGGTTCCCAATTAAGATTATCTTTTGCTTTGCTTGGCAACCCTTTGAGGTACTCTACTTCGGCCGGACGGAAAAGATCGCTATTGATTTCTACGTGATCGTTGTGGTTTAAGCCAGCAGAGGCAAATGCCATCTCTAGAAAAGTTTGTACCGATCTAGTCTCTCCAGTGGCTATTACATAATCTTCGGGGACGGTTTGCTGTAACATTAACCACATGGCCCTAACATAATCTTTAGCGTGTCCCCAGTCTCTTTCTGCCGATAAATTTCCTAGTTGTAATTTTTGATCAGCTGGAATTCTTTTGTTGATTAGATCGCCTATGTATTTTGTAATTTTTCTCGTCACAAAGTTTTCGCCTCTTCTTGGGCTTTCGTGGTTAAACAAAATACCGCAAGATCCATGTATAGCGTAGGCGCTTCTGTATACCCTCACCATATTGTGTGCTGCTAACTTAGCAATGCCATATGGACTCTGTGGCATAAACTGAGTATTCTCATCCTGATACTTTTGACCAAAAGGACCAACTGTATAGTTGAACCCAAACATTTCGCTAGTACTAGCTTGATAAAATCTAGTTTTTGGAGAAAAGTGTCGAATTGCTTCTAATAGGTTAACAACTCCTATAGCATCTATCTCAAATGTGGTTGTTGGCTGCTTAAAGCTTGTTCCTACGTGGCTTTGAGCGCCTAGGTTATATAGTTCGGTTGGATTGTAGCGACCAACAACACTGTTGCAACCAGACGGGTCCGTCAAATCAAATTCTTCTAAAACAAGATTAGGATGATTTTTTATATGATCTATACGAGACAAGTTATTAGTACTAGATCTTCTATATAGACCAACAACGGTATAGTTTTTATCTAATAAAAATTCTGCTAAATAGGATCCGTCTTGTCCGTTAACTCCTGTTATTAGTGCTGTTTTATTCATTATTTTTAGTTACGCTTTCTGGTGTTAAGAATGGTCTATCTACATTGTTATCCGCATACGTATAATAGTTCTCCAGATCGGATCTGGCTTTTTCTGTAGCTATACGTATAATCTCCATCTCTTTGCCTTCTTTTTCTCTAATATCTTCATCTTCTAACATTCTAATTAAACCAACCCAGCTACTTTTTCCGTCTTCGATTCTTTTAATTCTTTGCTCTCTAGTGGCCTTGAGATCTTTACTAATTTTTTGTTGTTCATTTAATAGTTTAGTATATTCATTGGTATAATTAGCAATACTATTTCTCGCAAAGCTTAACTGAGTTTCATTGCTCATTAATTTGGCTGAGTCTCTCTGGTCCTCTGGTTTTTCGTACTCATCATCAACAATTTTTTGTAATTTTTCTGTCATAGCAATATGTCTTTTGCGTTCTTTCATAGAGCGATTAATCAGAATATCTATTGTAATAAATTGTTTGATTTGTAGTTCTTCTGCTGGTAGCACGTCCTCTCTGAACTGTTTAACCAAACCTATCCAGGTATCCTCGAAATACTGTAACTCACCAGTCTCTTCATCAAATTGTCTAACAATCTCTGGCCAGAATGTTTTGGAATGTAGTTTTCTGCGTAATGAGTCATCTTCGGACTTTTGGTCTGTGGGAATGAATAGTCTATTTTCCTCTATGTATCTATTGATTGGAGCTTCGTTCCTATTAAGCTGCTCTGCAATTTGTGATACAGTGAGGGTTCCTGTGTTATCTCGGATAAACTTTTCTTCTTCGAGACTTAGTTGTCCTCGTTTTCGGGGGATTTTTGTTGACATTTGAAATCTTTCATGAGGGTTTCAATATAAACTTTAAGCTTGTCTAGCATAGGTTTGCTGATTTTACATCCATTTTTTAGTTTGAGATAGGTTTCTCTATGTTCTGGGTTAACAATATTGTTATCTAAAAAGTCTATAATTTCTTTGTTTTGAGATAATTCTACAGGATTATTATTGTCTGTAATTTGATAGTCTTCATTGGAGTGTGGGTTATGTAAGCTCTGGGGCTTCATTATGTTTTTTTTGGATTCATTTCTGGTTGACCAAGCAGCATATAAATCGCAATCGTTTTTATTAAGATATTTAGTACATTGATTATTAGAGTTTTTATACATTTTGTCATATAAAGGACAAGTAAGACATGGTTTATCGGGTCTTTGGTAGTTATTCCTTTTGTAGTTAAAGAGTCTATTCCTAACGTGGGTCCACAAGAAGTTTTCTAGAGGGCGACTATGATCATATTGCTTTAGGCCTTCCATTGCAAAAATGGCAGCTTGTTGTTTCATATCGTCTATATCATGATATCCAAATTTAAACTTATAAATTAATCTTTTAGAAATATTATCTAAAACTGTTAAAAAATCTTGTTCCGCAACTCCGCTAAGCTTCTTGTTATTAGGAGCTTTGCTCTTCTTGGCTCTCTTCGGTGTTTTCGTTTTCTTGGTTTTTTTGGGCTGTTTCTTTTTCATTATTATTTAATAGCTCTTGGATATTAGCTCCTTCTGGCAGAGATAGGTCCGCGGATACGTCCGCTATATGACCGACCGCTTTGGTAAAAAGAATAGAATCTACCATTTTGATGTTTTCGGGAGAATTCATGAATAACCTCTTGCGTAATATGGGTCAACATACTATAATAAACAGTTATACACTAATGGTCAATTTACCAGGAGATAAAAATGGCGAATTACAAAAAATGGCAGCCAAACGAACTAGAGTTTATCCAAGCAAACCAAAATTCTTTTAATGATGAAACTATGGCATTAAAGCTTTCGGAAATTAGTGGCCAAAATGTTACTCGTAGCATGGTTCGTCGTCAACGTCGCAAGTTGTCGATCAAGAAGGCTCGTGGTCGTCCTCGCAAGGCTGATATATTATCTCAGCAAACAGCAGCCAACGAAACAGTATAAGTATGGACGAATACTGGGTAAAAAACTATGTGAATAAATCGTGTGATGTTAATGGCCTAGCTCTAGATATAGGAGCTAATGTTGGAGAATGGTCTTCTTTAATGTCCAAGTATTTCAAGCAAGTGATCTCTGTGGAACCGGATCCTAGAGCTTTTAAAGAACTCAAGGCGTCTACTCCTCCTAGTAATGTTATTTGTAAAAATGCTGCTGTATCTTCAAGGAGCGAACGTCTTAGCTTGTATCTAAGAGATAGTCCTCTTCAAACATCTTTGCTTATGGAACATCCAATCGGAGGATGTGGTGCTGCGGAGGCTCCTATTGTGGAAACTGTGGATATACAAACGATAACTCTTGATCAAATAGCCGACATTTCCGACTTATCGATAGTATTTATTAAGGTTGATGTGGAGGGCGCGGAAGAGGATGTGCTAGCTGGAGCAACGTATCCTATATTTAGTAGAGTTAAATGGTTGATAGAAATACATAACAAAGAAGCGGAAGTTATGGGTCAACTTAAAAGACTAGGATATGAATCTCCGACTATTATTAAGCATCCAAATCCGGCAGCTCATCCACAACATTTCTGGATATATGCGGAACCTAACTAAAGCAACAAAGGACTATAAAATGAAAACGATACTGCTAGCTCTGATGATTATGTTTTGTATGGCCGGAAACCGATCATATGCTAATGAGTGGGTCTCGGCCTATTATCCATATGTTTACGCTCCGGCTCCGGTTATTGTAAATGTGCCAACCCCTCAAACCTTATGGGTTCCTGTTACAACAGTAATTCAGCAACCGGCCCCTGTATATTACTATCCATATGTTAGCTATGTTGAGGTTGTTCATCAGCCCGCGCCTGTGATACAAAGGCACCGGTGTTGGTGGTTTGAGAATCATAGAAGATACTAGTAAAACAGCAGGCTTCGGCCTGCTTTTTTTATTGACTTTGCGAAATTTTATGATAAAGTGGATTTGGCGGCAAAAATGTCACAAAGTTTCGAAAGGACTCGACCATGAAAAAGACTACTCTAGGGATAGAAAATCTGGAAAATAGGTCTCTGTTAACTCCTATTGTGGCGATTATAGATAGTGGAATCGACGTTAATCACGAAGCATTAAAGGATAGTTTGTGGAAAAATCCTGGAGAAATCGTAGATAATAATATTGATGACGATAACAACGGATATGTGGACGATATATATGGATGGAATTTTAGTGGAAATAATAATGTGGTGCAGGATGGGTATGGTCATGGTACTCATGTGGGTGGGATAGTAGCTAGTTATGGGGCTGTTAATATAATGGTATTGAAGTTTCAGGATGATAGTGGATTTGGTTTTACGGGCGATGCTATAAGGTCTATAGATTATATTGTGATGATGAAAAAGAATTTTGGAGTGGATGTGGTAGCGATTAATAATAGCTGGGGTGGAACTACTGGTTATTCAAGCTCATTAGATGGCGCTATAACAAGAGCTAGTGAGGCTAATATAGTTTTTGTGAGCGCTGCTGGAAACAGTGGGTCTGATAATGACTCTGTACCTAGATATCCCAGTTCATACTCTCAGTCTAATATTATTGCTGTGGCTGCTTGTGGGTCAGACAACGCAACGCTAGCGGGATTTTCTAATTATGGAAAAAATAGTGTGGATATTGCGGCTAGGGGTACGGCCATATATTCAACGCTACCGGGCAATAGGTATGGTAGTTTAAGTGGTACTAGTATGGCTGCTCCTCAGGTAACAGGAACAATAGCAGCATTATGCAGGAAATACGGGTCTATGGGTGTTGAGGATATTAGATCGAAAATTTTTAGTAGTGCTGATATTAGTGTGGGATTGGCCGATAAGGTAAGTAGTGGAGGATCTTTAAATGCTAGTAGAGCATTAGACGATGCTGCATTTAAAGCTATAGCTCCATCTTTGCCCGTGGTTATTAAAAGTTGGAATGAAAGGATCGTGGGACGAGTGGACATATTGAATATCAATAGAGTTCGTGGGTGGACTTTAGACTCTGATAGGATTCATGATAGGATACGGATCAAGATTTTAATTAATGACCGTGTCGCTAGTGTTGCGGACTCTAATAGATATCGAAACGACCTAAAACACTGGGGCGATGGTAACCATGGGTTCGACGTTAGGCTAAACCGTAGAATGTTCGCTAGAGGATGGAACGAGGTTAAGGTGGTGGCTGAGAATAAAGATACGGGGGAGCTTAAGGTTATAGGCTTCAAGAGAATTAGGAGAATAATATAATGGCTAATAAACTGGCCAATTATTATATGAGCTCCCTACTATGTTTGGACCACCCGGCGATTTTCCTGAAATTCCACAAATGATAGCCAGAAACAAAAAAACCCCCCCTCCGCTTGACGTAACTCCTTATGCTGTAAGAGTTTAGGAGCAATTTAAGAATATTTTAAAGATAGTATTTGACTCCTGACGATTATATTGGTATAATTGGGACATAAGAAAGAGAGAAAGCAAATGACGATCCAAGTGCAAAATACGATTCGCCGGTTGGTTGCTCGCCACGGATATTCGGCTACGTTTGTTCAGAATATGGGCGAAGGTATCTGCCTGTATAGTATCGGTGGAATCATGTATCGTATTCGTGGTGATGGTACGATTCTCTAAGACTTGACACACAAAAGAATATTGGTACAATGCACACAACCCCAAAGGAAAAGAAAATGAATAGCCTTGACAAGATTCTCTCTGCGATGCGTACGGGTAAGTATGGTAGCGTTGTGGATACTAAGGGTAACGTACACGTTGGCCTTATCAACTGCATCATGCGTGAGGATGGTAGCGGTAGGAACTGGATCGTTACGCTGACCAACCGTACCGTAAATGAACGAGTGTTCATCCATGCTACCTAAGAGGGGGTAGCGGCTATATTCGCTATAAGTTGTTGTATACCAATGACTTAGGGCGAATTCTCTGGGCAAAATTTGTCCTAAGTACTTATGCAGTAAGGGTTTATGACCAATAAATATCTCTAAAGTATATATGGGGATTAGCCGATATTATATATATAAGAAAGAGAGGCTATAATGTACGATATGATTTTGGCTATCACGTTCATGGGATTTGGGGCTGGGTATGAGGGATATAGCGATGGGAAATATTATCTTGGGACGTATACGCCTACTAGGGAATATGGGTGGGTTGTAGAGAATGGGGAAATTCATTTAGATTCTATTCTAGAAAAAACAAATGTTCAGTATTGACCCCTAAAGATTTTCCTGTATAATACCGATATAAGAAGTAAAGGAGAAAAGAGATGAGTTGCCCTGACCCACTGTATGATTATGCTGATTGGCTCGAAGAAGATGAAAGGGAATACGATGAGCCCGAATCAGACGAGTAACGAATTGGCTATGATCGTTGCTATTCTTAAGGATATGAATAGTAAACGTAAGTAGTTGCTACGTAAGTACTTAGGGCGAGCCGGCGCCGCAAAATTCGACCTAAGTATATGCTACATATAGACTTACAACGCAAAATAAAAAATCTGAAAAAATTCATGTGGCTAGGCTTGACAAGCCGATATTAGTAGTGTAGAATCGTAGTATGAGAAAGAAAGAGGAAAAGAAGATGACTTTGGAAGTTTATCAGAATGGTTTGGCTGTTGGTTTTGTTCGTGCTAAGAATACGCTCGAAGCGTATAAGATTGTGAGAGAGTTCTTTCCGGATTGCTCTAATGTTCGCACTGGACATTTGCCGATCTCTGATGTACGATGTGTGAAAGTGAACGATAACGTCTATACTTGGAACCTTACCAAATGAGCCCACAACTAATCGCTATCTCTTGCCTGTTCGTCGTAGGTATCATTATCATGGGATTGGTTTGTGCTGTGCTTGCTATTGGGGATACCCTGTGTAAGAGAATGGCCGAAAAGGAATTGAATGATGCAGGATTTGAGTCTAATGGATTTATCCATACAGATGAGGATGGTACTCGGTGGCTCGTAGGATATAAAAAGGATTAAAGAAAGGAATCACGGATGATCGATATTAATATAGATTGGATGTGGATGGGTGTGGGATTTGTTGTTGGTGTTGGTTGTTCTTGGTTTGTTTGTGATCTTGTTTTTCCAGTAAGGAAGAAATAATGAACCTTTATGATAAGGTAGTGCTTTCTGTATCCTTTGCTTTCGGTTGTGTGGTTGCTTGGGTAATTAACTCTTAACCTAAGTGGTTGCTATATAAGGACTTAGGGCGAGCCGGCGCCGCCCCGCTTGCCGTAAGTTGTTTGATACCAACGCTTTACGAGCAATTTCTCACGATACCATCTGTCCACTGTGCTACCTAAACGAAGCGGGTCGATGCAACCCCGGACCAAATAAGGACTTAGGGAAAATCCGAGAATTTTCTAAAGATTCCATTTGACTTTTGACGATAATTAAGGTATAATTCAGCATAAGAAAGAGAGAGTGAAAGATGGAAAAGTTGACTGTGAGTGAAGAAATCGTTGTGGCTGCTCTGCTGAAAACCAGTGAGGATAACCTGAGTTCTTTGGTCGAAAGCGGTCTAAGCGAAAGCCTGACCAAGATGCTCATTGAGGATTTGCAGACCCTTCGGGTGATTCGTCGAAAGTTGGATTTGGATGCGTACACCCCCTCGAAGTAAGGGGTTGACATTCGCCAAAGAGTTTTGCTAGAATCAGACCAACACGAAAGGGAAAACATGAAACAGAAATTTGATATTATCGAAAACGCTAAGAAACAGGCTCGTATGTGCTTTCTCGGAATTGCGATTCCCCACCAACCCTCTCTTGCGGATGGTGAGTATGGCCCGATTCGTTCGGAAAAAGTTTTGAAGTTCAATCGTAAAGCACTTCGCAATCTTGGCAAGATGAAGAAAGAGAAGTCCGATCCTCGATTTGTGGGTGGTGAGGATACCATGATCGTAAAGGCTGGAAAGCCGGGTTCAAAGGAACGGGTTGAGGCTCTGGCTCACCAATATGGTGCGATTCTGGCTTGTGGTGAGGAAGTTTCTCCGTTTGCATGGAAGGGGGACGCATGATTCCGCAAGCATATACGGCCGTATACTGTACGGTTAAACATCGTTGGGTCTGGGTTAAAAAGTTAACCTAAACCCTTACTGCTAAAAGACTTAGGGCGAGCCGGCGCCGCCCCGCTCGACGTAACTCCTTATGTAGCAACACTTTAGGAACAAAATAAAAATCGTCTAAAGATTATGCTTGACTCTTGCCGATGTATACTATACAATCGAGCGTAGGAGAAAGATGATGAAAACGAAGAAGAAGCCAGTAAGCGGATTTCAGAAAACAGAAGCCAGGATGAAGCAGGAAACGTGCCGTGCTCTGGCTCAAGTCAAGTTTCTGGAAAAACTTTATCGCGAAATGAAGGAAAAGAAAAATGCCTAACTATCAGAAAATCTATAAATTTGATAATGGTTATGGGGCTAGTGTGGTTTCTCATCTTGGGTCATATGGTGGAAAGAGTGGGCTTTTCGAGGTTGCTGTTATTGGTAAAGATGGCGATCTCGACTATACCACTCCTGTCACGAATAATGTTATCGGCTGGCTAGACTTTGCTGGTGTCGCTGAGGTTCTGGAGCAGATCAAAAATCTTTCTTCAAGTACCGATATGGTCAACTTCTCCGCTCTTGGTCAGGATAATGATATGCGTAGAAATAGTGCTTGACAAATAAAGTTTATCTAGTAAAATCCTAATCGTATCAATAAACACTAAGGGAAAACAAAATGACACATGCCGAAGCGGTTAAGATTGTTCGTGGCAAGCGTAATACTACTCGTCGCAAGGTTGGTAATAATACCTATGCGGAAATTCTGCATGATGGCTCGGTTGGGATTATGCTGCACAGTACCTATGTGGTAAAGATTCATGCGGATGGTACCTATACGCTGAATAGTGGTGGCTGGCAAACTCTGACCACTAAGGATCGTATCAATCAGTATAGTCCGCGTTATGTTTATCAAAAGAATTTCGAATGGTTTGTGAAAATCAATGATAAATCCTATCCTTTTATGGATGGTATGGTTGTGGGAAATTAACGCAAAGCCTTGCCACTAAACGACTTAGGGCGAGGCCGCGCCGCCCCGCGCGTCGTAACTCCTTATACTGCAACACTTTACATCAACAAAAATTTTTTTGGATTTTTTATAGATACGCTATTGACTTGGCCGATATACTATGTATAATTCGAGTATCACAAGTGAAACCCCAAAGGAAGTCAAAAATGTATTCTTTCGAAGAAATCAACTCGATTCTGGATCAAATGGCTCAAGAGGGTACGATTGAGCCTGTGGTCGAGCCGATTGACGACCCTAGCGTGGAAGTCAACTTTTGGGATTGGGCAGATGTTGTGGGTTGTGTGGATGATTTTGTCCCTGTCGAGATGATGGACGAAAACGGCGAAACATGGATTGTAGAATAGGGCTTGACAGCCTAAAGTTTTTAGGATAGAATCCCGATAACACTAGTAAAGAGGAAAAAGAAATGAGCCATCCTGACCCGTGCTATGATCCCGATAACTCTTACGAGGACGATATGAACTACGACGATTACAACGATTTTCACTACGGGGAAGTTGACGCGGATGAATTGGAGAACAGTTGGGATGATTCGTATGATGATAGTATGGATGGGGATCATGAGAGTGGCCTCGCTTCCGCAGGATGGGGAACCGATGAGGATTATGGATATTATGGTGATGACACCCCGCTAGGCGAAGATTATTACGGCGGAGAATAATTCGACACAAATCCTTACCACCAAAGGACTTAGGACGAGGCGGGCGGCGAAAATTTGTCCTAACTCGTTATCTCATAAGGGTTTGCATCAAAAAAATTTTTTCAAGATAACCGCTTGACAAGCCGATCTTAGTAGTATAAACTAGTCTATATCTGAAAGAGAGGATCATATGAAGTACCGCTTCTTTGATATTGTGGTTGAAAACGAGAATGGCGAACAGTCAATCGACCAAGAGTTTGTGTTGGAAGTTGCTGATCGCGATACGTCAACTGCTATGGAAAGAGCAGAACTGATCGGTGATATGCTAGATACTGTTGTGGCTGCTAGTGGCCTAAGTGTGTGTTCTTTTCGTTCTGAAACCGTGAACCTGTAAGGAGATTGAGCATGAAGTGCGTTGTGACCCATACGGATCTTTTTGGTGGCGAGGCTAACTACGGCTGGGTAAACCGTTACGAGTTTATTCCCAAGCGTGACGCTTCGCAGCGTAGCATTGTGAAGAAGGCTAAGGAATTGGCCGGGTTTACGGGTGTAAAGGCAGAAACCGAAGATTATGGCGATAGTTTCAAGATTAAGCCTCGCGGCTACAATCAAGTAATTTTCGTAGACTTCGAATAAAAGCTCTCCGCAAACCCTTTGTGCATAAGCACTTAGGGCGAGCGGGCGCCGCCGGCCTCGACGTAACTCCTTATGCTACAACGCTTTACGTCTAAAAAATTTTTCTAAAGATTTCCTCTTGCATTTGCCGATCTATATGGTATGATTACGGCACACACGAAAGGGAAACAGATGAGTTACAACGGCTATTCTAATTACCAGACTTGGAACGTTTGCCTGTGGATTAGTAATGATGAAGGCCTGAACGCTTTCGCAGCCTCTTGCAAAGATTATGATGCTTTTAAATCTGGTTTGCGTGAAATTGACGAAAATTCGTCTTTTGCATACGAGACGCAGGACGGCGTAGCGTGGAACGATAGCGGAATTGATTTGGACGAACTCAAAGAATTTTGGATCGAAAATTTTTCTAATGTTGAGGCTTGACAAGAGTCGATACATAGTGTAGACTTGTGGTATGTTGATTGAGGGTTTTCTAACTGAAAGGGTTTTTATGAACGATGTTCTTCTGTTTGGTGGTATTCTGGCTGGTGTTACTGCTGTTCTGATTGCTGCTCTTGCCTATGCTGTTTATGGTGGTGTTCGTGGTACGCTCGCGTCTGCTAAGCCGGGTGAAATCTACAACTTCATCTATAAGCAGCCGTTGCAGGGCGAGCCGGAGCGTTATCTGGCAAAGGTTGTGGAAGTCCACACTCTGGATGACTACTCTATTCGTAGGCTGAATGCTCGCAGTCGCTATCGTGCGAACGATCCCGAGTTTCAGCGTACTCGCCACCTTGTGACTTGCGAAATGCCCAATGGTACGGTTCGCAACTTCTATGCGGAGCGTACTGAAAAGTGCCGCAAGCCGGTTGGGGCTCAGGCTCTCTTTGCTACGGGTCTGGCTCACCTTATCTAAACTGTCTTCTTCGCCAATCGGTGAAACCCTCACCCTAAGTTGTTGCTACGGCAGCACTTAGGGCCGAGGGGCGCCGCAAAATTCGACATAAGTACTTGTCTCCAAATGCTTTACGACAAATAAAGTTTTCTCTATTGACAAACCGATAATAACTTGTAGAATCAAAACATGCAAACACAAGACCATAGCATTGGACAATCTTGGATAGTGTTCAAAGATAATAAGTTTGTAGGATACGTCATATCTCCAAGTGAAATTGACGCATTACGAAAAGCGTCTGAAAAATTCGGGTCTAACACAAGGATAGAGAGAAGTCTGTTAGTTGGTCACACCTAATCCTTCGGATTTGGGCGGTGTGGGTGTAGTCAGCAAAAGTTATGTGGTCTTGACAGTCGATAATAGTTAGTGTAAACTGTATCAAAAGGAGGCTGCTATGCAAGCCGTATCTACAGAGTATGATCTGATTGCTCAGGATATTAGTGATTTTACCGAAACTATTGTTGGTATTACTGAAATGAGGGATGTGCCTGTTTCTGTTAGAGCCGATTCTATTTTTGCAGTGGAGGCTCTCTTTCATAGGTTTATTATGAGTAAAATTATCGAAAAGTGTGAGAACTCTACAGTCCCTTCCAATAACTAAGGATACGAGCAATGCCAAATTGGTGTTTGAACAAGTTGACCGTTGAACATACTGATTCTGCTATGGTTGATCGTTTTGAGAAAGCCTATAATTTAGGCAAGGCTTGTGCGGAGTTTTTGCCTGTGCCAGAAGGAGAAGATTGGTATAGTTGGCAAATAGATAATTGGGGAACTAAGTGGGATATTGGGGCGGATATTGGTACAGATAAAGAGGAGAGACATGGGCTGAAGGCCACTAGGGTTGGTAATGAAGTGAATTGTTCTTTTGATAGTGCGTGGAGTCCTCCTATTGGCTTGTATGACAAACTGGTAGAGTTAGGATATAATGTGAAGGCTAGTTATTGGGAACCGGGTATTGCCTTTTGCGGTATTTGGGATAATGGTGCTGATAATTATGTGGACTATCCTAGTAAGGATATGATTCCTGTTGCGTTGTGGAATGAGTTTGATATGGCTGAATTCTTCAAAGACGATCCAGAAGAAGCCGGTATCTGAACGCGGCTCGCTCTAAGTTCTTTGCCCAAGGGGACTTAGGGCGAGTTTGCGCTGCCCCGCTCGTCGCAAGTGCTTATATCACAACGACTTACATCACAAAAATATTTTTTAAAGAGTGATTGACAAAACCGACGATACATTATATAATGGCAAGCATGGATTATCCGCTGTATGGATACGGGTATGAGAATGGGGTGTGGATAAACACCGGCAGTTGGTATTCAGACCCCTACGATCTATATAATCTGTATTCTGATTTTACTACAAATAGACTAATACAGACCGAACGCGAACCGTTGTATATTTATAACGATGGCGGTCAAGGCTTGTATTTGTTTTATAATGCGGTCTTGTCTCAAGACAACACACCTATCAATCCTGTGCCAGAGCCTTCGTCTGTTGTAATGTTGTGTTTGGGATTGGCTGCATTTTTCATCATCAAAAAATTTTTCAAGAAACCCTATTGACAAACCGATAATAGATAGTATAATACAAGAGTCACCAACGAAAATCCGATTCATTCGGTGTGCTACCCTCCATAATGAGACCATAGCCTATATTGGTGACACAATACAAACTTTCGTGGGTCCATGCTCAGGGACTAGGTTGGGATAAGCCATTACGATAAACCCCCCGTTCAGCGAAGCAATCGCCGGGGTTGACAACGGGCTTATACGTTGTATAGTAATGCCAATCTATGGGGGATAGCGTCCTCACCACGACCAATACAACCAGTAACCGTTGCCTCTGATAAACTGCCTGATATTAGGTACCCGAAAGCAGTGAAGCAGCGTGGGCGGTTTCCATCAATTTTTACCTTGCTCCAAGGGTTCAGAATATCGGGGTATTGGTGGGTTATAGAATCGGATCGTAAAAGATTCGCTGGTTTTAATACAAGGAAAGCAGATGAAGGTTTATGTTGTTTTTGATATGCCGGGAATTGATCCAAACTGTGAAGAAGCAGACGAGATTATCGAAGTTTTAGAAGATACTATTGACGAACTAGGATACGAATGGTATATTGATGATGCTACTGAGGACTAAGCATGAGAATCTTTCGTAAGATAATTCTATTTTTCCCATCTTTGACCATGTTCTTTCTAGCATACTTCACTTTCGTTTGTGATAATGAGGCTACTAAATTTACTTTTAGGTGGAAATAATGACCGTTAACGAACTTATTGAGCAGTTGAAGAACTATCCGTCCGATATGCGGGTTCTTACTCTCGGTTATGAGGGTGGGTTTAATGACCTTAGCCTGAGAACTGAGGATATTGTATTGAATGTGAACGATGAAGATAAGTGGTATTATGGACCTCATGAGTGTGTTAAGTATACTGATAGTGATATTAGTATGAAATGTGTAATTGTTGGAAGGAGTAGGTAAATAATGGAGTGGAATAACTCTCATAAGAATCCGCCTGCTGTTGGGCAGAGGGTTTATTACTTTGGTCCCAATATTGGTATAGGGATTGGTCACTATTCTTATCATACAGATCGCAAGATTGAAACATACTATTATAATGAAAATAATGAAAAGGTTGTAGATAAAGAGATAGAGATTTGCCAGCACGTTTTTACCAACCAAGCCAAACCGTGGACTTGTGACGCTTGTGATGCTCCGTTCTGGCTTCCATACGATGAGGAACGGGCTAAGAGTTGGTGTCCAATTATTCCAGAAGAATATACTAGGGGTTTGTATGACTGAAGATAGAGACAAGGCTATGGTTTATATTCTGGGTTTTTTCAGAAATAAAATGGCCGCTGTAAATAAGCATAATGTGAGCCAAATTAAAGAACTTATTTCTACTCATGAGATCGCAGTATCCGAACTTGTGGACAAGTATGTGAAGTTAGTTTATGAAAACTCTTAGTGATATTTGCCCGTGTGGGGCTTGTGACGAATTGTTGTGGAAATATGATAACAATGGTATAATCTGGATATTTTGCCAACAATGCCATTGGTGGTATATCGGTAACTCCTGACCACCAAAGGACTTAGGGCAAATCGGGCGGGCCGCGCTTTCCCTAACTCTTTATGTACCAATGGGTTACGCCTTAAAAATATTTTTTCAAGATTCCTATTGACATTCCCGATAATAGATGTATACTACAACGCAGACGATAGATGAGGGCCGCTGGCAGAATGATATCAAAGAAGCCGCGGTTAAATGCAAGGCCGAGTATGGCATAACCCAATCTATCTGTCTGACCTAATCCTTCGGATTCGGCTGGTGTGGCTGTAGTCAGCGAATATGCGGATACCTTATAAGCGGTGGGAGTCTAAAACGCCACTGGACGTAGGCCAGTATAGGTATCTTTTTCTAAAGGTGTTGACAAGATTTGGTCGATAAGGTATAGTATAAGTATGAAACCGAAACCGCTACACGCCGAAGTTAGATTCCATCTTAGCCAAGGGGATCATTATATGCATTGGCAAGTTAAGATTAAGCAGGGTGGAAAAACTGTTGATGTATACTATTACGACCCCAAAGAATATCAGTTGGAAATGAGGGGTTGTATATTGTGGAACAGGCCGAATAAGGCTAAACAGGTATTTGAGGCTGGTGTGCATGATGTGAGTGGATGGGTGAGGTGTGAGGAAGTAATGCTTCGCAAGGATTTGCCTGTTGACAATCTTGAAAAGGTATACTATAATCCGATTCGTGATCCACACTGGCGACGAGAAAGCGATAGCAACGAGTTCATTTGGGACGATAGCGAATACGCTACTTTAATTACACAAGGCAAGCAAGTTTACGTTTTGGAAGAAAGGATTTGAGATGATTAAGTTGGAACTGACGGTTCGTGAGGCCATGAATCTTGCGACTAACTGCAATCTGGATATTTACGAGCGGATCGTGAACGCTTTTGAGGTTGCTCTCGGCGTGAATCAGTACCGAACGGTGACCATTACCGGTGGAATGACCACCGACAACCGGATCGCTTCCATCAAGGCTATTCGGCTTGCTACCGGATGGGGCTTGAAGGAGTCGAAGGATTGGAGCGATGAACTGATGGGTGCGTATGATTACACCCTTTGTCGTTTTGTAAACGGCAAGGGTCGTAATAGCGTGACTCTGCCCACACCAGCAGCGGCCGAGAAGTTGCTGCGCGATCTTGTGGCTTTGGGTTGTCAGGGATTTCTCTCATGACCTAAACCCCTATGCCGTAAGCACTTACGGTAAACGGAGCCGGCCCGGCTCGACGTAACTCGTTATGTACCAATGACTTAGAACAAATTTTTGGAAATCTCAAAAAATGATTCACGAATGGGGTTGACAGTGCCGATAACTATTGTATACTGATAGCATCACAAGACAAGACGACAGCAGATGCCAAACAGCAGAAACCATCTGGCAGACTCTTGACAAGTGATGACTGATTAGGTAAAATTGGTTTACTTGGTTCGATAACACTTTGGAAAGGGTTTACAAATGAAGAAGTTTACGTTTGTGGTTGATGTTGTGGCTGATGAACTGGATCGTGACGAGGTTGTTTCTTCGATTCGTTCGTGCCTGAGTGATTCGCTCCCTGGCGATGTTCACGCTAATGTGAAGGCTGGGGAAATCAAGGCTTTTAGCGAGCAGGGCTACAAGGTGTGGCGTGCTAGGGTGACGGGCGTGACTGCCGAGCAGGCAGGTGATGCTCACAACGCGAAGGTGACGGCAGAGGCTACGGCCTAGTTGACACAACTGGACTATGCCAGTATAAATAGATTTTAGGCATAGTGCGGCGGGATAACTCCCGCGTAATGATGTGGGAAATACCCACCTAGCAGAGTCTAACCAACTGATAACCAGCGTGGTTGCTGGGAAGGGGTCTGCTGCTAGTATATTACCGATGGTAAAGTGGCTCCACCATCAACCGCATAACCCGCACGGGACGCCGTGGCGGGCCTGCGGCATTGACGGCCCCATAGTTAAATGGATATAACAAGTGCCTTCTAAGCACTGGTTAGAGGTTCGATTCCTCTTGGGGCTACTATGAAAAACGAAGCAGAAACTACTGAGCAGTTTTTAAGCATGTGTGAACTGCTTCTAAACTCTTTGAGGATAAAGACTTAGGGCGAGCGGGGGCGGCCCCGCTTGACGTAACTCCTTTAGTATCAACACCTTGCGTCAAAAATAATTTCTTCAAGAAAATGCCTTGACAGTACCGATAACCTAGTGTAGAATCATCAGACACGCTAGGAGAAGAATGATGAAAACCGCAGACGGTAATGATAAGTTGGGTAAGGGTTGCATTGTGGTTTCGCGTCCGGTTGGCGATACTTGCCCAAGCGATTGCGATTATCTCGGAAACGGCTGTTATGCCGAAGGTACTGAACGGCAGTACAAAAACGCCCGTGTCGCTGGTTTTGCTAACGTAATCACGGAGAAAAACAAAATCCGTGCTATGATTCTTGACGCAAAAAAGCGTGAGAAATCTATCCGCTGGCATGAACGTGGCGATTGGTTTCTCAATGGTGAACTTGACACAGACTACGTTGATAATGTAACGTGGGCTTGCGAGAGTATTCTTGCTAGTGGCGATAGTCTGCCCGATATGTGGTTCTATACTCATATCTACGATAGTCGGCTCGTGGCTCTGGAAAAGTATATGGCAGTCTATGCTAGTGTTCACGACGATAACGATATGAATGAGGCTAAGAATCAAGGCTTCAAGTTGTTTGCGTGGTGCGATAGCGATATGAAAATTGCCCCGAAGCGACCAAAGAACAAGGCTAAGGCCGACGCTTGGCGGCAAGCGTTGCCCAAACTGGTCGTGCTGAACGGTGAGAAGTTTGTGACTTGTCCAGAAATTCGTCGCGGTCGTTCGGTTATCACTTGCACCGGTACGAAAGATAGTATAAGTTGTGATATGTGCGTCAAGGGTTTGGCTAACGTACTGTTTCCCGCTCACTAGGAATAATCATGGCTGCTAAATTTAGTTATGTTGGAAAGTATGAGAATAGTGGTAGCAGGAACTCTTTCTATAAACTGTCTGGAAAACCATATGGTTTCAAGAGTTTTCCTAATAAGAGTTTGGCCGAGTTTGCTCATGCTGTTCAAAGTCATTTGGCCCCATATCTTGCTCCGAAGGTTTATAGTCCTGTGTGTAGGATCAGGGTTCCTAATTATTTTGTAGACGGCATCAAGAACAATAAGATAAAATATCGTACAGAAATGGTATTGAGCGATTGGGGTTACTTAACCGAAATTGCAAAGCCTTTTGTGTGTAGAAATAGTGAGTGTGAGGGGTCTTGTATAGATTCTGGATGTTGCTCTAACTATTATGTTTTATCTGATTTGTTGGAAGAAATCAGCGACTACGGGGTGGAATACTCTGATTGCCATGAGGGTAATTTTGGATATGTTAGGCGTGGCAAATCTAGGATATTAGTTCCGATTGACTTTGGACGAGAAAGTATCGGATATACGGACGACGATATGTTTCCAGAAGTTTGCTATCAAGGCGTTGATGATGCTTATTGTGACTGCCCTAAATGCGAGGAATGTTATGTCTAAATATTATGTCAAATGTGGTACGCTAGAACTAATCTACTCAACAAGTAAAAATCCTCTTGAGGCAGCAGTAACTACTCTTGGCGAAAGCAATAAGTTCGATGTTCTAGATGAATACTTCTATATAGATGAGCGTGGTTTTAGAGACTATACTACAGCCGATAAGTTAACGCAGGTTATCAAACTAAATAAAGTATGTAGACTAGCCGGCTGGGAAATCAATAGAGAAGACGAATAAAACTAACCGCAAACCCTTTGGGCGTAAGCACTTAGGGCGAGCGGGGCCGGCCCGGCTGATCGTAACCCCTTATATTTCAACCACTTAGGAAAAACTAAAGAATGGGTGGACAACTACCGATAACTATGGTATGCTCATCAGACGCAAGGGAGAAAGAATGATTCAGTGGATAGGGGTTATTATTGCCCTATTAGGATTAGCCTATAATGGTGTAAAAGACTATCAGAAGGGTGATATAAAAATACCCAAACTACCAAAAAAAGAAGTATTGACAAAAGTAGTTTATCCAGTACAATACTGCTTAATGGCTTACGACCCTAATGTTGACAAGGTTTTTTACTTACACGAAAATGGACAATGGCATGATTACGCTCCACAACAACGACGATACCCGACCACGCCGCAAGTACGGCAAGATCAAAGTCAAGGTCAAGCAGCCTTGGGAGGCTCCTACGGGACACAAGGAGTATCGGGATACTACTATGGACAGCAGGCCCAAGCGACAGCGAACACGACGAGACATTGACAGGGGCTGGCAGCAAGAGTATGATATGTAGGATTGCCGATGTAGCTTCAATGGCAGAGCAACGGTTTTGTAAACCGTGGGTTGTAGGTTCGACTCCTATCATCGGCTCTCCGGGGTAGTGTAACGGTAGCACCAGAGATTTTGGTTCTCTTTGTCTGGGTTCGAATCCTAGCCCCGGAATTAATAAAGGAGATAATTATGCTTGGAAGTAATGCGATATACTTGGCAAGAGAAATCGGCAGTTGGGGTCTCACCAAGATGAACGAGACTCAAAGAATAGATACTATCAAAAAGAATGAAGTTACTATTCGTTCTTTTAATAATTCTATTAGCGATATGGGAATAATGATGTATGAGTTTATGACTAATAACAGTAGATCTAACCTATATGGTTATAAAATGAAATTTGCTGCTATAGAGAACATATCGGCCGAATTGCTTTCTTGTTTGAACTATAATAGTAATGTAGCATTTGGTTCTTGCGAAAAAGACTATAATAGAATAGCAGATGACTTGATAGTTATGGCAAAGATTTTGGATTTTGAGATAGAGAATAATATGACAAGCACTGATATTCGTAGTAAGACTTATAAGATTATGCCAAGGGAAGTGGCGGTATAATTTTTTGCCCGATAGCACAATGGTAGTGCGGCAAACTGTTAATTTGTAGGTTCTAGGTTCGAGTCCTAGTCGGGCAGTTTGGAATCTTGGCCGAGTGGTTTAAGGCAGCGGTTTACTAAACCGCCGAGGGTTAAAATCCTCCGGGGGTTCGAATCCCTCAGATTCCGTCGGAGGCTGACGCAGAGTTGCGGACATTGGCGTAGTTCAACGGTAGAATGACGGTCTCCAAAACCGTAGATGAAGGTTCGACTCCTTCCGCCTTTGCTGTGTATGTTTGACAACTGTGGAGACTGCTGTATACTGATATAGGATCGACCCGCACCTTGGAGAATAGCGAATTTGTCAACTTTATTTATTATTATTATTGGACTAGGTATGATCACAGGATATTCTCAAATCAATATGGAAGAAAATTAACAGAATGAACAACTTTCAGGAAGGCGATATAGTCTGGTATGAGACTGGCTTGTATACTGCCAGCAGGGCTAGGGTTGTTGGGGTTGATGGACAGGGCGCTACAAAAACGTATATTGTTCATTTCGTTGACCATTCCCCCGAGCAAAGCGACGGCAGCGACGTTAATACTAATCACTATCCTAAAGGCGGTATTCCTGTATCTTGGCGTAAATGTAAGGCTATTGACTATATAGGCAACTATAAGTAAAATACTTACTGATGGGCCTCTAGCACAATTGGTTAGTGCAACAGACTTTTAATCTGTTGGTTCTGGGTTCGAGTCCCAGGGGGCCCACTTGACAAGTTGACCCATTTGGTGTATTCTAGAATTAGAAAGGAGTGAGTTTATGCGTTACAATGACGAAGAAACAGACTATCCGTTCGACTATCAAACTATGATGAATAGTGAATTTGATGATCTTCTAGAGGAAGAAGATTATAATGAGGACGAACTGTACGAAGTTAATGACGATAAAGACATTGATGAATGGGTTAATTCGTACAATACTGTAGAAGATGAAATTGTTGACGAGTAACTATGTGGATGCATCTCGGTGGGACGAGACTCTTTTCTATAAATTCTTTCTTTCTTTTCTAAAGTAGTGCGTTCGAATCGCACCATCCACTCTTATGAATACGCTGAATCAGAATATAGATGATTTCAGGGTAATGGCAGATGGCAAGGTTATACAAGGTGCTAGCCACACCTGCATGGTATTGAACCACAAGATTAGAAATAGGGCTATTGTAAAGGCTGTTTGCGACCTGCGTAAGATTAGCAATCAGTTCGATAGTATTGTTTGCTGCGGAACTAGTGGATTGATGGTTGTTCCGCAAATAGCAGAATTACTAGATAAGCACATTGTTGTAATTAGAAAACCAGAAACAAAATCGTATAGTGATTTTGCTATAGAGGGTGTGATTCCTTTTAGATACGTTATTGTTGACGATCTGGTTTGCTCTGGCTCTACTATCAAATTTATTAAAAATACCATCTACGAAGAATGTCCTAAATCCAAGTGTGTTGGCGTTTATTGTTATATGCCGGATGAGTGTGCATACAACACCGATAACGCTAAACTTTTTGAACGTGATTTCGGCACGCTGTTCCTAAATCCAGGCCCGCCAAAGACTTAGGGCGAGCCGGGGCGGCCCCGCGTGACGCAAACCCTTACGCATCAACACCTTACGGCGAGAAAATTTTTTCGCAAGATTTCCTGTTGACAAGCCGATAACATACTGTAGAATAAGTGGAGTTGAACGAAGTACGATAACACGAAAGGGCAATGAGATGGCTCATGCAGTTGAACAGATGATGTTTGTTGGTGCTACCCCGTGGCACGGTCTTGGCAATCAGTTGGACGAGGCTCCCACGATTAGCGAGGCGATTACCTCCGCTGGTCTGGACTGGGAGGTTGGTCTTAAGGATTTGTTTACGAGCGAAGGTACTCCGGTTCCGGCTCGTGCAACCTATCGCAAGACGGACAATTCTATCTTGGGTGTTGTTGGCCCGCGATATACCCCGCTGCAAAACAGCGATGCTTTCGATTGGTTCCAGCCGTTTCTCGATGCTAACGAGTGCCAACTCCATACTGCCGGATCGCTCCATAGCGGTCAAAAGGTATGGGTTCTCGCTCAACTCAACCGTGACAATAGCGAGATCGTGAAGGGTGACGAGGTTTCCAAGTTTATCCTTCTGTCTAACAGCCATGATGGCACAACCGCAATTCGCGTCGGCTATACCCCGATTCGCGTTGTGTGTGCTAACACGATGGCTATGGCCCATAGCAATAGCGGATCGCAATTGATTCGGATTCGACACACTCGCTCCAGCCAAAAGAATCTGGAACAAGTGCGGGATATTATGGATAACATTAATGTCCAGTTTGAGGCTACTGCGGAACAGTTTCGATTCCTCGCTAGCAAGAACTTTAATCAGGCCGATATTCGTCGGTACGTTAAGGTAATGCTGGGTATCGAAGGCACCGTGGACGAGGACATTAAGACTCGTACCCGCAATATCATGGACGAGATTCTTGCTCTGGTCGAAGGGCCGAAGCAATCAGCAACGGGCGTGAGGGGTACTTGGTGGGCCGCTTATAACGGCTACAACGAATACCTTAACTATAACAAGGGTCGCACGACCGACAACCGACTCGATTCGCTCTGGTTCGGCCAGAACGCTAACGAGAACGGCAAGGCGTTAAAGACCGCTCTTGAGTTTGCGAACGCCATCTAATCCTTTCGTTCGGTGAAACCCCGACTCGCTCTAAGTCCTTTGCCCAAGAGGGTTTAGGGCGAGCGGGGCCCCGGAAATTAGTCCTAAGTTTAGTATTCACAAGGGGTTACGGCAAATTTCTTCAAAGAATCTCAACTTACGTCATGGACAACTGCCCTAAGTGACGATACAATGGAACGTAAGGCTAGTAGTAGTAAGGGTTTGGGATAAGAAAGATTTACAGTTATGTCTAGTCTACTAATCCTAAGTCTGTTTTAAGTTCTAACCTATTGTCCTATCTAATCCTACGGATTTGCTGACGTTGCTGATAGTCAGCCAAAATTGGGGGTCTTTGTAATGATGCAGAATAGAGTTGTGGTGACAGATAAAAATAGAGAAGATATTATCAGGGTCTATGCTTCTACCATCTTGGATCATATGGACTTTGATACTCTTTATAGTTTTGCTTATGAACAGTTGGTGGAGAGTAAGAGTCTTATGGATAATGAGCCTTTGGAAAATGAAATTATAGAATACTATCCTGAAATCTTGGAGGATTAATTATGTTGGCCCCTATGAATGCGTTGGCATATTTTTGTGTGTGGGTTTCATACAACATAAATTCTGTTAATGTTGCCCCTCACCATTCTCACAGTATCTCTTGCTCTACTACTGTGAATAGTCTTATTACTAATGAAGATTATTTTAGTGTTGATAAGATTAACGAAATAGCAGACTCTCTGCTGAAAAATAAACAATAGATTGTCTTACCTAATCTGATCCGATTGGCAGTCTTGGCGATAGTCAGCGAGATTATGGGGTCAGTTAAAAATTCTGTTGGACATCTTATTGACCGGTGGTAAAATACTATTGTCAACGGAGCCAAAAGGTAGTCAGAGATATCTGGAGACTATTTGGAGTCATGGGCAAATTGTTTTATTAACTTTTTACCATGAGGTGATTTATGAAGGCCCGTTATATCTCAGAAATGAATCGTATCGAGATTCAAAGAAAGTATATTGACCATATCTTAGGGTCACTAGACTTTATGCAGATCAAAGATAAGTTGAGAGACTATCTTGATCTAGAAAAAGATAGAGAATCTAATCGTTCGTTAGAAGCGGAAATTAGACATGAGGCTCCTGAAATTTTGGTAGAAAATTGGGAAGATTTTCATGAACCCGCTACCTTAACACAAGAAAAGGAGGATTACAATGCCTAGGCTATTTAATAGGATAATTACTTTTCATGTGGAAGGAGAAATCTATGATCGTGAAGCACGACCAGAAGATATTATCAAAAATTATACCTGGAATTTTAGGGATTATGGTGATGGTAAAGATCGGTTCTATATTGAATCAGAACATAAGGATTCTAGAGGAAGAATAACAAAGGTAACTAAATTACCAAAGATTCATCTTTACAAGAAACCAGACACTGAATTTTTCCTAGTTTAAAATACTCGCAGAGAATTTCCCCACTATCAGTAATGGTAGTTGGGGATTTTCTTTTTTTTGTTTTTGTTTTTCCTAAACCAATAAGATCCGAAACTATAGAGACAGTCAGCCAAACTTTTTATAGTCAGGCAGGGTTGTTGGCCCTTTGTGTGTGTAGACTATACTACCAGATTTTCTTTTGTGGTCAAGGGGGCGAATTCATAAAGAATGAGTGATGCGGGAGAATGGTTGTAAGGTGTTATTAGTATCAAGTATTACTAGATACAAGAAGAATATAATATCCCACCCGCTGCATAATACTTAAATAAATTCAGGGTTGTCGTCAAGCATCAAATGTGGCTTAAAGAAATTTTTTAATAATACAAAACGCACTTGCACGGGAACGAACAATAGGGTAGTATAGGTTGTGTGTTGTGGTTTTGTACTACCAAATGTACAGGGTTTGGTTTTTGTGGTTGTAGTCAGCGAGAATATGGAAACATTATTATGGCAAAGAAAAAGTCTGTTAAGAAATCACCAGTAGCAAAGAAGCCAAGGATCAGGAAAAAGAAGGAACAAGATGTTCCACAGGTTATTGTTAAGTTATCTTTTTTGGATAGGGTAAAATCATTTCTATTTTCACATTAGTACTAATATTGGCCGTGTCATTATTTTGGCCAGCCTATATAGCATGGATTTATTATGTTACCAAATCTAATGGCCCAACTAACTGTGGTGAAAAAACCTCTGTGTCCAACTTTCATACATACAGATGAAGCAAGACTAGCAATAATACCAATACTAATACTATCGTGCGTAGCAATTCTGATAAGGACATTTAGATACTTCAATGGATAATTATAGGGAACTTTTCACAATGCCCATTATCCTCTGCTTAATTTTTTGGTACTGTGTCTATTTGGTACTTTTTAACGAATATGACGAGTTAGACTAAAATGGCTAAAAATCATCAACCTTTTCTCGGTTCTTTAATATTTGTAGCAGTAGCGACCATTAGTTGCATGGTTCTGGTACGATTTTATTCACAACCACAAGTTTTAAGACTATTATTCCCCCATAGATCAGTATTCACATCATCGGACTTTTCGGGAAAATAACAGCATATTATGGGTTTCAACACCTATCTCTGCATAATATCGCCATATTTTTACTTATTGTATATGCCCGTAGTGAGAATGGGCTAAAGTATCTGGTGGTAATTGGCCGATAACCACTATTGACAACAGCGCTATTGTCTCTTATACTGGTAGTATGTGGTATGTGAGTAAATGTTAGTTTTGATCGGGAAAATATGTATAAACAGATTCTATTGACCGATAAGGAACTAGACCTGTTAGCCTCTATAATTCGATATTATATTGGTGAAAAACTGGACAATCCCGGCTTTGAATATCATAATGCCCACATTCTATTACGTCATATAATTGGTAAGAAACCCACAGAAAACCTAAATCAAATAACCTTTTATGGCAAATGACCCACAAATGAACAAAGAATCAAATTCCGACAGTTTCCACAAATATGCTCTTAGTGTTGCGGACTATATTGATGCTGAATATGGTGGCTCAGAGTTTGATGGGTTGAACGAAGATGAAAAACAAACCATTTATAATATGATGGTGACCCATTATCATTATGATCGTTGTGTGAGTAATGTGGCTAATGAGATTGTTAGTTATCTTAGAATTAGTAGGGCTTATACTAAAGAGATTAGGGAGAATGTTAATGACTAGTTATGGCGTGATTGAGCAGAATGGTAAGTTTGTGGTGACTAAAAATGGTCAACCTATCAATCTGCCTAGTAGTGGTGGATCGTCTATTGTTACGGTCTTTGATACTAAGAGTGATGCTGAGAGGTATTTGGGTATTTTGAAAAATTTGACCAAATCAAAGTGATGAAAAAATTTACCTACTCTAGCGACTATCTAAACTTTCATATCATTCAAGATATGTTTGGGGGATTTACTGATAATTTAACCAGTTATGAGTTTGGGCTTATATTTGGCCCAACAAAGAATGTTGTTAATCCTCCTATGACTAGGGATGAACTAAAGGAGTTGGCCGATTTTATTAACGATGTTTTGAAGAATAACAATGATTAGTAGAGAGGCAATTATCTGGACTTTAGGAGCATGGTTCGGTGGTAGTCTTGTGGGACTAATTATGTCTATTGTTTTTGCGACGATCCTCTCAAGGATGGAACGATGACAGTTTATATTGTTATTGGTACAAAAGAGAATGTTTTTCAAGATGTTATTGGTGGGGAATTTTTGCCCCATCCAGACAAGGAAATTGTACAAGTATTCTCAGACTTTGGTGATGCAACAAAGTTTGTGGCCGATAATAAACTGGCTAAAGGCCAAAGAAAACCTTATGGCGATACTGTCTATTATCGTAATGGATATTATGATCTTGAAGTTGAAAGTTGGGAAGTAGAATAACTATGGATTCAAAACCAGTACAATATTATCTTGATAAAGATAAACTGATTGATATTAGGGTGGATCATTGGAGTCATAACAGGATGCACGTTAGTATTTATAATGATCGAAATGATACTTGTGTGGGATATACTTGTAGCAGAGAAGAACTAAAAGGCTTGGCCGATTTTATCTATGAGAGTATTGGAGAAAAGAAATGAATATTAATCTTGATAAGCATGAAATTGGCCTAATTCTTGATGCTCTTGAAAGTTATCGACTAGATATCGAACACGGCAAAGAGAATGGCTATGAGTATGTTTGGACTGAAAACGAAGTACAAAATCTTATTGAACAATTAAATAACACTTTGGAGAACAACTAATGAGTCTTATTCAGTGTTTTAGTAATGTTATTGGGCATAAAGAGGCTCAAGAGATTGTTACTGATCTTAACCAGATGAAATCAAGTTTGTCTGAGGACTTTTATATCAAATATGATAAAGATCAAGATTATTCTAAGGATGATAATTATTTGGTGATTGGTAATGTTACGAAGGAAGATTGGGATGAACTAAATCTGGATATGGACTTTATGGAAGCGGATATTATTTAATTGGAATTATAATGGATATTAGTACCGAACTAGATATTGTCTATTCTTTTCTCAAAGACGCTAGACCCTATGGATTAGAACCAGAAGTTGTTTTGTTTGCTCTAAAGTATTTACAAAAAAATCCGGATGCTAGTATTGAAATGGCTATGAGTCATGGTTTTTATGAGTGGGTCAAGTAAAAACTAAAGGTGGCTCTTGACAAAAGCCGATAAGTGAGTTATGCTAAACGCTCACAACGGAGAAACAAGATGATTTACCTTTATCTGAATGAAACTCAAAAGTTGGCCGAAATCGTAGCAGAACTTGTTAAGTTGAATATGGGGGTTGTGGCTGAACTTCATGGCAATAAGTGGCATATCGAAGTTACACAATGACTGGTTTAAATATTCAAGCCCCTTGGTCTAGCCTTTTAATAAACGGCACTAAAACTGTCGAAACCCGCTCATATGCTTTACCAAAAAAGTACGAGGGAGTTGAATTAGCATTGATTGAAACGCCAGGAAAGAGGGGTAAGTTTAAGGCTCGTATTATTGGAACTATAACTTTTAGTCACAGTTTTCTTTATGTGTTTAAGCAAGATTGGGTTGATGATTATAGTAGGCACAAGGTAGAAGATAGCAATAAATTATACGGATGGAATTCAACCAAACCTAAATACGGATGGGTAGTGAGCAATATTAAAAAGTTTGAGAAGCCTCTTGACATTTCTCAAAGACGAGGTATAGTATTTACTAGCAACATCACTCTTTTGGAGACGAATCATGCCTAAATATCTGGTTACTATGAATTACGTTGAGGCTAAGAGTACCTCTTTTGTTATTGAGGCTGAAAACAAGGATGACGTTCACGATGGTCTTGGAGAACTAGACTTTACTTTCTTTGAGAAGAATTGTCAGTGGACAACTACCGAATATGAGCCTCCTATTGTTGAAAGCGTTGAAGAAACCAAAAAGGGACTTGGATTTTGCGATTCCTCTAAAAACAAGAAGATTCAGAATAAGTTTGATAAGATTATCAAGGAACTTACTTAAAAAGGAGCAAAATATGCGTACACAGACCGAACTGAACTATACCGATGCTGCTATGGAGTGTGCTAGATATATTTTTGATTGTGATAGTGAGCAAATTAGTTATCAGGAATTTATTCAGGACGGTAGCGATCCTAGAGATCATATTTTGTATCATGCCGCTGTTGTTTTAGGCCAAGCGGATGAATTTAAGACAGATATTGAGGAATATGAAAAGGAGATTGCTAATGGATAGGTTTGATCTTGAAAACAAGATTAATCAAACAGCACTTTTTGCAGATCATCTGCGGTCTGTAACAAATGCTGTACTGGAAAATAAGATGAATAACGATAAACTCGCTAATGTTTTAGAGGGTTTGTCCGTTTTGATTGAACTTCATACCGATGATACCTTTGGGGCTTTTACCCAAGCACTTAAACTTGATAACCATAAAGAATAATCATGCCAATAGTTACGTTGAGATTTAACTTACCAGAAGAACAGAGCGAATTTGATACTGCTATTAATGCGGCGAAAGCCAAGAGTATGCTATGGTATTTTGCTCAACAACTTCGTTCTTGGCAGAAATATGGTAATGACTTTAAAGATGCTGATGATGCTCTTGATAAAATTCGTGAAGAATTCTATAGGCTGGTGAATGAACATGGGGTTGAATTAGATTAATATGTTTAAACTAAGCAAAAGAAGCAGAATAAACTATTGGAGTTGCTCTAGTTTAGCAGACTGGATTAGAGGAACAGATAAACCATACGCACTAGCATGGGATGGTTGGGATGAGTGGCGTAAAGATGCTCAAACTAAACATCCTTATAGATATTGGGTGGCAGAAAAACTGCTTGATCGTTTGCAGGATATAATTTATTTACCCTGTGATATTTACTATACCATAGAGGCTTACGTTCGCAATAGATTTATAGACAAAACTCATTGTCTGAATACGGGATTAGAGCCGGGTAATTACTATGACTTAGATTATAGAATTATTCATGGTCTTTTTAATGAACTTGTTGATCTTGTTGAAATAGAATACGCCCATTTATTCAAGTGCTATAAGGAAAAGAAGTATGAGTTTGTTCGCGGTCGCTGCGTTGAGGCTGGGCTTGATTATTTAAAATGGGCTAGTGGTTTGACCTATAACAAAGATTATGGCTTTAGAAAGGGAGACAAGGGGTTTGGTGAGCCAACTGAACAGGCAGTCGCCGCTCGTAAAACAGTAGAGTTATATAACTGGTGGAAAAACAGAGACAACAGACCAGACCCTTACGAAATTTTCTCTGAGGAAAAGCACGGCAAGAGTTATTATAAGCAAATTAGTAAAACGCAAGACAATTACGAAAAAGAAGATACAAAGATGCTTATTGAACTTATTAAGATCAGAGGAAGTCTTTGGACATGACATTTCAACAATTTAAACACTATGTTGATATTCATTATCAGTTAGGTATAAGGCAGGGCCAGAATGTTATGAATTGCTTGCGTAAAGCGTGGCCGGATAAATATAGAGAATTAACGGGTTCGCATCTTGACTGTTTTTACAATGATCGTAAAATACCAGATATTATGAACCACCTAGAGAAAAACTGGCATGAAATACTTCACAAGTCCCGATAGGGGCAGTTTTATGATGAACCATTATAAAAAGTCCCTGGATAAAGGTGATATTACTCAAGATTATTTTGATTCAATACAACGTATGTTGTCTCAGAAAGAAAGCCCCAAAGACGCTGATCTAGGTTGGGATTTAAGGGGTTCTGAATGGATTGCCAATAAGTGTAAATATAGTGTTGTTTATAGCCAGAACTTATACGCTGCTTTATGTAACAATAGATTTTTACAAAACAAAAAAGAATGGACTTGTTCTTGGAGATATGCTGGCGGCATTGTTGCTGATCTAAATGAAAAGGGAGATTATATTGATTGGTATTGTAGTGGTATAGGACATAATACCGATGGCTTTGTTGGTGAGGGTTTTGTTACAGACGAGGTAAGACTAGACCTATTAAAACTAGGCTGGACTGTAGAACCCTATAATTTTGACGATATGGAAATATTCGATGAAAACTTTTAAAGAGCAATTAAGAAGAGTTGTTGATGATGTTAATTGTGATGTTTGCGGGAAAAGCACCACAAATAATACCAATATAGGGCCAGATTATGCTACATTAGAAAGTTGTTGGGGATACGGATCAAAGGATGATGGTACGAAGTATAATATTGATCTTTGTGAAAATTGTTTTTTGGAGGTTCTAAACTTTATTAAAGACAAGAGAAGGCAGGTTTTGGGGCCATTTAAATATCCTTATGAAAAAGATCCCCTAGAAGGACAAGATTATACTATACTATGATAGAAATTTCAGCAAAAGGTATCAGAGGTTTTCTGTTATATAGCCCAATAAACAATAAACATTTCTTTAGGGTTTATGATTCTAAGGACAAAAAAATATTTAGAGACTACACGATTACAGCAGAGGAAATAGAGATAGAACTATTGTCTGATTTTAATGCCTTAATAGAGGACGAGGACAATAAACAACTAGACTTTAGTAGCAAAGCATTAGGAAGAACTCACAAATGTCAGAATATAAAAAACAGACCATAGAGATAAATAATGATCTGTTGATAGAACTACATCATAATCCTCTTCTTAATGACAGACCATTCTATCTTAGGGTATATTCCTACACTGACTATAGCGAGCATAGACTAACCCCAAAAGATGTTTTAAAGTTATCTGAGAGTCTGGTCGATTTTGTATTTGACAACCAGAACGATATGGGTTATGCTGATAATTTAACCGGACTCGCCCGATTGTGGCATCATAGGAGAAACGAGGCAGTCCAAAAACTAGAAGAATATACCAATGATTAAACACTTCCCCTTAACAAAAACAGACAAAGTTATAGAGTATTATTCTGCAAAAGATGGTGTTCCAATAGCCTATGTTTGTACCACAGACTTTAGACGAAGCGATGCTCCTGTGGATATTTTTTACAGAGAGACTCCTCATCCAGAATTTGGAAACAAATATTTTGGTTTTGGATATAACTACGACAGTGGCGATTATGTAATATTTAATGCCGACAAAGTAGAAGATTTCACTTTTGGTATGGTGGAGGATGATGGTGGTGATCTTCAATATTCTCAGTATCATCATGATTATAAAAGTTTCAACAATGGAAATATGATTGATGGCGGGCGGGAATATATTAGATCAAGCGGTAATACTAAGATTTATGTAGTAAAGAACGGAACGATGGTAGAAAAGGAATAATATGAGAAAAGACATTGCTAAAAAGTGGATTAATGCTTTGCGTAGCGGGAAATATAAGCAAGGACAGAATTTTCTAAAACAATTCAACAGTAGTGGACAGCCAAGACATTGTTGTTTAGGAGTTCTTTGTGAACTCTATAATGATACTATGAAAAAGAATCACAAAAAAACCATCTCAGTAAAAGAATGTAATGATGAACCAGCATTAGATCATCGTTATGTTAAATTTGGTAACAAAGATGGTTCGCTACCAACCGTAGTAAGAAAATGGGCCGGTATTAAAAACGACATGGGTACTTTTTCTTATATTGAAAAAGATGCTTATGGCACATTTAAGGATACTAAGTGTTTAGCAGACTTGAACGACGCTGGCAAAAAATTTTCAACTATTGCAGATATTATAGAAAAAAACGCGGAAAATTTATGAAGAGCGGGATGAGAAAATAATGAGTGAGATATTACCAGATAGCAAAATTCCTTGGTGGGATAATGAATATGAAGGAGTTTATAGCGACGATCCCGAAGATGGATATGCCTATGATATGGGAACAAAGATACAAGAATAATAATTTATGGACACTAAAATAGCAATATCTCTCACCCAACAACAGATTTCTTGCGAAAAAATATGTCAACTAATTCAAATGCTGGTATCTAAAAACTCAGGCAATAAAAACCTATCATTACTTACTATAGAACTAAAAGAAGTATCGGACGATACAAACCTAATACCAAAGATAGAACATAACCAATGAAAGAAACTCCCAATCCTCTAAAATACAGAATACTAGAAGAGAATATTGACATACAAGACCCCACCATACAAGCATATATTGATGGTCTTAAAGAGTTAATCTCTTATCAGTATCATGTTATTAAAGAACAAAGATCAGAGATTATAGCAATTAAACATAAAGAGGCTTGGAAAAGATATGACAAAAAATGATTATGATTTACTTATTAGGATTTGTCAATACTCATTGAGAAAAGGCTATGGCCTCGACAAAGAGCAAATATCCGATATTGACAGGATGCTGAACAAGTTGTATAATGAACGTCACTCTAGGGAGAAATTGGATGCTCTGGTCAGAAATAAAAAAGTGGGCAAAGGATCAGGGGTACGAAACGGTTAAGGAAAAAGACGATAGTGTTAATGGACATTCGTATTATTGGTCTAAAGTAGATGATCCTCAAGTAAGCGGCGTTTCATTAAGCGTTAGTAAACTTGCGAAAGATATCTATAATAGTATTACTAATAATAAATGGGCAGAGCATCAGACAGTCTTTCAAGAATCTAAAACAATAGGAAAGTTTAATGTGTCGGACTACTGATAAACAGTCTAGCAAAGACAATAAAATACAATGCCTGCCAGCATTAACCATCACCAGCATACTATCTTCTGCTATCAACGGGATTATTGGGTTTGTTGCTGTCTATTTTTTTAAGCCAGCATGGGAAAAAATAACAAGATATTTTCAAAAATAGGGAATCTAAATGAACTCAGTAAAATTTATCGGTGCCACCCCAGACGCAGAAAAACTCATATCTTATTGTGCTAGGGTTAGCAACCCTTCTAATCAAGACAATCAAAACTACAGCAAACTATTGAAGTATTGTATAGATCATCAGCACTGGTCTATATTTGAACAGGCTTTTATGACTCTTCAAATAGAAACCACCAGAGGCATCGCTGCTCAAATCTTAAGACACAGAAGTTTTACCTTCCAAGAATTTAGTCAAAGATATGCAGATGCAACTCTTTTAGCAGAAGATATTCCTCTGTTTGAATTAAGAAGGCAAGACACTAAAAATCGTCAAAATAGTATTAACGACATTAGTGATGAGATTAAGTCTAAGTGGAACTCAAAGATAAGGGAGCATTTTGCCAAGGCAAAGTCTATTTATGACGGGATGATAGCAGACGGAATTGCTAAAGAGTGTGCTAGATTTATACTACCGTTAGCAACACCAACAAGGCTTTATATGAGCGGTAGTGTTCGGTCATGGATTCATTATATCAATCTTAGGGCTGCTCATGGCACCCAAAAAGAACATATGACGATAGCCAATGATGCTAAAGAAATTTTTAAACAACAATTTCCAACAATAGCGGAGGCTTTGGCATGGTAGTCCTTAGATTTGAAAACTATACCGATATTCTGTTCATGGCCCCACTAATTATAGTATCGGTAGGTATGGTTCTGTTTACAACAGCATTGATTATATTCAGATTAGCAGATTTTATAGAAAAAAATAACAGGAGATAACTATGGGCTTGGCAGATATTTGTTTATTGTTGTTTATTGTATTTTTGTTTTTAGGACTACTGGTATTTATCCCTTTGATTTGCTTAACGACCTGCCTATTATATTCTATTTATAAAGACAATAAAATTAGTATTACTATTACGAACAAAGAAAAACCTACAGATAAATAGCATGGATACCAAATTAAACTTTATCACGAAATGCACAAGAGAACTTCTAGCCAATGGATTTTCTGTATTGATACATAGAAAAAAGGAATTGGATGGCTACGGAGGATGGTTTGGTGCAGAAGAAGGAGAGAAAGAATTGGTTGTTGCTTTAGATCACGATATGGGTTTTGAAGTATTCTTACATGAGTATTGTCACTACCTACAATGGAAAAATAATCGTGATTTGTGGGATAGATCACTACTAACATACGACACTTTATTTGAGTGGATAGACAAGCCTGAATCTAATTATACTGATGAAGAATTGAACCAAAGTCTTCATGATATTCTAGAACTAGAACATGATTGCGAGAATAAAGCGCTAAGATTGCTACAGAATAATCCTATAGAGGATGTAAGTGTTGATAAGTATATTCGTGCTGTTAACGCATATTTGCTTCATTATCACATAAATCGTTCTTTACGAAAAAGACCAAAAAACCCAATATATTCCGATAGGGTTTTATCTCATATGCCCAATACATTCAATACCAGTCTGGACTATTATCTAGACTCTGGTAGTATTTCCGAATCAATGAGAGCGGCACTCCTGCAAGAATACGAAAAAACTCAAGAATCGTCTTGACACATGCCGATAGTCTAGTATACTGATGCTATCTTAGGAGAATCTATGGCTTACGGTCTGTGCTGTATATCTTTAAAACTTAAGGAACAGGGTCATGGATTTCAAACTATGACCTATAAGCGTTTTTCCTCTCTACCAAGAGAGGAAGCGTTGAGTGTCCTTGGTGATCGTATCCATAATAACATGGTTGTAACCAATGAAACAATCAAATTTTGCGGAGATAATGGCTACGCTTACAGAGTTAGTAGCGATCTATTTCCTCTTATCACTTTTGATGAGGCCAATATCTCATTAGAAGATTTACCAAATTATGAAGATGTTCAAGACGAAATGGATAACATTGAACAAACCATTAAAAATACTGGCGTTCGCGTATCCTGTCATCCATCAGAGTTTAATGTTCTTGCTTCTACGAACGAAAAAGCAGTAGAAAAAACTATCACAGAACTAAACTTTTATAGTAGTTTCTTCGATAGAATTGGCCTTCCAGCCAATTATAATAGCCCCATGAATATTCATGTTCACAATAAAAATGGAACGTATGATGAAATTATTGAAAGATTTAAACGAAACTTTAACAAATTAGACGATAACTGCAAGGCAAGACTTGTTATTGAAAATGATGACAAGTTGAATTGCTGGAGTGTTCGTGAACTAATCACTCATTTTCATCCAAAAACCAATATCCCTATCACGTTCGACTATCTACATCACAAATGCCACTCTGATATGCTTAATGAAAATACTGCTATTTCTGCCTGTCACGATACTTGGCATGGACGCAAGCCGCTATTTCATTATAGTGAATCAAAAGAGGGCAATAATCCTAGAGCCCATGCAGACTATGCCTATAATAAGTTTGAGACATATGGATTAGATTTTGATGTAGATATGGAACTAAAAGCCAAAGACTACGCCATAGAGAAGCACGAAGAAATTTGTAAAGGAGTATTAGCATGAGTGGATGGCTTATAGCATTAACTGGCTGTGTTTACGCTTATGTTAGTATAGAGCAATTTTATAAGGGGAATATTGGGCTTGGCATAGCCTATGCTGGGTATTCTTTTGCTAATTGCGGCTTGTATATGTTGGCTACGAAATAAAATGAAAATTATTAATAAGACTATTCGTAAAGCATATGCGAACTGGAACCCTAGTCCTCTAATTAGGTGCTATCATTATGCTGCTGCTTTTGATGGACAGAAAATGATATGTTTCAGCAAAAACAACCCGATCAAAACCAATACCAGAGCCTACAGAATAGGTGAGCAGTTTAATTTACCAAAGTATAAGGAATACCCATTTGTCCATGCTGAATCTCATCTTATTTCTAAATTACTTGATATGTATAACTCCATTGATCCTAGTTGGTCTATTGTTGTTATGCGTATTAATAGAAAAGGACTTATTTTAGGAAGTAAGCCTTGCGAAAATTGTGACAAACTGTTAAGTGCTGTAGGACTAAATAATGTTTTTTATAGCACAGATAGCGGACAATTTATCGACAGTTTTGGATATTCGATTGAAGCGGGAGCGTTGACAGTGCCGATGATGATGGTATAATCCGATTAACGGAGGTTGCTATGAACTGTATTTATTGCAAAAGTTGCGTCGGTATTGATCGGTATGAGTTCCTATCGGAAACGGGTCGCAAAATTATCTGTAAGGAATGTAGTGTAGAAAATAAGGCTGTTGGCTTTATGGACTGGGGACACAAAACAGCACCAAGTTTAGTGATGGTTCCAAGTAATGCTAAAGAAACCATCCGTATTCTTGATAGAGCAAATAGGAGAGGAAGATGAATCAAATGACTTGGCTTGATTTATATAATTTTCTGAACGAAAGAGCAAACAATATTAATGCAGTAGGAACTTTTGATTGGAGCAGACCAGTGTTAGTACACGATGCCGACACGGGCGATGAATTTGTCTGTGACACTTATTACGTCAGCGACAGTAGGGGCGATGATCGTCTGGTATTGATTACTAATATTGAAAAGATTTTTGAGGAGAACTCTTAATGGATTTGGAGATTGAACACCTTCTATTTAAGCAGGTAAATAAACCTAAACACTATTTGATGACTAGAATTATTAATGTATTTGAAAATCGTTATCGCATTAATGTCTATGTTGAAATCGAAGAAAACAATTTAATTAAACGAAAGATTAAGCAAAGTTACTTTTGTCACTATAGTCCAGGTAAACTCACTATTGTACCAGAACCGGATTATAAATCAGAAGAACAAAAAAGACTATGAACAGCGAATTACAAAATCAGTTATACGAAAAATATCCGCAACTTTTTTTCAATAAAGACAAGACTCCTATGGAAAGCCCTATGTGTTTTGGCATAGAGTGCGGGGAAGGTTGGTATGACATTCTATCTTCTCTTTGTTGGATGATTAAACAGCATGAAGAAAATATATCAGAAAGAATACGGATTAGAAATAAAGTCGGAACACAAAATGACAAGGAAGATATAGACTATTTTCCCGTAAAATTTGACCAAATCAAAGAAAAATATGGTGGTCTTAGAGTCTATTTTAGTGGTGGCGATGAATATATAGAGGGTTTAGTTAGCATGGCAGAAGCAATTAGTTATAAGATTTGTGACGTTTGTGGCAACAAAGGAGAACCCAATAAAGACGGCTGGATTTCAACTCGTTGTGAGGCTCACAGAAATTCCTAAAGACCGCGGCTTGACAATGCCGATAACTGTGTTATACTTACCATGTAACGACAATTTCACACTCAGGAGATTTTACAATGGGTCTTGGAAAAGGTAAGAAGGCTTGCGAAAAATGCGGCACTGTAACCGGCCCCCGTGCATATATGTGCAAGAATTGTAATCATCCATTTGTTTTTAAGGCAAAGAGCAAGGAGTCTAAAAACACAAAGATTATCCGAGACTTTAATTGGAGAGAATTGGTTAAGGGTGATAGGGTTAAGGTTGCCGGTGGCCCGTTTTATGTAAGTAGGGGCGAATTCATTCCAATGGGTTATCGCGGGCGTTTTGTTGTGGAAAAAGTAGACGAAAACGGTATTCTCGCATGGGGTATTGATAAGCAAGCAGGATTTTGTCATATTTGGATGAATGGAGATATTCAAAATAAAGAAACAGGCGTTTGGAAAACCAAGCACAAAATGATGAAATTAAAGCCAAAGGAACCAGTATCGTGAGTTTTACCCCAGAACAGAAACATCAGTTAAATAAACTGCTAGATCATAGAGACGAGATCAGTAATTCTGTATTCCATATAGAAAGAATACTAAAGCATTATTTTCCAGAAGAGTTTGAAGTGGCTTACCAACATTGGATTCCACAAATCACAACCTCTTTGTATGATGATACTAGGTGGCTTCCTCGCGGACAACACACAATGCAACAATGCTTAAACAGACTATTTGACAGACTGAATGAGAATCGGGACACAAAAGGTGTAAATAAATTTATCAAGTAGTACATATATGAACAACCATTTTTACGCTATACACGATATTGAAGGCTATGCTACTCAAATGAGGAAAGCGGCCGGGGATTTTATATCTCAAGAGAATAACGACAACCTAGATGATTATATAAGTATTGGACAAATCAATAATTTATTGGATGAACATTGTCTTGGTTATGATGCCGAAAACAGACCAATTCTGGACGAAGATACCAATGGGTTTCTGTTCGACACTATTGTAGATTGGATACATAATGTAGGCTTGTCAAAGTTGGCTTCTAAGGGACTCATAGAGTGTGCTTGGGATGAACAAACAAACGAAATGATTTTTTGGGCTTGTTCAAGTCAACCAACGCTTAAAGACAAAGACCTAAACAATGAAACAAAATCTGAAAGAAACAATATCGAACCTAAAGAATGAGATATATCATCTAAAAGAATATCTTTTTTCGGATTGTTGCAGACAGTGTTCTGAGATAATATCTAAGATAGAAAAATATCAACAGGAAATTAAAGAATTGGAAGAGAATCCAGAGTATGAAAAAACTAAGTCAAAAAAGACTGAATAGACTAAAGAAAGAAGGAAAACTGAGAGATAATTTTGAATTGTGGGTAGACCATCATAACCATAAATTTGAACTAATTCGCACAATTACTAGTATCTTTGGGTTGATTATGAGTTCTGTTATTATGATGAAAGTTTTTGGGGTTCTTTAGTTCAAAATTTTTCTTCAAGAGTTGACAGTTCGATTGCCGATAGTAGAATAGAAGAGTTGATAGTTCAAAATACGGGGCGTAAGGTAAGCCGGTTGCATCCGACACTCTTATAAGGTGTTCATAGGTCTGTTCGACTCAGACACGCCCTATTATGAAAAATACAATTATAGCAACCCTGTTTTCATTTCTGGTTTTTTCTGTCACCCTCAATATCTTGCTGTGGCAAGAAATGGAGAGTTTCAGATCAGAACTAAATAGGATCATTATGCCAGTTAGCGACGATGATCTACAAAAACTTATGGAAGAAATTAAAAACTTGTCAAATACAGACATTAATGCTGGAAATGATACCTAGAATACTAAGAAAAAGAAACTGGAAACTAGCATTTTCTTGGTCTAGGAGATATTGTTATATAACCGGAGAAAATCTATGGCTCAAACTATCTTACAGAGGAAGGAAGCAAATATATAGCATTATCGAAGGACGATACTCCCTAAATGACGATATTTGGCTGAGTCAAACAGAATATCTTTATAGATTATCCAGAAATCAACTATAGTTTGGGGTAGTATAATACATTGGGGGCGAAAGGTTTCGACTATAATAACCGATTGGTTTTAGCAAGTAGAGGATGATATGTTGGCCTCTTTAATCATCATATCAAATGCTTTAACTGGCACAACTCAGTTAGCCCTTGCTGCCTAATAAAAACAGGCAGTAACAGACTGCGATTGCGAATGAGGGTAGCGATCAAAAGTCTGTCGTTAAATCCCTCTGCACTTACAATATCCAGCGGGTTGTAGGTTAAGAGCAGTTGGTAAGGCGAAATAAGTCTTGTTTGTTCTGTAATTTCGCTTAATTTATGAACAAAATAAACTTGTAGAAAAGATCAAAACGGTATTACTAGGACGCGGCTTCGATGCCGCCGCCTCCACTTAAAAACAAGGAGAATATAATATGAAATTCTGGAAAAAAATATTCAAAAAGATAGAAAAAGAAAACAAGGAATTCCATGAAGAAGAAATGGAATACCTAAAGAAACTAGAAAAGAAGATGAAAAGACTAGAGAAGAAGATGAAAAAAACATAGTAACTAGAATAATGCTTAAAGTTATTACTGCATATAATAATTCATACAAGCCATTAATAGATATAAGTTCTTCTATAATTACCAACTATTGTAATTATCATTCGTTTGACTATGAAGCGTACAAAATTCCAGATAACTATATACGCCCACCTTCTTGGTCAAAAATACAGTATTTGATTACAAATCTAGAAGAAAAGAAATATCAGTACATTCTATGGATAGATGCTGATGCTATAATTAGCGGTAGCAGTTATGATATTCTCTCCGTTATTGAGCCACATAGATATATTTATATTTCCAAAGATTTTAACGCAATCAATGCTGGAGTTATTTTATTCGCTAATAATAGTTATAACCTAGATCTATTATATAAGATATGGAATAAAGAAGAGTATATAAATCATTCTTGGTGGGAACAGGCCGCTTTAATTGAACTCATTGATAATAACTGGAACAATGTTCAAGATTATATCAAATATCTACCAAATAAAGAATTTAATGCGTATCCACTAGAAATATCGTCAAACTCAGAATATCGGTCAGATGATAGTAGTTTCATTACTCATTTTCCCTCTTTGCCATTAGAACTTCGCATAACGCTAATGAAAAAAACAGCAAATAATTATGTTCCAATATATCGAAACATACCAAATCTATCAGCACTAAGACACGCTAAAGAATTTATTAGATCATGGGAAAATATGAAGAGACTATCTGCCGAAGATGGAGACAAAGAAAGAAATGAACTTTGCGACTTAATGTTATTTCGCTTTATGCAAAATTTGAGAACTAGTTCCTAGTGACAAACCTAAAAAGAAATAAGTTCCGATGCCAAGAAAAATTTGTTCATATTGTGGAGAAAGGAAAAATCGGAAAAGTTTTTCAAAACACAGTATGTACAAAGATAAGTTGGACAGCAGATGTAAAAAGTGCGTTAAAAAACATTCCAAAATTAGGGGTAGATTACATAAAGAGGCTCCACCAAGACCAGAGACTTGTGAGTGCTGTAAACAGACTCCAATAAAATGGGTATTAGACCACGATCACAAAGACGATACTTTCCGTGGGTGGATTTGTGATAAATGTAATACCGGAATAGGTAAACTTGGTGATGATTTGCGGGGAATAGTTAATGCTATGAACTATTTTCTTTCAAGACCCAAAACCTAAAGATGCTCTATTGACAGGTCGATACTAGTATGGTAAGATACTGTGAACACAGGAGACTAATTTGATGGTTCACGATTTTAATTATGTTTGGGGTATGGTGCGTGATCTTAGGGCTACCAGTAGCACTACCGATAAGCAGGGCATCATTGAGGACTATTGCAACCATAATTCTGCTGCTGCTACTTTTACTAAACAAATTTTGAAATATACCTATCATCCTTTGTGGCAGTATAATGTAACCAGCGATAATCTCAAGAAGAAATCTAAACTTCGTGGAAAACAGTATAAGAATTTCTTTGATCTTTTGGATAACCTAAAGAGTCGCAAAATTACTGGTCACGATGCTATTGGGGCAGTAAATAGTTTTATCGACTTTCACCCCGACCACGAAGAACTCATTTACTGCATCATTGATAAGGATTTGAAAACCCGTGCTGGTGACAAGATTATCAACAAGGCTATTCCTGACCATATTCCAGAGTTTAGTGTTGCTCTGGCGGATAAGTATGAGCCTAAACTTGTAGATTGGAAAGACAATTGGTATGTTAGTCGCAAAATTGACGGTGCTAGATGTATTGCTATTGTTGACTCAGAAGGTAATGCCTCTTTCTTTTCTCGTACCGGAAAAACATTCGATACACTTGATGTTGTGGCCGGTGGTATTAAGGCTCTTGGTATTACTGATGTTGTTTTTGATGGGGAGTTGTGCTTGGTGGATGATGAGGGTAATGAAGATTTCCAAGGAGTTATGAAGCAACTCAAGAAGAAGGATCATACCATTCCTAATCCATCTTATAAAATTTTTGATATGATCTCTCATGATGAATTTTATAACAAAAAGGGAGATAAGAATAAGACTTATACCTATCGCTATAATAATCTAAGAGAAGTTATGAGAGAAAATACCTGTACTTGCCTTAGTGTGCTTGGTCAAGAACTAATTAAAGACGATGACCATTTTGCTGAGTGGACTAAAAGATCTAAAGATTATTCTTGGGAGGGACTGATGTTGAGGGCAGACGAACCGTATAAGGGTAAGCGATCTAAAGACCTTCTCAAGTTTAAAAGTTTCAATGATGACGAATATGAAGTAGTCGATGTTGAAATGGGGCCATTTCGTTATGTTAAAGACGGCCAAGAAACAGAAGAAACTATGCTTAGTTGTGTAACTATTAAACATAAAGGTTATAATGTTCGGGTTGGAAGCGGCTTTAGTATAGAACAAAGACAGGACTTTTATAATCATCCAAAAAAGATTCTTGGTAAAATTATAACTGTACAGTACTTTAGTGAGAGCGAAAACCAAGATGGAGGCTTGAGCCTACGCTTTCCCACTTTTAAGTTTTTGCATGGATCGGCTAGAACCGTTTAAAGAAACGGGTCTTGACAAACCGATACCATTAGCATAGAATCGTAGCATACACTTTGGAACACAAACTGGAGCAAACATGAGCGAAGCAGTTATTGAGAAAAAGCCTGTTGTTATGAGTACCTCAAAGGCCGATGAGTTTTTTAAGAACTTCCCGAAGGATAAGGTCGTATCCTATAAAGACTATTGGGAAAGTATTCGACCAAATAATAATGATGAGATTTTTCGTCGCTACCTCTTTGCCTATATGAGCGTTCATACTACTTGGAAATCTAATGTAGCAGGATATAATGCAATCAAAAATTTTAGCGAATGGCTGGACGATAAAGAACTGTTGAGAGAAAAAATTAAAAATAGCGGCTGCGGCTTGTATAATAATCGTACAAAGTTTATTTGGGATTTTAAAGATAAGTTTTGGGCCAATCCTAAAGATTTTTATTTGACTACTAAGAAGTATCATGTCAAAAAGAGAGATCAAATCGTAAATAATATATCTGGATTAGGTACTGCCAAGGTATCTTTTGCCCTTGAACAGTCTCATCCTAATGAGTGTAGAGTATTTTGTGGCGATACGCATATGCTTGAATTGTATGGTATGAAAACATTGACATACCAATCTAAAAAAGGACTTGAACTGTATAAGAAGATGGAAAGACACTGGAGTGTTAATTGTGGCAAAATAGGTGTTCCCGCTTATATCGCTAGATCAATTTTTTGGGACGCAAAACAGAATAAGACTGATTCTCGTTATTGGTCTTATGTCTTTGAGGAAGAGCCTGAGACCTTATAATAAGAATTGGGAGAATTAGAAATGAGCCAAAACGGAAAAGGATCAAAACGCAGACCCAAAAGCGTAGATCAAAAAACGTGGGCAGATAACTACGATAGAATCTTTAAAAAAGGGGAACAAAAAAATGCCAACAGGAGTAAGGGTTCTAATTAATACTAATGACGGCAATAATCATCCTATAACAGAATATGGATATATTACTAGAAGACTAAACTCTCAACTCTATGAGATTTGGGGAGAATCTTCTCAGATCACATACCTATTAAGCCCACAGGAATTTACTGAGATTAAGGAAGATCAGGGAGAATAGCATCAACATGGGCTGTATAACAAAATACAATAAAGATAAAACAACCTCTGTATTTGTGCCATGCGATTGCAAGAGTGAGGTTTTATACATAGAGTATGATCATGAACATAAGATAGCGGATTTATCTATTTATTACTTACCATACTCCAGAAGCCTGTCATTATGGCAAAAACTAAGATATATCTGGCAGGTTTTGGTACACTCAAAACCATATTCGGATCAATTGGTTTTAACATACTCCCAGTTGAAAGAACTAAAGCGATTTCTGGTCGAAATTGATATTAAATAGTGTATTTAATTATATGTAGTATATTCCTACTAAAAGGAGTTTATCATGAGCATGAATAATTACGTAGGCGATGAGTTGGCTAAAAAAGTCAAAATTTTAAGTTCAGCACTATCTGATGCCGATAAAATTATTCAAATACTACAAGAAGAAAATAAAACCCTAAAAGATATTCTTGACAGTTTAATGTCTGTAGACAAAGAAGAGAATATTAGCACTCAAGGCGCTATTTGTGTCTAGTGAGATAAGCCATGAAAAAACTGTCACTAGTTGTTGCTTTGGTTTGTTGTTTTGTTTCTAGTCTAGCAAACGCACAAGTCTCTGCAACTTCATATCTTATTAAGAATGACTATGAAACAGCAAGGGTTTTGGCAAAAGAAACCGATATGCCAATACTTTTGATATTTAGTGCTGATTGGTGCGGATATTGTCAGCAACTTAAAAAAGATATGCCTAATCTACAAGAGACAGACAGGTACATAGTCTGTACCATAGACATAGAGGCCAATCCAGAACTTAAGAAAAAAATGGGAATAAAAAGTCTACCAACCTCTCTAATTATAGACCAAACAAGTAATAATGAGATATCAAGAAAAGTAGGATATAAAACAGAAGACTATTCTAGGTGGTTGCGAAGAAAGTCCAACTAGTCCAGAATCTACTTTTCTGAAAAACTGGTTGGAGTGCAAAAATTTTTCAAGGACGAGGATTGACAGTGACGATACACTGTTGTACAATGAAAGGACAAAGCAGGAGTTAATCGGTCGCGTGATCGAATCTTGCTGAGTGAATTTGGATTAAGATTTGGAGGTTGATTATGGCTGAAATTAGTACGATTGAGAAGCAGAAGCGTGTTCGTTGTTCGGACGAGCAGTTTCTTGAGGCTGTTTTTTCTAGTAAGACTTATGCTGAGATTGCTAGTAAGACCGGCCAAAAGGTCGCTAGTACAATGGCTCGTTTTGCTCGCACCAAGGAGGCTCTCAAGGCCAAGGGTATTGAGTTGCCCACTATGGAGAGAGCGAAGCCTGTCAAGACGATTGACAATGTTGAGCAGATGGCTCAGATCGTGGCTCGTCTCAAGGCTCATGCCAACGGTTGATTAAAACCCAAGATGCGCTGGCTACACAGACTAAACGAGAGGCACAAGTTATAGTCAACCTCAAATCAATTGTTTGTGTAGTCAGTGTGTTTTGGTTTTATTAATTAATCCAGCATGAAGTTTTCTATGACAATTAGAACAAATTACAATACATTTATTAATTTCTTCTTGAATAGTTTGTATCGAATTAGCACCTCTAGACATAACAGAAATATTCCAATCTTTAATTTTTGGATTAGTATGGTGAAAGTCCAGACAGATTGGAGTATTTTCTGAACAGAATTCGCACCCTTTGTTTGCTTTATATTCATTAATAAAATCTTGATTTCTTCTTTTATATTTAGGGTTGTTGGTTCTCGCTCTATCACAATAAATATCTTTATTGAGTTCATAATATTTTTTATGATATTTTGATTGACATTGTTTACATTTATTTTGTAATTTATTTAATTTTTTGTTCTTAAAAGCAAAACATGACTCATTTTGGCTTACTTGACAACAGGAACACTTTCTTTTAGAACCCATACATACCTCACGGTGGCGAAATTGGTATACGCAAGGCACTTAAAATGCCTCGACTTTTAGTCATGAGGGTTCGACTCCCTCCCGTGAGATTATACACCAACTTATTTGAAATTTACAAGATTTGACGATTGACAACCAAACATAGATCGCTATAATCTAGTAAATGTCGAACGGATTTGACCTTTTATTTTTAAACACCAAGGAGATTTATTATTATGAAGAATGTTGTTTTGTTTCTAGTTATTGCTTTTTCGCTATCGTCGGTATCTTTTGCTGGTGATTGCCAGTCTGGTAATTGTGCGGTTGCTCGCGGACGAAAAGTTGTGACTGTTACAAAGAGTGTTGTTCGTGAGACTGTAGTTCTGCCAAAGAGAATTGTTTCTGGCTGTGCTAATGGTGTTTGCCGTAGTCGAACGGTTACAGTTGTTCGTTAATTTATAATGAAAAGGAAACCCCCGATGCCTCTTAATAATGCACACTTTCGGGGGTCTTTTTCTCTCTTATTTATTTTTCAAGGAGGAACTATGAAGAAGGTATTACTGATTGCTTTGGCGTTGTTCTGTTCAGAAATGTCTTATGGACAAAATAACACAACACATAAAACATATACTTATACAACATCGTCAGCACAAGGAGTAGCGAATATTCAGGCTAAACGAGGATATATGGGTCATTGTGGTGGAAATAGTGGTTATGAAGGAGTAGGATTTTCTACTGTAAGTGCGGATCATGCTATTAGGAATTGTTGTTATTGGGGACAAAAGACTCCTGTAGAGATCGGAGTTGCAAAAGGTCCGAATGGATGGTATGCTTGTGTTAGGTATCGCTAAATATCAAAAGGAGATATATGAGTAAGAACAATATAGAACTATATAAGATTGGCAGTAAGGTGAAGTTGGCCGAAGATGTTTTTGGAACAATAGTTGGAATTAATATTAGGGGAGAAAACCATGTCAGTTATGAATGTGGTTGGTGGAATAGTCGCTCCTATACAACTCAATTATTTTCTGCTAATGAGATAGAAGTAACCATTGCTGAAAAAACAAGAATAGGATTTGTCTAAAATGGAACAACACGCCAACCCAATAGAGTATCTAATCGAATTTGCTTGGGCCAATGGTGCTGCTAGGTTCATCGTAAACAACGCTAAAGACGAACTAAAAAAACTGCGTGATAAGAATCAGGTGGATGATGCACTTGCTTATCCGATTGCATGGGCTAGAATGAATAGCAATGGCGATTTATACGAATTATCAAATCACTCATTATGTTCATCAGATAATCCGAACTCCAATGTGGTTGCATTATATGCAAGAAAAGAAAATGTCCAACAGGCTATGTCGAGCAATAGTACCAACGAATAACCCGCTGTCTAAATTTTCTCATTTTGAAATAGTAACAATGAGAGAATACAGCGATTACAATGGTGGTACATATATTGACGAAATTAATACTGCGGCAGAGTTTTTAGACTCTCTTAATGCTTATGATGACCCTTTTTATAGAGTCTTTGGAGTTTATAAAGAATCTTGTCCCAAATCACGAAAATTTATAGCAGATTTTTTTAGTATTGATGATGCCAAGAATTTCTTATACGATATAACTGGTTCATCGGTAGATATCGTCTCCTATTAAACGTATGCAATATCTAATCAATAGCAAAGACATATTTCAGGAGGGAGGGTGCTGCCAAGTCTATTCCATTGAAAAACATCCCGAAATTTTATTCAAAGAATTTTCTAAGAGAAATAAAGCGGAATATGCTATGTGTATTCAGCATAAATTAGCCCAATTTGATCTTGCTCCGATGGTTTACTCAGACTTATGCAGATTAGATTTTGTATCGGATAATTTAGTTATTGGCCGCAGTAATTGGGGATATATAACAGAATCAGCAGCCTCTCCATCGTACAGTACAAAAAAAGAAAAATATAACATATTAAGGAAAATTCAGACGCTTGTTGATTCTATTTACCGGGTCGCTAAACTAAAATTTTGGGACTGTCATTATTATAATACTGGATGGGTTTGCAGGAATGGTTCAAATAAACTAGTATGTATTGATACGGGATCAGAAAGTTTTAGTGGCTATTCCGATGCTTGGGGGATGGGTTCTCCTGGGCCAAAATGTAGTTATTGTAATAAATATCAATGCAGATGTAGCGAGGACTAAAATGCCATATATTAATGAAGAAGAAAGAGTGGAACTAGATGAAGCCATAGAAATTATGGCGAAAGCAATAAAAGACCACAAAACAGCACTGGTTGATCCGAATAATTTTAGTAATTTTTTGGGACGTATTAACTATTGCTTTTCGCGGGTTATAGCCTCAGTAATGGGCGATGTTTCTTATACTAAAATTGCTATGGCAACTGGTGTATTAGAAAATATTAAACAAGAGTTTTATCGTAGAGTTGCATCGTCCTATGAAGATAAGAAGATCTGTACCAATGGAGATATTAAAGAATACAAACGATTAAATTAAGGAGATGGGTGTGTCAAAAGAAATTAATGATATCCTAAAAAATGTAAACAAAAATAATCAAGAGATATATAAATTAGAAGACAATACACTAAAAAATATAGTGTTACTAAATAAAGATGTCGAGGATATCAAGAAACAGATCAACACGATCATTGCTAAACTAGACACAGTAGTAGAAATGATGATGACACTTACTCTTTTTATTGAAGAAAGTGTTGAGATAGGAGAACTAGATGAACATGAAGAAGATTACGAATCCAACGAGGGCTGGATTCCAGACAATGAAGATTGGAGAGAATCTCTTGAAGACGAAGATCTAGATAATGATTAGCTTAGCCTTATTAGCATCTATTATTGTTTTGGCTATATTGGTCTCAGGTCCACTATGTTTCGTTATAAGTGGAATTTATTATGTGCCAACATGGTTCGTTGTCCTCATATCTGGTGTAACCATATTCGCAGGATTATGGTTTTTTTATCTACCCATACCAGGAATAAGATATGTGGGAATTGTGTCTCTTTTACTTGGTGTTTTGTCTATCAACAATCGCATAGGAAAAAACTTTACACGCAACAACAACTAAAGGTTGACAATCCGACTTGCCGATGGTATACTTGGAGCATCACAGGAAACGATAACAATTTTGGAGAACAAAGATGAAGTTGGCAGATCGTACTATCGAAACGCATAGTGTTGGGGTTGAGAGTCGCAATCAGTTCAATATCGCTCAGACTAGCAAAATGTTTAAAATCTTGTCGGATTCTCTCTATTCCGACAAAGTAATGGCCGCTATTCGTGAGTTGTCCACCAATGCTTATGATAGCCATATTTCTGCCGGAAATAAAAATCCGTTTAAGGTATTTCTTCCTACCGCTGCCAATCCCACATTTATGGTGCGAGACTATGGCACTGGTCTTAGTCAGGGAGATATGGAGAACCTGTATACCACCTACGGTGCTTCAAATAAGAATGATAGCAATGATTTTGTGGGGTGCTTGGGTCTAGGGTCTAAGAGTCCGTTTGCATATACAAAAAGTTTTACTACTGCCTCTTATTTTAACGGAAAGAAGTATACGTATATCGCCGCTATTGATGATAGTGGTGTTCCTACCCTAAATCTTTTTAATACTTCTGACACAACAGAGCCCAACGGTCTGGAAATTAGTTTTGCTGTTAAGCAGCAGGATTTTGCTGAGTTTACTAACAAGGCTATGCGGATTTTTCATTATTTCCGAATGAAACCTATTATTGAGGGTGGTGTTGCACCAAATCTCCAAGACCATAAGTATAGTAATACCAATATTGTAATCAGTGGTACTGGATGGAGAGTCTGTAGACTTAATAACGATAGTCAGTATTATCCTAATAATTATCATCGTATTGATAGCGGTGTTGTGGCTATCATGGGCAATATTGCATATCCCGTGCATACTGCACAGATTGTTGGTCAAGAGAAAGAGGATACTCCAGATCATATCCAGAAGTGGAATCGTGCTTTCCAAAAAGCAGATATTGATAGTTGGAAGAGTTTTATCGGAGAAATCATTCACTCCGGTCTATATCTTGAACTAGACTTTGGTATTGGTGAATTGGAAATGGATGTTTCCAGAGAAGGCTTGCAGTATACGAAACAGGTTATTAAAACCCTGCGTCAAAAGACTCAAGATATCTATATGGAAATGAAGGAGGAATTCTCCAAAAAGATCGCCGCCGCCAAGACGAAGGTGGAAGCCATTAGTCTGTATTATACCATGAATGAATTGGCCGGCGGTTGGGGCGTTGGTGCTTCTTGGAAGGATGATACCGGCAAGGAGCATCAGATTAATTCTGGCAATGACCTTGAATATAAAATTCCAGCCGGTAAGAGTCTGTATGTCTTTAACTATAAGAGCAGCGGCTACCGTTCTCGTAGGCTTGTTGCTCTCACAGATAAGATTCATCACGAAACCTTGACTGGCAAGGGATATTCTTACTGGAATTCCACCAAGAAGAATGGTAGCATGGCTTTCTTTGTTTGTGATGTTAAGAGCGAAGAAACAGCCAAAAAGATTATTACAAGATATTGTAATCAGAACGATTGCTTTGCGTATATGATGCTTGATAGTAAGGATTATACCCAAAGTCACGAAGGTTTTGATAAGTTGCGAAAGGATGTGGGTGAGGATAATATTCTTAAAGTCTCAGACTATAAGCATCTTACTCAAAATTCCGGCCCAAGAAAGCAATCCACTAGAAATAGCAAGGGTAGTGTCAGCGATCAAGATGTATTCTTCATCTATGGGGCAGACGCAAAGAGCAAGAGCATTAGTAATCCATATAATGATGCTCAGTGTCTTAAGATGCTGTCGGAAGATCAGTTGAATGACTTTCTGGAAACGGATGAGATTATCTATGTGCCTATGGTGAGATATAAGTCTCAAGAGGGTGCTGGCTTTCCAGAGATCGCAGATATTTCTCTCGCACTACATGACGATCATATCAAGCATATAATGAAGGACTTGATTGGAAAAAATAAGATCTATGCTATCAAGAGTGCGTTTGTCGCTAAACTTGAAAACGATGGTCATACACTTACTAATTTCAATGAGTTTCTAAAGCGTCAACTCAAGGTTGTTGCACAGAAGCATTTTAAAAATATTGCCTCGTACAACGCTATTATTGAGTATGCCAAGAGAGAGTATGAAAAGCAAGAAAAGTCTGACTCCTATAGGTACTATAACTATGGGTCTGTGGATAGGCAGTTTATGTTCCATATGCTAAATATTTTTGGACTAGACTATGGTAAGTTTATTGGCAACAAGAAACTGTCAGAAGCAGTTGATAATACCATGATTTTGGAGTTCTTTGCTCACACTGTTCATGATTCTAAGTTTGCTATAACTAGATTCAATGAAACGGATTACCTAAACCATATGACAAAACTGTTAAGTGATCTTGGTATTAAGGACGTTGATAGTAACCAGATTCGTAATGGTAATGTTGCGTACAACTATCTGTTACAAACTATCGAAAACAGACTATATGGTGGGGATAAGGCTACTCTGGCTATTGAGTATGCCAAAATAATCAAGACAGAAGTATCCGAGAAGTATACTCTGCCAAAAATTAGTGAGATTAGAGAAAATATTAAAGCGGAGGTTGACAAGAACCCGATGCTAAAGTATATTCTTGGTAGTCACCAAGTTAGCGGGAACCTGCGAGAACTCAAAACTAACAAGAACCCGATCAATCAACTTGATGAGCGAAATAGTTATTACAATAATAATGGTAAAGATTGGTTTAGTCAAATGAGTCAAGACAATGTGGATTTGTTCAAGATTCAGTTGAGTAGTTTGATTAAGTAATTTCACAGGTAATAGGAGAATTAAAATGGCTGTTCCTTTTATGTTTGTCGATGGTAATTTGACGCTGGTTCTTAATAACCAGAGTTATCAGGTGTTGCCGGACCACATTAACTACAAGATGATCCTTGAGGCTCTGCCAACAGCAACGGCAGAGGAACTTTTGGATATTGTTGATGTAGAAAAGGCTGTTGCTAATTTTAGTGATGGTTTGGTCGAGATTAAGAATGGACAAGTTACTTATGAGGGTGAAGTTGTTCACGGTAGTATTAGTAAGCGTATCCTTGAATTTATGAGTAAGGGTCTGCCTTTTGAGCCCCTTGTGACTTTTCTAAACAATCTCATGGAGAATCCAAGTATGCAGAGCCAAAAGGAACTGTATGATTTCTTGGAGCATGAGCATCTGCCGATCACAGAGGATGGTCATTTCTTGGCATATAAAGCGGTTAGAAGCGACTATATGGACAAGTATGTTGGCAAGTTCGATAATCATGTCGGTCAGGTTTGTCAAATGACCAGATCAAAGGTCGATGATGATCGTGGTCGCGGATGTTCAAATGGTCTTCATGCTGGTGCATTAAATTATGTCGCTAGTTATGGCAACGTAGATGCTGGCGATAGAATTGTTATTGTCAAAATCAATCCCAAGGATGTGGTAAGTGTTCCAAGCGACTGTAATTGTGAAAAACTTCGTACCTGTCGATATGAAGTGGTTGGGGAATACGAAGGCGAACTACTCAAGCCTCTTTATTCAGCCGATTTTACTCAGGACGAGTATGAGGATGATGAGGATGATTATCTTAATGACTATGATGAAAGTTATTGGGGTCAGTTCGACGAAGAAGATGAAGAAGAAGACTATGATGATGAAGATTATGACAATCAGTATTGATTAATAGTCAAGGTGGCGAGTGGTCTTGTTGGCAGCATCTAATAGTTTGTGTTGCTAATAACGAGGGTTCGATTCTCTCGGCCATCTTTTATGAAAGGATAAATCTGTGTACGAACCATATGATGATTATGAAGACTATTATGGAGATGATTATGATGATAGTCACGAATACGATGAGAGTCAGCAACAATCAGACTGGAATAAGTTTTATTTTAAATTTGACGTAAGTAGCGGGCCTATATCAGAATGGGTTCACAAGATGATAGACAACCTTATTAATAATCCTCCGGCGAATACTAATGACTTGAGCAGTATAAATAATATCTCTGGCTTTCCGTTTGTTCAGTTACCTGTGACTGATTGGGTCTCCAATACAGTGGGTGGAGGAAACTCCCTCCTGTATTTGGGGAACAATCAGTATAATAGTCCTGTATGGAAACAAAAATATTTTATCAGAGACAAACTACAAGAATCATATATTTTACATCTACAAAGCAACATTAAGCATTTTGTTCAGCAGCCTTCGTATTATCGAGGACTGTTTGATATTCTGAATTAAACTATAAAATTTATAGAAGAAAGAATCGAATAATTATGAAGAGTAACTATGTTATTACCGATACAGATAAATTTACGGATAGTATGCGTAGGGTAGTATTTAATGGCTTTGGTAAATTTGGTAAAGAAACAACGGACGATCCCGATGAATTTATTAAACTAATGGGAGATATTTCAGAAGCAGAAACACAAGAAATGGATACTGTTCTAAGTTTTTCTGAAGCACTAACAATAGTGAAAGAATTAGCAAAAAAACAAAAGAACAAACAAACCCAAGCAATCAGATACGTAATCAATGAAAAAATCTTTTCAGAAATAGTAGAGTCTATGCACTCAAGATTAGTTAGCAATATTCTTTCGGGTTTGATTAAAAAGGGATTGGTTGATACCGCTTATGATAGCGAGATCAATGATTTTGTGTTCTGGATAAAAAATGCAGACCAAGGAAATACCGAACAAGACTAGTCATTAATTAAATATTGGCCTATTAAACTTTGGAGAGTATCATGAGTAACCATATCAGACCAACAACGTTCAATGAAATTATAGGACAGTCGGACGTTATAAACAGATTACGAGTTTCTGTCGCTGGATGCAAAAGCGCAGGAGAAGTATTGCCCCACGTTTTAATAGATGGGCCTCCCGGTCTTGGAAAAACTACTATAGCGAGTGCTATCTCTAATGAACTTGGGGTAGATCTATATACCATAAACGCTGCTTCTATTCGTAGTTCAAAAAATATTATTCCATATCTAATGGGTCTGTCGCCAAGATCTGTGTTATTTATTGACGAGATTCACAGACTACCAAAACTTGTAGAAGAATTTTTATATCCCGTAATGGAAGATTTTGTACTAAGTACAACTACAGACGAACAAATAGAAACAATCAACCTACCCGCGTTCACAATGGTAGGCGCAACAACAAGCGGAGGTTCTTTAAGTCAGCCATTTTATGATAGATTCCAGATCAAAGAGCATCTATCATTTTATGCTACAGAAGATTTAGCTAAACTAGCAAGATTAAATTGCGAAAAACTCGGGATTGTTATATCCGATGAAGACTTGCTCGCTGTTGCTGAGAGAAGTAAAGGTACTCCAAGAATTTTAAACGGCAGATTACAGTGGTATAAAAATTATAGAATATGCCACGGTAACAGCGCTAGCATAGACGAGGTTTTTAGTGTGCAGGGTATAGATAAGCACGGTCTGGACGTATATGATCGTCTGTATCTGGAGAGTTTAAAAAACAGCAAGGGACAGCCATTGGGTTTAAAAGCGATCTCCTCGCTCACGGGTATCGCCATAGACACGATAGAAAATAGCATAGAGCCGTTTTTGGTTAGAAAGGGTTTTGTTGTAAGAACTCAGAAAGGACGAGTAATAGGTAGTAGGGTATGAATTTTTTTATATTTGGTAGCGAAAAAAGATCCCCGCTCTGGAAAAGGGTGCGTGATGAACATATATCAAAGTTCCCCGCTTGTGCTGCATGTGGGAGAAAAGAAGGTTTACAAGCACACCACATAGAGCCCGTACATCATAATCCAGACAGAGAACTAGATCCTACTAATCTTATAACCCTATGCGATAAATACTGTCATTTAGCAATAGGTCATTTGATGAGTACACAAAGCTGGAATACTGAGGTTATTCATGATGCGGCGGTGTATCTTAATAAGGTAAATAATAGACCTTATAAAGTAAGGATATCTTCAAATGAAAATCCTACGTTTTTTAGTCGCATTAGTTTTTTTCTCCGGAAGTCTTTTGGCTGGTACGATAGATCCGAATACTAAGGATGAGGAATATCTAGACTATGCTACCGGATTTCCGTTTATAGGTCAGTTTATGGGAATCAGCTCGGACAATAATCCTATCTCTGGTTCGGTTGTTGCCTATAAGGACGATATAATTCTAACCGCTGCTCATGTTATAGAAAATAGTCATAATTCTCTTGTTCATATAAATAATAAAATAATTAAAATCAAAAAACACATAGTCCACGAAAAATACCATACTAATGTCTATGGCTATTTCGATATAGCGGTTGGTTTACTCGACAATAGTATTGATTTAAAGTTTTATCCAGAACTATATGAGAATAAAGACGAAATATCAAAAATATGTTCTTTGTCTGGCTTTGGAAAAAGTGGAAACTTTAAGACCGGAGCAGTTTTTTTTGATAACAAGCAAAGAGCAGGCTCTAATAAAATAGATTATATAGACAGAGGATTACTAGTCTGCACACCGTCCGGCCATAATAAAACGGCATTAGAATTTTTAATAGCGTCTGGAGATAGCGGAGGTGGTCTTTTTATAGGAAATAGGTTGGCGGGAATACACTCCTGTGTAATGGCGGTTGGAAAACTATCAAATTCTGAATATGGCTCAGAAAGTGGCCATACAAGAATAAGCGACCATGTAACATGGATAAGAGATAATATAAATCTTCTTAGAGCTGAGGCAAATGAAAAGAAATAGAAGATCGCCCAAGAATAAGATTGGACTATTGCCATATACCAGAGAAGATATCAGCGGATTGAATCCGTATGTATCTAAGTTTTACGGTTGGGAAATATCTAAATTCGACATACCAAAACTATGGAAAGAATCAAATGGCGAAGGGGTCAGAATAGCGGTTATAGATACCGGATGCGATCTATACCACAAGGACATAAAAGATAATCTTCTACAGGGAAAAAACTTTGTAGAAAAAAATAAAGACCCCATTGACTATAATGGTCATGGTACTCACGTTGCTGGTACAATATCGGCCCAAGATAATGAGTACGGTATGGTTGGTGTGGCTCCAATGTCAAAAATTATACCAGTTAAGGCATTATCTGATGATGGGTCTGGTAATATTCAAGATATTGTTGAGGCTATTATCTGGTCGGCGGATCAGCGTGTAGATTTTATTACGATGAGCCTAGGATGTGCTCAAACAACTAACGATCTATATAATGCTATTAAGTATGCAGTTAGTAAAAATACAGTTATTTTTTGTGCTGCTGGAAATGCTGGACCAAATGTTGACGTAATGTATCCAGCTCAATATGAAGATGTTATATCAATAGGCGCTATTGATAAAAACTTAGAAAGAACAAGTTTTACTTGTAGTGGAGAGTCACTTGACTTCCTAGCCCCTGGTCAAGATATTATAAGTTGCGTACCCGGTAACGGATATGCGACCATGAGCGGAACAAGCATGAGCAACCCCTTTGCTGTTGGTTGTGCTGCCTTGGTTTCTTCTTACAGGAAAAAGAATAGTCTAAATGCTTTTACGAGTAGTCAGGAATATATTGGTTACTTTAAAAAGAAAGCTAAAAGCTTAACTGATCCAATGTTTGCCAAGAAAAAACGATACGAGGGATTTGGAATAATTACTCCTTATCTAAGCACTTGACAACGGGTTCGATTCGTAGATAATGAAGTAGGAGTGTCCGGAGAGATTATGAATAATTTTGACGAGTTCGACAACAGTAAGCCGAATAAAAAAAACAAAAAAAAATTTGTTAAAAAAACAATCGACGAAGACCAGAGAGACCAAGCTAAACTGAATAAGTTTTTCAAACAAAAAAGAAAAGCTTTATTGGAAGAAGATGCAGACTGGGAAAACTGGAAAGAAGATTACAGGTAATGAAATATTTAGAAGAACTCTCACCAGGAACTTTGTTTCTTTATGGATCGTCATATTGGATATTGACTAGCGACTTTAAAAAAAATGGATGCCGCATGTGTATATCTGTAAAAGACGGATTCCCTTCTTGGCTTAATTCAGACGCATCTGTGGATGAGATTCAGGGATATATTCTAGATAACAGCAATAATCTTGTAAAGCTGCGAGAAAATGAAACTACAAACAATAACACTATCTAAACTCAAAACATTTTTGTATTCTCTCTGGTGGCACGTATGGGCAGGATTCCCAAAGTCAACACAGGAGCAGATTAACGATAGGCTCAAAGTATGCCTGTCGTGCGATAAATTTGACACCAAAAATCATCAGTGCTTAGTGTGCGGGTGCGCTATTTCGGATAAAAAGATTTTTATGAATAAGCTGGCATGGGCAGATCAAAAGTGTCCTTTAGATAAATGGGATAGGATCACATGAAGAACACGAAAGAATTTACAACAGTTAAAGGAAATACTATAGAGTCTGCTGTCTCTAGGATAACTAACGGAGGGATTAATAATCACACAATTATTATTCCTCACGTATGCAATAATGTAGATTTATTTGGAGCAGGTTTTGCAAAGGCTTTAGGAGATAAGTTTCCTCTTGTCAAGGAAAATTTCCACCTATTAGGACGGCCCGACGCCAAACTAGGAAAGGTGCAGTTCGTTACCGCAATAGAAGACAACCAGAGAAAAAATAAGGTTGTTGTTGCAAACATGATAGCTCAAAATGGGATAATAAGCAATAAAAACAAGAGACCAATAAACTACGCCGCCTTAGTATATTGCATGGTGGACGTAAGGAAGTTCTATACTAATCTATATGCCAATTCAGAAGAAACATGCGTAGAAATTCATGCTCCAAAATTTGGTTCCGGTTTGGCTGGTGGAGACTGGAATTTTATTTCCGAATTAATCAACGATATCTGGCACGATGTCGGAGTTTATGTATATATTAATCACCATACTCGTAAGAAAGAAATTAGATCATGACCACACCAATAGAAAAATATAAGACAGTTACAAACTTTCGTTTTCCCACAATGATGGTTAGAATCTTTGTGGAGTCATCCGAATCTCTGTCAGACTTTAAGAAACAAGCAGATATGTTTATGCAGCTACAGGGTATTATGGCGAATTTTCAGGGAATGAATATTGATCAAATTCCAGATCTGCTCGACGCTCTGCGAGCAGTAGAAAACATTAAAACAGTAGAGATTATTAATCCTGCTAATAATAATGGATTTATTTTTGAGCTATAAAACATGATCCACATAGACTATAATCTTTATTTTGCTTTTATAGCTGTCATTGTTGCTGGGGTAATAAGAGGACTTTTAACTTCGGAAAACTAATGAACAGAATAAATAAACAAAGATGTTATTTAGCTGGAGCTATGGACAGAGTTGCCGACAGGGGAGCAACCTGGAGAGACAATATAACTCCGTTTTTGGAGAGTTTGGGCGTTGTGGTGTTTAATCCTATCAGCAAACCAACCGATATCGGCCTTGAGGATACAGATACTCACCTAATAAAAACCAAGCTTAAAGAAAAAGGCAGATACGACGAACTGTCATCTATGATGAAAGTTATTCGTGCGGTAGATCTACGTTTGGTAGACATCAGCGATTTTTTGATAGTTAATCTGGATATCACAGTACATCCGTGCGGAACATTAGAAGAAATTTTTTTGGCAAATAGACAAAAAAAGCCTATCATAGTACATATGGAACAAGGAAAATCTCATACTCCAGACTGGCTTTTTGGGACTATTCCTCATCAAATGATTTTTTCTACTTGGGACGAAATCAAGACATATTTATTGCATATTGATTCTAGTGAAAATATAGAAACACATAAAAGATGGTACTTTTTTGATGTAGGGAGCAATAATGATATCGGAAGAGAATAATGCTTGGTGGTCGGACTCCACTAACATAGCGGCCCAGCAGTCGCAGACTAATGAACACTCCACAGTAATCCCAAAGGATACCTACGACAGAAATGCTCCGTATCCATTTGTTGAAACATACAAAATCAAATACGGACATTCTCTCGTTGGCGGCAGAGGAGTATTCGCTACGGATAATATAGAAGAAGGAGAACTCATAGAGAGATGCCCAATCGTTCCTTTACAGCTCAGGTCTAAACAACACACAGATAATGCAATATGGTCCTACTGTTATACAAAACCCCTATGCGAGTGCAATGAGTGTAAAACCAATGGATTTATTTTTTATATGGTTCTCGGCCACGGCATGATATATAACCACCAAGATGACAATACCGCCGATATGAAATTTAATCATAAAAATCTATATGTTGATATTATAGCCAATCGCCCAATCAGTAGGGGTGAAGAAATTTTTGTAACATACGGCGAGTCTTACTTTAAGCACAGGCCCAAAGTCATGGTAGACAGTAATGCCGAATGATTTAGACATAGCAATATCGGTCACTTGCTATAAAAGACTAGACTACCTGTCTACTATGTTCAGGGCTTTGGATAAATCTCTGAGTCTGGCTAATAAAAATAATACCCCTATCTATATTTCAGTAGACTACTACCATAGTTCTATTGTTAAATATGTCAATAGTTTAAATCAGTTTAATAAAATTATAGTCGTCAATAACCCGTCTCTCGGCTGTAACAAAAATACAAAACAGGCAATAGAATTAGCGATAAGTAATCATGATGCGGTTATTCATCTTGAAGATGACACGATACCAACCAGAGACGCTATAAATTTCTACACAGAAAATCTAAATAAATATAAGGACGAATCTTCGATTTTGTCTATTTCTGGATATAATAAAACTACCATTCTAGAACCAGAAAGATATAAAGAAATAATCAAAGAATCCAGCTTTATATGTTGGGGTTGTGCTTTTTGGAAAAACAAGTCCGACATTATCATCAATAATTGGACTCAGTTTCAAGACAGAGAAAACAGATACGGCTCTTGGGACACACACCTGCACAACAATATATTTCAAAAATTAGGGTATTATCAGGCCAGACCTATTATTTCTAGGATACAAAATATAGGAGCCAAAAATGGAACATACTCATCTTTGGTTGCGAACCAGTACAATATGGATGAAACAGAGTGGCACACTATGAATCATATGTCCCCATACACATCGGACGATCTGCAAAATGCAAAAAATAATCAATGAAACTAAACTAGATTTTGATGATGTTCTTATTCGCCCCAAAAGATCCGCCTTGAAAAGTAGATCAGAAGTGGATTTGATGAGAACGTTTAAGTTTGCTCATAGTCAACGACAACTAAATTGCGTACCAATTATGATTGCTAATATGGATACCGTGGGAACGGTTGATATGGCCAAGTCTATTTCCAAACACAAAGCAATAACCTGTCTACATAAACATTACGATACAGATAATTTGATTAAATTATTCAGCTTCACCACCGATACAGACTTTATTTGGTATTCTACTGGAACTTCTCATAAAGATATACATAAACTAGAAAACATATTTGATGTAATCAAAAGCGCAGGCGGGATCATACCAAATGTATGTCTCGATGTTGCTAATGGATATACAGAACAATTTGTCAAAACCGCTGCTCATATTCGTAAATTATTTCCTGAAATTATTCTTATGGCAGGAAATGTGGTTACTCCAGAAATGGTTGAAGAACTCATCATTCATGGTAAAGTAGATATAGTCAAGGTTGGTATAGGTTCTGGCAGCGTATGTACCACTCGTTTAAAAACTGGCGTTGGATACCCACAACTGAGCGCCGTTATGGAATGTTCTGACGCAGCACACGGTCTTGGTGGTCACATATGCTCAGACGGTGGGTGCAAGTATGTAGGAGATATTTGTAAGGCTCTAGGGGGCAATAGTGATTTTGTAATGCTTGGCAGTATGTTTGCTGGTTGTGATGAATGTGAGGGAGAATGGGTATATGAATATCTGTGTCAGATTATGAATAATGACAGAACGATTCATTCTGAGTGGTGGCAGCCTTTCGATCCAGGGTACCAAGCCGAAAAAAGAAAGAAATCCTTAAAATATTATGGAATGAGTTCTGAGCAAGCCATGAACAAACATCACAATGGAATAGCAAAATACAGAACAGCAGAAGGTAAATGCGTTACCGTTAATTATAAGGGTAAAGCAGAAGATGTTTTGCAAGACGTATACGGAGGCATCAGAAGCGCATGCACCTATATAGGCGCAGATAAAATCAAAGATTTTGGCAAAAAAACAACCTTTATACAAGTTAATAATACTCACAATAAAATATATGAAAAAAATTCTAATTAATACCCCAGTAGGATATACCGGATATGGCGTTGTTGGATGGAATCTAACGAAACATCTAGACCTAACGGGCGTAGATACAACAGTTTTCCCCATTTCCGTACAAAAGTTTACATCACTACCTCAGTTGGATAGTGAGGAGGAAAATAACTTATTAGTCAAGCTGAGTCATAGGTCTTTTGATAGTAAAGCAACGTGTCTCAAAATATGGCACCAATTCGATTTGGCCGAAAGAATAGGAACTGGTAAGTACATAGCATTTCCTTTTTTCGAAGCAGATAAGTTCAACGAAAGAGAACTGATTCATCTTAATGTACCAGACGAATTAGTCGTAGCATCACAATGGGCTAAGGACATCATATTGTCAAATGGAATAAATAAACAAATCACAGTTGTTCCTTTGGGGGTGAATAGAGAAATTTTTAATCCAGAACTATCGAATATGAGATCAAGAAAAGATGAGGATCCATATGTGTTTTTAGCTATAGGCAAATGGGAAATTAGAAAGGGTCACGATATACTGCACGAAGTTTTTAATAAAGCCTTTTCCCCATCTGACAATGTTGAACTTTGGATTGCAGCATCGTCGGACAAGTCTTGTTTTTCTGACAAAGAGTTATTTGAATGGCATAACTACTATCAAACAGGACCAATGAAAGATAAAATTAAAATTATACCTAGACTACCAACTCAACTTGATATAGCTAACAAAATAGCACAGGCTGATTGTGGTATCTTTTTGTCTAGGGCCGAAGGCTGGAATCTTGAGTTATTGGAAATGATGAGTATGAATAAGCCGGTTATAACAACAAACTATTCTGCTCATACAGAGTTTTGTACGGATAAAAACTCTTATCTTGTTGACATAGACGAACTCGAACCAGCGTATGACGGTAAATGGTTTTTTGGTCATGGAGAATGGGCAAAAATTGGACCAAATCAAAAAGAGCAAATAATCAACTTAATGAGATTAGTGGCCAAATCTAAAATTACAACTAATTTAGCAGGCCTAGAAACAGGTATCAAGTATTCTTGGCAAAATTCTGTTGATACTCTCATAAAGTGTATATAAGATTACACAGGAGGATAGTATGCCCATACCAGACAAAAAATCAAATGAAGACAAAGAAAAGTTCGTTTCTCGTTGCATGAGTAGCGAGGTAATGAAAAACGAGTATCCAGACACCAAGCAGAGAGTAGCCATATGTTTGGGTCAAAGCAAAAAAAATAAAGGATCTTTTATTGAGGAAGTTCATGACCAGCTTTTGGCCAATAATTGCCAATGGGACGATGAATGGGACGAATTTGTATGGGAGATCGAGGCCAAAGATATTATAGACGAAGACGGAATAGCAATCGCCGCTGAAAAAACCGGCAAAAAAGTTACGCTCAATAAGCCATTTAGAACTCCAGATGGCCCAAAGAAGTTTAGTGTATATGTTAAAAATGATAAAGGAAATGTAGTGAAGGTTAATTTTGGTGATCCAAATATGACTATAAAAAAGAACATACCAGAAAGACGAAAAAGTTTTAGAGCAAGAATGAGGTGCGATAGTCCTGGACCCAAATGGAAAGCAAGATACTGGGCTTGCAAATCATGGTGAATAATATGAATAAATCTATATCAGAACTATTAGAACAAAGCAAGGTAACAAATATGTCAGAATCCAAAGCACAGCAAGTACAAAACTACACCACAGAGACTGTTATCGATTTACTTAAAAAGTCCCTAAATATCCACTGGCAACAAACAACGTCCCTATCTGCCCAAGCTGTCCACCTTGAACGCTGGGGATATAAGAAACTGGCTGACACCATAAGAGAAGACGCAAAAGAAGAACATCTTCATGCTATGGAAAATCTTAAAAGATTAGAATTTTTTGATGCAGATTATCAGCCTCTTACTGTTGCTCCGCCAGTATGGAAAAGACACGATATGCTAGCAATGATACAGTACAACCTAGCGTCTGTAAAAGAAGCGGCAGAAGCAGAAAAGGCCACTATTGTCGCCGCAAGATCGGTGGGTGACGAACTGACAGCTAATATTATGATACCTCTACTACAAGGTAGCGAGAACGGTATTGTTTTGTACGAAGGTTTCTTGAAGCTAATTGATCAAATGGGTTTAGACAACTTCCTCAGTATACAGGCTTAAACATGTCACGACTTAATGAGATACTAAATAATATCAAACAGTATTTTGCTTCAAGCGAAGAATCATCAGATTTTATGTCTGTCGAGGACACAGAAAAAGAAACGACAGAACAAGAAATGATGGAATACAAGAAAGACTTTTATAACATGAGTGTTGGTTCTTTGAGGGCTATAATGTCTAATGCCAAGTCAATATTGGATAGTCTAGAGAACCCCGGAGTCAGCGAAAACTTGACAGAAAGCTGGCTACAGGGTAAAATCGCCATCACAGAGGATTACATGAGAACGATTCACGATTTTGTCATGTATGTTTCTGACGCTGCCGATAACACAGAAGGGGCAAACAAGCCTGGACTTTGGGAAAATATCAGGAGAAAAAAAGAAAGGGAAGGTAAAAATTATAAACCAGCTAAACCCGGAGATCCGGACAGGCCAGACCCGAAGCAGTGGAAAAAACTAAGCTAGTTAGATATTGATTAATTAAGGACTCTTTACATAAGGACTAATAATGGAATTCGACACCCTGGATAATTATTTACATATAGCAAAAAAAACTATCTCTAAATTTGGATCAAAGATGTATCCTTCTCTCGTAAAGGAAATCCTATCGAACGACGAGGCCGTATCTGAGATTGCCGAAGCGATCATGATAGCGGATTGGAAGTGGGACGGAGACCGTAAAGGCAAAAAAACTGGACTAAGCAAGAGTCTTTATTCTTATCGAAACCAGTGTGCTATTTGGGCAATAAAAACATATGCAACGCAGAGATATAGAAAACAGAAAAAAGACCAATCACAGATTCAACACGCTATAGAGCATTCAAGCTGTATTGATTTGTCTGATCCAGCAAAGATTTTTGCTCAAAAAGAAGAAGGCGATAACCTATCTAAAAATATCAAAGAGCTAATTAATGCTGCTCCCTTAACAGAAAAGCAAAAAGAACAAGTAATCCTATATTATTATGAAAATAAAACTTTATCCGAGATAGGTCAGATTTATAATGTTACTAGAGAGGCTATCAGGCAGAACATTAATAAGAGTATTAATATACTAAGGTTTTATGCTAACGCTAATTAATTTACTAGCACATTCTTTTAACGAGGGTTCTCTTTATCTATTGTCCGTTGATTCGGAGACTATGAGGCTGCCGTCTCTTAATCTTGATTCATTGACAGATAAAGATAAAACTAAAGAAATATCCGTTAACGAGATTGTGAAGGGATTATACGATAAGTACATTGATCTTGATTACAATTGGGCTCAGCCGAAATTATTGGATATAGATATCTTTTATAGTGAACAAAAAATTCTGCAAACCCATATATACTATAGTTGCTATATTCCATATGCTACGCGACTAAATAGTAGTAGCTGGATTATTGGGGATAGTATATTGCCACATAGCCAAATACTAAGGAAGGCTCTTCTATGTTCAAAATAAATAAACTTATTAGTTATTTCTTTAAAAAAAAAGAACAAGAAAGCACAATAGCAACAGAAGATAAAGATCTAGTACTCATAAGCGTACTAATGGACTGCAAAACGAATAAAATCGCTAGCATTATAGATGCTTATCCTTATGATATTGAGGACAACAGAATGATCAAGCAGGCGGAGTCGCTCGGCCTTATGCTAAATCAATTATGTGGGGATAGTATTGGATTAACAGAATTGATGTTAAATAATATTGAGCTATTAAAGAAAAATTCCAATAATAACTTATTATTCTATAACAATGTTTTGTTTTTTTGGCAGCGCTCACTGGAACAAAGAAACAAAGGGTCCAAAGACGACGACCTTCCTTTGATCAGACCAACCCAAGTATTCAAACACTGAGGCTCGATAAAATGATTCTTGATAAGCGTCAAAAAAGCATAGCATGGGAGAAGTGGAGAGACCCCTTTTTGGGCTATGACGAAAACGAAATAGACGTAGATAACATGAATTTTTTAGATGACGAAGAACCAGCAGAAGAAGAATCCGTAGACCAGATTAAAAAAATCGGAGATTCTGTCAAAGTTATAGCAACTCCTATGGGATTGATCCCATATAATGAATATACTGCTAGCAGTAAAATTTTTAATTTTTGGATGGGTCACACCAATTTTGCAATTTCTAAGAATATTGCTCATATTATTGAAAATACAGACGGTGTAGAAACATTAGATGTTTTTACTAGATATCGCTTTAGAATTGGAATAGGTAAAGTCTTTGAAGCTAGAGAAGTTATGCGACTTATCGAAGAAAGAGTAGTATAAGATTGAGCAACGCTAACGACAAAGGGGCGGCAGACACGGTCCTGCACAATATACATCAGTACAATATTGATGTGAACAATAGAGAAATTTATCTACATTCCTATATAGATGGGGAAGATGAGGCTGGTCTAGATTACCGCGTTGCGATATCTTTAGAAAAAAATATTCGTTATCTCAACACAATATCTAGTGACCCCATACTAATACATATGCACTTGCCCGGAGGAGATTGGCAAGACTGTTTGGGCATGTATGACACTATTATGTCTTCAAAAGCTAAAATTATTATTTTGGCTTATGCTAAAGCAGAATCATCAAGTGGAGTATTACTACAGTCCTCTAGACTAAGAATTTTGATGCCAAACACTAGTCTTATGATACATTATGGTTTTTTGAGTCTAGACGCAGAACACTCCAAAGCGGCAGCAAGCTCCATAAAATGGAATGAGCAAGAATGCGAGAAAATGTTAGAAATTTTTACAGACAGGTGTGTTGATAGTCCAATTTATAAAGAAAAAAAATGGAAAAGGATGATGGCCAAAAAGCACATAATGTCACAAATTAACAATCAATGCGATTGGATATTATCTTCAGAAGAAGCTATTAGATATGGTTTTGCGGACGGTGTATTGGGTAGTGAGGAGTTTCCCAGCATCGATTATCTCAAAACATATGTTAAAAAGCTAAAATAATGAAGACTATAGAATTTTCTCACTACGATATCGCTAGCAATGAGGTTGAATTCAAAGAAATTATTAGTAAGGCTAACAAGCTTAAACCTTCTGTAATATCTATACTACCAAGTTATCTTAAACTGGCCAAACCATTAATTTCTGATCAGATCTCATTATCCACTGTGATAGACTACCCTTTCGGAGTTTCGGATCTTAACACAAGACTATCTGCTACCGAATACGCTATTTCTAATGGAGCAAACATGATAGAGGTGGTTGCTCCTAGCTTTTTTTTATGTCACAGGAAATACGATAAGTTTCGCACAGACATATCTGCTCATACAGAACTATGCGCTAAGACAGGAGTAGAATTGAGATATATTCTAGAATATAGGATTTTTACGTCTGAATTATTGTGCAAGGTGGCTCAAATACTTGTTGGACATAATATCAAAACTATGTATCCTTCTACTGGACACTTAATTGATGACCTAGCAGATAATATCTTGGCCTCGGCGCTCATTAATCAAAAGGTTCCGGATATCAACATAATTATCAGTGGCAACATATGGAATAATCGACACATAGAAACACTAAAAACCAATTCCCACATATATGGATGCAAAACTTCAAACATATATTCTTTAATAGATCTTTTAAAAGATCCTAAATAGTCTGTTTTTTGGTGTATCAGATACTGAACTATTATTTTCTCTCTTTTAATTGAGCCAAACCATGGTATCTAAAATCGATCAATCTAAAGCTCTAAACGTTGTAAGATCAACAACATACTTTAAGAATAAAGCGAACGTTACGACCAATGCGTATCGTTCTTCTATAAGATCTACATATATCAAAAATAATATTATATATAAAAATACCTCCACGATAGTCTCGCAACAACAAATTGTTTCTAATCACTATCCAGGGTATTCTAGATTTGGTATACAAAATACCACACAAAATATTTATTCTGCTGGCCCAAATAAACTTCGCATAGGAATATATTAATATGACCAAGCAAAGACAGAAACAATCTGCTGTTGATTCAACATATGGTCCAGCAATTCCGAACATTGATGTTCCAGACTATCCCGGATGTAGCGCCGCAGCATCAAGCCTTAATGCCGAAGAGGCTAGATTAGACGCTTTAGCTGGTAAAATCAATAAACTTAAAGAAGATCTGCCAATAGCCCTTGGCGCTTGCCTGGATACAGCACCAAAAGACGGAAAGCCAGACTCCACACTATACTGGTTAACGTCAAAAGCTTGTCGGGACTATACTCAGATGAAATATGACTATGAAAAGGATATTGAGAAGTTTCGCGCAGATAGAGGTGCATATGAAGAAAAAGTAAAAAAATGGAATAAAGACAACCAACTACAAGAATGTCCTAATGCTATTCAATGCAACAACAACGTGGTAAAACTATCGGGATTTACATTACTTAGATCATCAGATATCATTTTGGGACAGCCAAACTTAAGCGATTTCAAAGCCTGCAAAGAACATACTGCTGGTAGAATCCTAGAATATCGCAAAGAAAAAGCTGCTTTACAAGAATTTAAAGCTGGACTTGAGAGCGCGATAGGCGTTATTACTGCATGGCCTATTGGGGCAGGAGCCCCGAACGCACCGGAATTCGTGTCTTATACTCCAGGTACCGCTCCCAACAAATACCCTCTATTTAAAACAATAAATCCAGATGGCACCCTGAGCGCAACACCTCAATGGACTATTCAGCCTAAAAGCACTGGTGAAACATGGAAAAAAAAGGAAAGAGCAGAAGCCGTGCCTATTGTTGCCGGATGGATGGACAAAGCTTTAGGGTCTTTTCCAGATATTCGTAAAGTTGAACCAAAAAAAGAGCTTGATCTAGACAAAGAACAGGTAGTAGAATTATATTACTTCTTTGAAAGTCCAACGTATGGTAGTAATTTTATCAATGTTGTTAAAAAGTTTGCTGGGGTAGACCCTGAGCTTACCTTTTCGGAAAAAACTTTACCACCTGATGACAACGATGACTATCCTAATGAAGTTAAGGTAACAGTAACTATTAGTATAGATAAACTAAAAGAACTAAATCCAGGCGACAGTAAACAGCAATCAAAAAAGAGACTAAACGACATTATCAGTAAGATTCAGAGCGTATCACAACAAAAACAAGGTGAGGACTTCCGTTTTCGTCCAACAAGCACTATTCTTCCACCGTGGAAAGGATTGAGTCCAAATGCGTACTTAAAGCTAGGATCAGTATTAACAAACTATTATTTTAATGAATATCAATATGGTTATGAAAATGATCATGGACAAAAGACATTGATGTCTTTGGAAAAAAGACTAATTGCTCTTGATGATCACATATCAAAATTGAGCAGCTCGGTGGCTAAACTAGATGGGATTATACAAAGATGGGAAACGAATCTCGCCACTTATCTGATGTCAGTAAAAAAAGAAGCTACAGACACAATTAATAATGCTATTAGAGACAATCAAGAAATTACTGTTAAAAATGTTACTATCTCATATACTGTTGCTGATCAAGAAGCAACGACTCCTGCTGTTTCTTTTACTCCAGACGGTGATCTAAATAGGTTTATTAAAGAAGTATTATCGCCAACACAGTCTAAAGAACAAGCTATTGAGATAAACATGAAAGCAGCAATAGGGGCAACAAACAAAAAAGCAGGAGAAATGAGCCCATGTCCAAAAACACCCGGTGGTCGCTGGACCAAGCCCATAAGTTGTACTGTAACAGTCGAAAGAACATTCAATAAAGAAGGAGCCAAGCGATACATACAAAACTCATTCAATATTAATCGTCCTTTTGTGGTTGAGTGCGGTCCAAATATATTTGTTCCAATTATAATGGATGAGAACGACGATCCTGCGCCTAATCCCCGAAAAGGAGGATTCGTATATCTTCCCGGACAAGAATCAACAAATCTTTACGATAAAATACCAGAAATGACAGTAAAGACAGCCACGGCAACAGCCTGCGAAGGTTTTAATTAATATGAGCAGACCATTTTACGGACCACCAACCAATAACAATAGTATCAGTCAAATTATAGAAGACATCAATAATAGCAATGTCTTTTTGCCGTCTTTACCGAAAGATGAATGCTCTCTCGAACCAGAACCATGCGAGCCGTGCGTGCCGTGCCCGCAAATCGTCTCTTACGGGGGAGACACCATACTAGTCTACGGCGGTGAAGCGTGCAGCGGCGAGGGATTTAACAACGACCCAGAGGGTCAGGCGGAAATCGCGCAGGCGTGGATGGACGCCATCGCGGAATGGATGAACGCCAACGGCTATACCAACGCTACCGGCTCGGCAACAGCCCCCACAGCGCCGTCCTGCACGGCGTGCGTCGGACCCGATGGCACCTGTGATTTGTGGGGCAGCGTGAATTTTGGCGTCAGTGCCTGCTGCGACGGAGTGCAGCAAGGAGATTATGGCCCTGAGTGGCTTTGGGTCTTTGGCGACGTATTCCCCGGACAAGACCCGCCGTTTTACTGGCAGGGTTTTTCGGGCGCTCCAGACATCCCGCCCTGCATTCCAAACGAACTCCCATGATTACCTGCCACCGCGCACACCTTGCCGCCCGCTGCCGCCAGCGCGGCTACACGCTAGACGAAGTGCGGCCCTGCATCGTCAGCGAGAACGGCGACAGGATCACCGTAGACGAGACGCACCCTGCGTACCCGCGTGAGCCGAAGCCGGGATTCGTTCCGCCGAAGCCGAAACCAGCAGCCCCGACGCACGGCCCCGGCACCGAGTTGAAGAAACTCCTAAAGCGCGTCGGCATCACGGCCACGCCCACCTGCTCGTGCAACGCCCGCGCGCGGACGATGGACGAGGAGGAGGCCAAGGAGCCCGGCTGGTGCGAGGCCCACCTCGACGAGATCGTTGGCTGGTTAAGAGAAGAAGCTAATAAAAGAGGCCTTCCGTTCTTTGACTCTGCTGGTAAACTTTTAGTTAAAAAAGCTATCCAAAATCATAAAAAACAACAAAGGATGATCAATAATGAGTAGACCATTTTACGGACCGCCAACTAATAACGCTAGTATCAGTCAAATTATAGAAGACATCAATAATAGCAATGTCTTTTTGCCGTCTTTACCGAAAGATGAATGCTCTCTCGAACCAGAACCATGCGAACCATGCATAGATGGTTCTTGTGGTGACTGCTATCCGGATAATATTAGTCTTACCATTAAAAATCTTAATGTAATCGAACACCCTTTCGATGGACCAATACCCGGTAATGGAGAATGTATACCATCTTGGGAAGATGTTGTTTTATATAATAATAGATCAGGATCCGCTCTTAATATTACTCTTAATAGTCTAGATTATAGAGCTCTTGATAGTAAAACAATTACGCTTCAAAGAAATGGGTGCGCCTCAACAACGTGGAGTGGTAGCGTTTTGCTTCCAGAACAGTGGTATTTTCAAGGAGGAGGCAATACTTCAGAAGGCTGTCGTGAAACTAGCGTTGGGGCAAGCGTAACAATCACAACCACAGAACGCGAGGTGTCGTGTATTCTTGCTGGCGGTTCCGGTAACGGCGCCTATGCTACTGCTTCTGTTTCTAGTGGAGGCATAGGTTCTATCTCTGTGACAGATGGGGGTATGGGTTACGCATACAAGGAACAGGTGGATGTATTAGTAACAGACGATGTCAATGTGTCTATATCCGGAGACGGACAGGGGGCCGAAGCAACAGCAACAATAATAACCAATCCGGGACCAGGACAAACATACGGAGATGTAGCAGTTACCATAACAAATGGTGGTACGGGCTATTCCTATGCGTATATAAATGTTTGGGGTAGTAATTCTTACTATTGTTGGCCGGCAGGCTCTTCTTACGGAGACGCTATCGTTGACGAGAATGGATCAATAACTGGCTACAACAGTTATGGTTATGGAACTCCGTTTATAAGAACATGTAGCGTACCAGAAGGAGACGTAGTTGTAAGTGCTCCGAACGTGGTAATTCTAGGTACTGGACAAGGAGCATCCGCTGTTGCAAACATTGACCAAGATCCATTATCAGAAAATTTTGGTAAAGTAACATCCGTAACAGTTAATAATCCCGGAAGCGGCTACGAAACTGGGCCATTTTCGTATTTGTCAATAGGCTTCGGAGAATTAAGATTAAAAGCAAATTGGGAACAAAATTGTAATTTACCAGTAGAAGGATTAGCGTGTGTTGAGCCAAAAGGAGAATATACCACCTCAGAACCGTGTGCTAGAGTTTTGTTTAAAGAATACGATGTTGTATGGGGTTCTCGTCTAAGTACGAATGTTGGCAAGGCTCCTCCGCCAGTAGAATGTCCTAATGCTTCGTCATGTCATAACGGACATTATGCAGACTGGGGGGGTGGGTATATTATTGATACTGCTGCTTTTCCGGATACCGGGAAAGGTCAAATGACCATCAAGATTAGAGCATCTTCATAGTAGCTTGGTAAATATATAAATGGCCAAATCTTACAAAATAAAATATTTAGAATTGTTTTGTTTGGGGTACTATAGAGTATAGTAAATATATTGCTTTTTTATAACATAATTATCGGAGATCATAATGGCCACTCAAAAAGCTAAAAATAGTCAGCCCCGAAAAAATAATGGTGGTTCTGTTATAAACGCAGGAACAGACTATGAAACATTTCCTGTTTTGGGCGCTAGACTCAATTCTAATAGATCAAATATAAATGTATTTGGTTCAACCGTAGTGGAGGGGGTAAACACAGTATCAGCACTAGATTTTGGATTATTTGCATCCATTAATTCAATTGTTGCTCGCAAAGTATCAAGAGTATTATCTGGTACTATTAGTAACACCGTGTTATTAAGTGGCGCCAGTGTTCCTGGTCTAGTTAGAAGTATTCATAAACTTGAGACACTCAGAACAACTAGACAATCAACAGCTTTCAGAGCCGGTCAGTTTAATTTTTATACTGGCAAATATAATCCAGCCCTAACTGTTGCTGTAGACTCGCTAGCAAACGACACGGCCGCTACTCCAACACGCTCAGTGCCGGGCAGGTTGGTATATAAGTTGGGTGGAGTGGTTCCTGTTGAGGTTAACTACAAGCCGAAGACTAATTGATTTAATATATTATTTTTTAGTTTTAACGATACAACTAAAGCCAATGATTCCTATGGTATCGTTGGCTTCTAGTTTTTAATAGAAAGCAATTAACATGAGCGAGACTATTATCCATTTCTGGGAAAATATTGCGACAACTAGTATTGGAATTATAGTCACGATGGTAGGGTTTTGGGTAGCCATAGGCAGGAATATGGCTACTAAAGCCGAGGTATTAGTAATGATAGAAACACAGTCCCCATACATCCATGATAGACAGTTTATTATGGAAAGACTAAATACAAACAAAGAAACCCAGGCCGCTTTTGCTTCTGCCCTACAAAGAAATACAGAGGTCATGAACGAACTAAAAGTACAGATTGTGATGCTTGGCAAAACATTGGAAGCCCTCGAAGAAAGAATAGAGAGAGCATAGCCAGGCCAGTGGTGTATCATATTGTAACAACACACCTAAAATACTTTATAATAAAGGTAGTATACGATGCCAAGACCATATACAGACATATCGAGAGTCGATGATAGCAGACCCATTAATAATAAAAATGCTGTTTGTTCAACCACAGTTACGGGCTATTCCTCTATTAGAACTATTAGGTCAAACTTCCCAGTTAATCTGACAATAGAGAATATTCAACAAAAATATGGTAATAGATTTTACAACGGTATTTTTACTAATATTATTAGTGGCGATTTAAATGGCGGATCTTCATTATCTTAAGAGAATATATATAATATATGGAAACAATTTATTTTGAACTAGATAGATATATTGTTACTTGTAGCCTAATGAGAGGCACAGAAACAGATTTAATTGCTATTTTATCTAAAAAAGATGAATTAAATCAACTAGAAGAAAAGGCTTTAGAAGAGGAGCTGTCCAAACTAGGCTGCACCAATATTTATATTTCATATACCTAATAATTAAAAACGGAATTAACACAATGACACAATCATACGTCCATATCAGATTACGTAGAGATACCTCAAATAACTGGTCTACTAACAATCCTATTTTAAAAGTTGGTGAACCAGGACTAGAAACTGATACCAGAAAATTAAAATTTGGAGATGGAGTAACATCTTGGAATAATTTACAGTACTCTGGTATAGACATTAATGATAGTGTTGTTTTAGAAAATATTGATGATAGAGTTGCTGGTTTAATTAAGGCAGGATCTAATATATCTATTTCTTACAACGATAATTCTAACGAGCTTACTATAAGTGCGGTTGGTCTTCAGTTGGCTGGTGATTATGCTAATCTTGTAAATGGTAGAGTGCCAGCATCTCAATTGCCCAGCTACGTAGACGACGTAATAGAAGTGGCGAATTTTTCCACGCTACCATCGAGCGGCGAAAGTGGCAAAATTTATGTTACTCTCGAAAACAATAAGACATATCGCTGGAGCGGCAGCATTTATGTCGAGATTAGCGCCTCTCCCGGTAGCACGGATGCTGTTCCAGAAGGAAGCGTTAACAAATATTACACAGATGCACGAGCTAGTGCCGCAGCACCAGTACAGAGCGTAGCTGGTAAGACCGGCGTGGTGACTCTAACAAAAGACGATGTTGGCTTAAGCAATGTTGACAACACAAGCGACGTTAACAAACCTGTTAGTACCGCACAGGCCGCTGCGGATAGTGCTGTTCAAAGTGCTGCTGCTAGTGATGCCGCAACAAAAGCAAACAACGCCCAGGCTTTTGCAGTTCAGCGAAACAATCATACTGGAACCCAAGCTATCGGTACAGTAGACGGTTTGCAAACAGTGTTAGATAGCAAAGCAGCAACAAACCACACTCACACCTCGGAGGAACTCTTTAGTTCACTTTCCGAACCCGGCACTAAAAATATCTATGTAGACAATGGTCGCACCGACACCTATACCGCGGACGGCAGCCAATACAAGCCATTTAAGACCATGCGTGCGGCTTTGGCGTCTGTTTCTAGCGCGTCGTCGCTCGCTGACATGAACGATACGACCAAGCGCTTCTATTGCTTCCGTATTGCTCCGGGCTTTTATGACGAAGAATCTGGCGGCACATTAAATATTCCGTTCCGCCCGGGTGTTGTGTTCGATGTGACCGGTGGCGCCACGCTTAAGGGCAACTATTTGTGGAGTCGTCCGGCGAACGTGGTTCCCGCGACGACCGGCGGCAATACGAACACCGTTACCTCCGCGACTACGACCGGCAGTAACACTATCACTGTTAGCACATCGCACGTTAATTACAGCCGACTCAAGGTTGGCACGATTATGACCGGCACGGGCATGCCCACCAATACTGTCATCACGGCCATCAATGGCAGCACCATTACGCTAAACAACACTGCCACAGCAACGAATGCTTCGGCCAGCCTGTCATTCGATTCCGGCGAACTGAACAACTTTGTTTTCGCCATGATCGGCTCGAATCATCGGCCAATGTTCAATAACGGCCAGCACAGTTTTGTGGGCATTCAGGGCAACTTGACCGTTCACACCGTAGACACCTTAGGCTTTAATCAGGTGCATCTGACGAACTGCGGTGTGCGTGGCGTGATCGAAGCAACAAGCACGTCGAGTGGTGGCTCGACGATGCACCTGTATGCGTACCAGAATGCTACTTTCGACACGCTTAAAGCCACCGGTACTCACGGCATCACGTTGTACGCCGTGGATTGCCAAAACAGTACTGGCGGCAACGGGTTCGGAAACATTATCGGCAACGTGGCGTTCAATACGCTCGAACAAGTATTTTTCCACTCGTGGGCGTCCATTTTTTCAACTGGCCGCCACGGCGTTTTCAACATGGACGCCACGTTCATGCCAGCCTACAACGAAATCAAGGCCACATCGTTCACCAGAACGAACAATGTTGCCACGGTTACGCTGTCGTTGAATCACGGTCAAAGCCGCAACATTCTTCCCGATGGCTACTGGCGTGAGCAGTATGTGCTCATCAATGGCGTGACTGAAAACACTTCGTTCAATACGCCTAATTTTGGCGCCAAGGTCGTTGACTTCCCGACTGCCAACACCGTGTCCTACGAGAACACCGGACCCGATGTTTCGGTTGCGGTCACTGCGGCCAACGCCAAGTGGATCAAGGGAGCGTTCTTTGGTAACTCCAATACGGCCGGTTATATTCAGCCCAACCCAGTTTCGTTGTCATTAAACGAAGGTGCTATCCATACGCATCCCGGTTGGAATACGAATACCCAGCCCGGTCTCGGCAGTGCGTTTATTACCGCGCGCTCATCGGGCGTCACATTTAGATATCCGGCGATTGGCTGGGCCGCGAATGCGCAGTATGTGCGCAATCGCATCCTGCTTCCCGGTAACGGCTATCAGTATCGCAATGTGACCGCTACTGGCATTGGCCGTAGCGGCGCAACAGCACCCACATGGCCAACCACAATCGGCGGTACGGTCGTGGACGGCTCGATCACATGGCAGTGCGAGCAGTTGAGTTTCCCGCTGTCTTTCAGTCTTGGTTTCACTGGCAGCATCACAAGCGGAAGCAACCAAGTAACGGTCACATCGGTTGGCAGCGTGCTTGCGGCCAACTTCCAAGTCGGCTATGTGATCACCGGTACTGGCATTCCGGCCAATACCACGATCACGGCCATCAGCGGTGCAACGTTAACGATCAGCGCGAACGCTACGGCCACCAACGCTAATGTTACTTTGACCGTGGCTGGCACCTCGGCAATTTCTTACAACGTGCAGCACGCACTCGAAGTGTTGCACGATAGCAGAAACATCTATCACAACCAGATTGATAGTGGTATTGCCGGCGCCGCGACTGTTCAGCAGGCGTTCAAGAGCCTGAAGGCGAATGTCGATCTTAAGGCCAACATCAATAGCCCGACATTCACGGGAACTGTTAGTGGCATTACCAAGAGCATGGTAGGTTTAGGTAATGTTGACAACACAAGCGACGTTAACAAACCTGTTAGTACCGCACAAGCATCTGCGGATAGTGCTGTTCAAAGTGCTGCTGCTAGTGATGCCGCAACAAAAGCAAACAACGCTCAGGCTTTTGCAGTTCAGCGAAGCAACCACACAGGCACTCAAGCTATCAGCACAGTAGATGGCTTACAAACAGCGTTAGATGGTAAAGCACCAACCAACCACAACCATACTTCAGGTTCCATAACCGACTTTAACACAGCAGTTTCCAACATTGTTTCTACGGATCTTGTTGCTGGAAACGGCATAGTTTTGACTTATGACAATATTAATGATAATATAGTAGTATCAACAACCGAGAATCCTTCTATATTAGCTTTGGGTTCAGTTTCTGGAAGTAATGCTATAAGTTTTGGCACAGACCGATTGATTCAAACATTAACGCTAAACGGAACAGCAACAACCTTTACCAAGGGAATTAACTGGCCAGATATTGGCACATTAAGCGCTGATGTGATCTTAAGAATTACCGTAACATCTGCTACTAGCATAACATGGACTATTGTGAACGATTGGTTTAATCAGCCACCAGCCGGGGCATTATCGGTTGGTACGCATCTTTTCCTATTACGAGCAATAGGATCTAGCATAATTGAAGGTCACTATATAGGAAATAAAACCAATTAATTATGAGTCTTTTAACAAATAATAAGATTATTAATAGCGCGAACTTTAACAGTGGTGCCAAATGGAATAACATGAGTGGCAACGTCACGACCGTAGGCACAAACGGCGGACCAAGCTTTTATGGTACTTATGATATGAGCGGAAATGTATTTCAATGGAATGATTTGAATGTATTAGTCGGCCCGTCTCGTGGGCTCCGCGGCGGCAGCTGTTACGACAACGCGTTCAACTTGTCGTCCTCCATCAGGACCACGTTCGACCCGTCGGGCGAGGGCAACTACATCGGTTTTCGTCTCGCATCGTCCCTTAACCCTTTAAATTTTTCTAACTTTGTAGAGATAGGAGACGTTAACAACCTTAATCATACTACTGGCTATGGAAATGTAAATTATGTTTACAGGATAGCTAAATATGTTGTTACTAACAGCGAGTATGTTGAATTTCTTAACTCTGTTGCTGCTACAGACACATATAACTTATACTCTACTGGTATGAGTAGCGATAATCCCGGTGGAATAAATCGCAGCGGCAGTAGCGGAACGTATTCCTATAGCACTAAACCCAATATGAGCAACAAGCCTGTAGTTTTTGTTAGCTGGTTTGATTGCGCACGATACTGCAACTGGCTGCACAATGATAGGCCGGTTGGATCTCAAAATAACAGCACCACAGAAGATGGAGCATATTCCTTAAACGGAGCTGTGTCGGGAAATGCTGTGGCTAGAAACGCTAACGCAAAATATCACATACCAACAGAAAATGAATGGTATAAGGCCGCATACTACACACCCGATAAAAACGGATCCGGTCCGGGTTATTGGAAGTATGCAACTCAAAGCGATAGCGATCCGGTTCCAGTAAGTGCTAATAGCGTAGGAGACGGGGTTATTCCAGCAAGTGTTGTTCAGCCAAAAATTAAAAAACCAACAAAGAATTAAAATATGTGTGCATTCGGCAATAATACTCAGTTATCAGCTGTTGAAACTGAAGAACTAATAGTAGCAGGAAACTTTATCGCAGAGCTAGGCGATAGCCCCAGGATAATATCATTTGATGATAGTGGCAATATAAATAATAGTTTTGTGGCAAAATTTGATGTGCCTGTACGTTCTATGGTCTATCAAAGTGACGGAAAAATTCTTTGTGGTGAATCCAATGTGTCGCCATTTCATGAATGGCTTATGAGTAGCATATTTAGATTAAATACAGACGGCACCATAGACAACAGCTTTGCATCAGGAGAAGGTTTTAACTCCCCTATATCAAGCATAAAACTACAAAGCGACGGAAAAATTCTTTGTGTGGGCGGTTTTACCTCATATAATTCAATATCTATTACTAGAATGGCAAGACTAAATGCTGATGGTTCTTTAGATAGTAGTTTTGTTGTAGGCAGCGGTTTTAATGACGCAGTAAGTGATGTGGCTATACAGAGTGATGGCAAAATGATTTGTGTCGGATCATTTACTATGTATAATAACGTATCATGCGGACGCATAGTAAGAATTCATCCTAACGGAACCATAGACAACAGTTTTATGAGTGGTAGTGGATTTTCTGGTACTACAACGCTTGGTAATTCTCCGTCACCCTCAAAAATTATCATTCAAAATGATCAAAAAATATTATGCGTAGGAAACTTTACGTCCTATAATAATATTTCTAGTAGTGGAATTATAAGATTAAATAATGATGGGTCTATAGACAATAGCTTTGTTGTTGGTAATGGTTTTGTGGGCTCGTTTGGGTCTCCATCAGTAAATGATGCTGCTATTCAAAGCGATGGTAAAATTATTTGTGTTGGTAGAATGACACAATACCAAGAAGTTATTATTAACAATATTATTCGTTTAAATAGTAATGGATCTATAGATAATACCTTCGATGTTGGCTCTTCGAGTTTAACAGGTTTTAATAATACTGTAGATAAAGTATTAATACAAAACAATGGAAAAATATTATTAGGAGGAGTTTTTACTTCGTATAAAAACAATGAAACGAACAGCATATGTCGCCTAAACACAGACGGGTCTATAGACCTAAGTTTTCGAGGACAGCTATTTGGAGGATCGATATTAAACATAATAGATACTGGTTCCTCAATTATTTGTTGTGGTAGTTTTTTATATTACAATAAAACACAAATTAATAGAATAATAAATATTTACAATCAAGGATTAATTAATAATAATTTTAATATAGGCTCTGGTTTTAATAACACAGTTAACGCAACATCCATAGGAGGACTAGAGTTTAAACCCCCAGGGGTTTGTTGTATAGTTAAGCAACATGATGGAAAATTCGTATGTGCTGGTACCTTTAATAGATATAATAATACTCAAATAACCGGAGATATAGTTCGTATAAATATTGACGGTACTATAGATAATAATTTCATAACTGATTCTGTTTTGAGTTCAAAAATTGGCAATATGTCAACATTATTGGTTCAACCAGATAACAAAATATTATGTGCGGGAGCATTTAATATTGTTCGTCTTAATGCCGATGGATCTACAGATAATAGCTTTAATACTGGTTCCGGGTTTAATGGTCGAGTAGACTGTATCGTAATACTCAATGATGGTAAAATCATAGCTGGTGGAACTTTTACCAATTATAACGGATTGACATCTAATAGAATAGTAAAACTAAATACCAACGGTACTATTGATACTAGTTTTAGTATAGGTTCAGGCTTTGATGGCAGAGTTACAGCATTAACTTTACAAAAAGACGGTAAAATACTTTGTGGCGGCTCTTTTAGTAATTACAACAATATTTCTTCCAAAGGAATAGTACGCCTTCATGATAACGGAGCAATCGACACGTCTTTTATTGTTGGTACTGGTTTTACTTCTACATTTGTGGGGCCGTCAGGAACGAACATGCCCTGTTCAAAAATTATCATTCAAAATGATGATAAAATAATCTGTGCATATAATGATTATAATAAATACAACAACATTGACATTGGTAGAATTATACGGTTAAATACCGACGGGTCTTTAGATAGTAGTTTTTCCAACATGATTATTAATACTATATGTGATGTGGCATTACAAAAAAACGGCAAAATAATATGCGCAGGAATAGGAAAAGACTTGTCGTTTGGCTACAGAAAATTAGGATTAGTTAGATTAAATATCAATGGAACAATAGATACAGCTTTTAATTTTAATGTAAACAATACCGTAAACTCTATTCAAATTATATAATAAAAGTGTATTAATTATATATTAAGTATTATTATATAGGAGATGCACAATGATTAAACCTGGTTATCGTACTAGTGAATTCTGGTTTACTCTGGTAAGCTTTTTATTTAGTGGATTATATCTAATAGGAATATTAGATGATCATAGCCAAAAAGAAGATTTAATAGCAGAAACTAGCAGAGGTTTAGAAGCTACTATACTAATTATTGGACAACTAACCGTATTATTTAAATATATTAACGGACGAACAAATCTCAAACAAACTTGGTGGAGCACAGCCACCGAAAACGAAAGAAAAGAAGCCAATAGGACTAATGCTCGCAAACAGAAACCCAGATCAACAAAAAGAAGAACCCCCAAAGCACAATAGGCCATTTTGGTGTATTCCTATATAAAGGAGAAAAACTATGTCAGAAACATCTAGTATCAAAAATCTAATAGCTCCAGAAATTGATAAATTAATAGTTCAGGCCAAATTATCTCTTAACGAAGTTAAAACAGTAGCAATAGCTCAGGCCTGGAAAATACTACAATTAGCAGTAGCCAGTACTATTCAGGTAATAGAAAATACAGCAACAGATTTAGCTGGCAAAGATAAAAAAGTTATTGCAATGGAATTATTAAGTAAATTTTATGATAGTGTTTTCATAATTGTAGACATTCCCTTTGTTCCTAATCTGGTTGAACCTATTATACATAAGTATGTCAAAAGTTTCTTGATGATACTTGTTAGCTCAACAATTGATGCTATGGTAACAACTTTTAGAAATACTGGTGTGTTTGTTGACTCCAGTGTAAAAGTAAACGCATTTATGGACGCCAAGCCCAAGGTTTCAGACAGATAATAAATAAAGGAAAAAACAATGAATTTTACAGAAAGCTTTGATCAGTTTGCGAGCAAATTAACAACCATGGATTTGGCATTATATGCCGGTGTGGGTTTAGTACTGTGGGTTTTGTTTAGGGATAAACTAAGCCCTGTACAAAAATTGGTTCTAAGTTTAACAGAAAAGATACGGGGCGTTTTGATCCCAGGCGCACCAGCACAATCGGTCGATACAGCACTACCTGTGGTAACTAAGCCCGTGGTGGATGTTGAGCCGAAAAACAATGAAGATGTTTTCTTTAAATTAGTTGTTAGCTGGAAGCAAACAAGAGACCTAGCAGTAAAAAGCGGCTGTGTCGAAGCAGTAAAAGTTGCAGATCAAATGTTTCCATTTTTATCTCCAAATGTGTGCGCCAAAAAGCAGGAAACAGTATCATGATCTTAAATAAAAAAAACCTAGCATTAATTGTTGGTACTATTCTAATAATTATTGGCCTAATCAAACCAGATCTTTCAAATTTGATATCGTGGCCAAGTAGACCAGTAGCGATAGATGTTCTAGAGCTACCAGCCCCAACGGCAGCAAATATTAAAAAAGAGGCAGAAGAAGTAGTATCCCTATTAAAGTCTTATAGTGCTGCCAAACCAGACCTTAAGAGATTGAGAGATCTAATGTTGGATTTGGGCAGATTGGTCGAGCTGGATGGTGAGGATACTGTTATTAAAAATACCGAAGAAATTCGTCAGGCTAATAGTTTGTCGGGGGTTATGTTGCGTTTAGATATTAAGGGCAAATACCCTGACTTGGCTAAGGAGTCAAAAGAGGTGGTTGTGGCAGCTATTGGTGACGATAATATCAACCTATCGCCAGAACTAAGAGTAAAAGCCGTAGAAGGCTTTAATGCTCTCGCATGGGCTTATAATGAGGCTAGTAAATAATGCCAAGATTAACTCCACAAGAATGGTATAATAAATATAGACAGGGATACGAAGGTGCATTGTGGAATCAAAAAGAGTTTGACCACTTAATGGAAATATTGAAATATCCTTTATTTGGTGATGCTAGTAGAAGAATTACGGGAACAGGTAAAAATAAACTAAGTCTACCATATAAATCTGTATACCAGTTTGATAAAAAACCATATGAAGAAAGACAGGTTACTGGGGATTGCGTAAGTCATGGAACAAGAAATGCTTGCGATATTAGCAGGGCTGTAGAAATACACGTTGGAGGAGAAAGAGAAGCATGGATAGCAAGAGGTGCTACTGAAGCTATTTATGGTAGTAGAGGATGGAGCGGCGAAGGTATGACTGGTAGTAAGGCTGCCGAGTTTGTTAGTAAAATTGGAGGAATTCTTGTTAGACAAAATTATAAAGGCATAGTAGACCTTACTAAATATAATGGTATGCTTGGTGCTGGATGGGGCGGTCGAGGCGTTCCAGATGCGGTAATAGATCTGGCCAATGATCATCAAATTAAAACAGCTTCGCTGGTAAGAACAGTAGAAGAAGCTCGCGATGCTCTAGCTAATGGATATGGAATAGCTGTTTGTTCTAATTATGGATTTAGTAATAAAAGAGATAGTAAGGGCTACTCTAGAACTAGCGGAAGCTGGGCTCATTGTATGGCTTTTATTGCTTGTGATGACACCGGTGGAGACACAAGCTTTTTAGTACAAAATAGCTGGGGTAAATGGAATGATGGTGGACATCCAGAGTGGGGTCCAATACCAGATGGCTCTTTCCTAATCCATTCCGATGTGGCCGAAGGCATGTTGAAACAAAACGGGTCATACTCGTTCTCTAGTTTCAACGGCTTTCCCCTACAAAAACTACCAGACTATGGTTTTGATAGCTATCTATAAAATCGGTGTATCTAAATAGTATTAGAAAAGTCCTTTTTTAAAAAGGGTTAACCGATGAGACTTATTGATAAAATTGCTTTAAACAGGCTAATTTCTATTATAGCTGATCTTTTGGTTCGTTTAGCTAAAATTTTTGCGGATAAAACACCCGTAAACAATCCCTCTAAACCCGTTAGACCAAAACCTCTTAAGAAAATCATAGATATCCTTCCACTTCCGTGGAGAAAATAATGAATAAGCTAATTTCTGGTTTAGTAGTCTATACTATGCTATTTGGTTCATCTTATTATGGATCAACAACCGCAGTAGTAACTTTATCTGGAGCTATTATCAAAGCAAAAAGCGTTGAGAATACAAAAAAATACAAAAGAAAAGACTGCCCCGTTTGCAAAGGCAAAGGATGGTATATGAGTGGCGACAGAATTAAAAAAGTCGATTGTGGCTATTGCGAACCGGACGAAGGTATGAGTCAGTCCGAATGTGAAGATGGTCAGTGCAAAATCAAAACGAGTAAACAATAATGATACATAAGCCAGATAAACAAGACGCCGAAAAACTAGAAGCTATAGCTAAAAAGGTTCTGGCGGATGCAGGTTTGTCTAGTGATGAAAAATTTGGCAGCGTAATCGCTATATTAATGATTATTAGTGTTATTTTGACCTCTATTCGTATACTACAGGAATGCAATAAAAATAGAACTCAGCACATGACTAGAGACGAAAAGTACACGGCGTATGGAGAAGAAATAAAGGAATTTAGTAGCAAAAGAGGTTGGTTTACTCGTCTCAGAATCAAAAGAGTACTAAAAAGAGAAATGACAAAAGAAGAATACGAGCAATACGGATTTAAGCTTATAGAATCAATATTAAGTATAGGAGAAACCCTCACGGACGACGAAATAAAAACCTTAGTGGAGAATGCAAATGTTTAATATTTTAGTGTGGTGTGTTTATGGACTATTTGTTGGTTCTATAGCTAAAAGCTTGGTTCCTGGCGACGAGAACTTTAATATGACAAAAACAATAGCGCTTGGTGTTGCTGGATCCTATATGGGTGGCGCTGTACTCTATCTTGTTGGAACGTACGAGAGTCTCAGTCCAGCTGGTATTTTTATGGGCGTTGCTGGAGGGGTGTTGAGTTTAATTTTATATAACAAGCTCACCACCAAATAAAAAATACTTGACTCTGGTCTAATTGTTTCTATCATAAAGGACAATGAAACACAACCAAAGACCAGGATGGACCGATTATTTTCTAGGACTCGCAAGAGTCGTGTCTCAGCGCAGCCATGATATACACACAAAACATGGTTGTGTTATAACAGATCAAAATAATAGAATTCTTGGTGTTGGATATAATGGATTTCCTAGGGGGCTCAACGATCAAGAGCTTCCAATAACAAGACCAGAAAAATATCCATGGATGGTTCATTCTGAAAGAAACGCACTATCTAATTGTATTGTTAGGCCAGATAACGGAATAGCATATGTTACTGGACAGTGCTGTAATGATTGCATTATCGCATTGTGGCAAGAAGGAGTCTCTACAGTCTATATGATAGACGATCACGGAACCCATCTTTTTGATGAAGATGCACAGCAACGTTTTGATACCTTTGTTGCCATGAGCGGAATAAAAATAGTCAAAGTGAATCCAGATCTTTCTTGGTTGAAAAATCTGTCTGGTGTAATATGACAATATGTTTTTATGTGTCTGTTGCCATATATCTATATGCACTCATTTGTAATGACCACATAATGCAAGAAAAAAGCTTTCGTACGCTCATAGTAGTAGGTTTACTATCATTAGTCTTAAACAGGAGATAAGATGTCCGCTCTACAAGAATTACAGAACTATACATTTGTCAGTAAGTATGCCCGATGGATCGAAGAAAAAAATCGTAGAGAGACATGGAAAGAAGCCGTCGAAAGAGTAAAGAACATGATGCACTCCAAATACGATGGCGTGGGCATCAAGGACGAAATAGACTGGGCGTACGATATGATGTACAAAAAGAAAGTTCTTGGTAGTCAAAGAGCCCTACAATTCGGCGGAGAACCCATTCTTAAAAGACACGCCAAAATCTATAACTGCACCAGTTCATACTGCGACAGATTACGCTTTTTTCAGGAGTGCTTTTGGCTATTGCTTTGTGGTAGTGGTACTGGATTTAGCGTACAAAAGCACCACGTTGCTAAATTACCAACCCTAGAGCACGATATTATCGATAATAATGAAGGGGCGAAGTACGTCGTAGAAGACAGTATAGAAGGATGGGCGGACGCACTAGGCGTTCTACTTAGTAGTTATTTTAGTAAGCCTATCGAAGAATTCAAAAACTATAAAAATACATATGTTGTTTTTGATTATAGCAATATTCGTCCGAAAGGATCGATTCTAAGTTCTGGAGTTGGTAGGGCTCCTGGATTTGAGCCACTAGCCAACGGACTAGAAAAAATTAGGGCTTTACTAGATCGTTGTATAGCCAATGAACAAAAGAAACTACGTCCTATTGATGCATACGATATTGTTATGCATAGTAGTGATGCTGTGCTGTCTGGAGGCGTTAGAAGGAGCGCTTCTTTAGCCTTGTTTAGCCCAGACGACGAAGAAATGGCCAAAGCAAAGACCGGTAATTGGTATATAGACAATCCGCAGAGAGCACGAAGTAACAATTCGGCGCTACTGCTGAAAAACGAAACAACATTTGAAGAATTTCAAATACTAATGGAATCGGTCAAAGAATTTGGCGAACCAGGATTCATATGGAGCGAATCCACAGAGATGATTTTCAATCCGTGCGTAGAAATTGGAATGTGGCCTATTGACGAAAGCAGCGGAAAGAGTGGGTGGCAGGGCTGTAATCTATCGACCATTAATTGTTCTAGCGTTGAAAACGAAAATGATTTCTTTGAGAGATGCAAAGCCGCTGCTATAATTGGGACTCTTCAGGCTGGTTTTACTAAGCTTGATTATCTTGGTGAAATTAGTGAAAATATTTTTAATAGAGAGGCTTTGCTTGGCGTGTCTCTAACCGGTACGATGGAAAAGCACGATCTGGTTCTATCGGAAAAGGTTCTGAGTAAAGGAGCAAAAATTGCCGTAGAAACAAACAAGCTAATTGCTAAGAAAATTCATATAAATCAAGCCGCTAGGGTTACATGTCTAAAGCCAGAAGGAACAAGCAGTAGCATGCTTGGAACAAGCTCTGGTATACATCCACATCACGCCAAACGCTATATAAGACACGTACAGGCCAATGTTTTAGAGGCACCATACCAACACTTCAAGAAAGTAAATCCTCAAGCATGCGAGAAGTCCTCGTGGTCTGCTAATAATACGGACGAGGTTATTAAGTTTCCGATAGAGGTTCCAGACGGAGCAAAACTTAAGAACCAATTACCAGCAATAGAAATGTTATCTGTAGTAAAAGAAACACAAAAAAATTGGGTTAATTCTGGTAAAAATAGATCATTATGCACACAAGACTATCTAAGTCATAATGTGAGCAATACTGTCACGGTTAGACCAGAGGAGTGGGATGACGTAACAAAATATATCTATGATAATAGAAAGTACTTTGCTGGCATATCGCTTATTCCTCAAAGCGGAGATAAGGATTATCCTCAAGCTCCTTTCACTACGGTCTATACTAGTAGAGAAATAGTAAAGGAATATGGGGACGCGGCATTATGGTGTTCTGGTCTTATTGAGCTAGGATTAAACGCATTTGATAATAATCTATGGGCCGCTTGCGACTATATAACTATGTCACAAAGTTCAGAAAAAGATGAAGATAATAAGATTTTATTTTTGACAAAAATGCGAAGGTTTGCAGACAAGTATTTTGCAGGAGATCAAAGGAGATTAACATATTGCATGAAAGACGTGTACAATTGGAAAATATACTGTGACTTGTTTGATAGCTTTAGAAAAGTAGACTACACCCAACTTTCAGAGACAGAAGATAATACTGTTGGCATAGAGGAGATCAGTTGCGCTGGAGGAGCGTGTTTATTGTAAAAGGGTGTATATTTATAATATGTTTTTATAAAAAACCATCCCTTTAATAAAGGATACACCTTGAGAAAAAACAATAAAGGTTCCAAGAAGAAGTCCAAAGTTATAGATCTAACAAACGAAATTAATCCTGGTGGTTATGCTTATAGAAATAGATTAAAGCCTAGAACAGAGAATCAGAAAGACTACATTAGAACCGTGGCAGATAACACCATAACCTTTTGCCAGGGTTTAGCTGGTAGCGGAAAAACACATATCGCTATAGGTATGGCTCTAGAATATCTTTTAGACGAAAAAGTAAAGAAGATTATTATTACCAGACCAGTAATAGAAGCGGGAGAAAAAATTGGATATTTACCAGGAACAGCAGAAGAAAAGCTACACCCATACCTATTGCCAATACTGGATGAAATCAACCACTTCATATCCTCTGCTCAATACGCATCGTTGAGACTCAATAATAAAATAGAGGTTGTTCCTCTTGGTCTTATGAGAGGCCGTAACTTTCATAACTCATTTATTGTGGCAGACGAGTGTCAAAACGCTACCTATGATCAATTAAAAATGTTATTGACCAGAACCGGACAAGAAAGCAAGATGATTCTCACTGGAGACGCTGGGCAGTCCGATCTGAGTAGACATATGCGCGGTGGTTTTACGGATCTGATAAAAACTCTCGATGGGCTTGACGGTATCGGTGTTTGTCAGTTACAATCTAGTGATATAGTAAGGAATCCAATAATAGCAAAGATATTAGGACGCTTAGAGTCTTATGAAAATAGAGAACAGTAAGTGTTTGGTTTTAAACGCAGACTACTCAGCATTAGGTATTATAGATTGGAAAAAGGCTTTGATTTGGTCTATGAAATCGGAGTCAAGCGAAGAACCAAGAGTAGAAATTGTTGATTTTTATAAAAACGATTTTATTCAAGGCGTAAACAACAAAAGACTTCCCATACCAGCAGTGGTCAAAACCGCTAAGTACTTCAGGATTCATGACCAAAGAGTTAATTTTTCTAGAAAAAATTTATTTATCAGAGATAACCACAGTTGTCAGTATTGTGGAGTAAAAGAAGACCTAAATAAATTAACTTATGATCATGTTATACCTAAGTCTTTATGGAAAGATAGAGCAGGATCACCGACTAATTGGACGAACATAGTAACCGCTTGTGTGTCATGCAACCGTAAAAAAGGAAATAGAACACCAAAGCAGGCCAATATGCCACTAAAGAATCTACCAATAATACCAAAAAAAAGCTCAAAGTACTTGCCAATCACCCACTTCCTGCTTAGGATAAGAAGAGAAATCCCAGAAGAGTGGTCAGCATACTTACCGGAATCATACTTATAATGCCAGCATATACCTTTTTCTGTGAAAGCTGCAATAAAAAATACGAGGTTGTTTCTTCCATCAAAGATTATCACGACAGACTGCCGTGCGATTCTTGTGGATCCGGAAAATCTGTTTATAGACTATATACAGAAGACGCAGCCACGCTAAATACGTCCGTTAGAAAGTCGGACGATGAACTGAAGACAATAGGAGATCTTGCAAACAGAAATAGAGATAGGTTGTCCGAAGACCAAAAAACACAATTATATAATAAGCATAATTCCTATAAAGATCAAGAATCAGTAAAAGAACTTCCAAAGGGTATGTCAAGAATTAAAAAACCAGAGAAAATAAAATGGATCAAGAAATAAATATTCCAGAAGAACATAAAGAACTTATAAGTAGCATAATCTCTATATCAGAGATTCAAACTTTCTTACAGCTACAAGAAAAAATGGCTCAGGCAGAGCTAGCCATAGTCAAAGCAGAAAAAGAACTCGCGGAGAAGCTAGAACAAAAACAGACCCACTCTGGCCCAGTGCCTTATTATGTTACGCTGACTCTGACAAGCGATGTCTCAATATCTTCCAACGACGAAGCCGTGGCTCCAGAGTCCATAGAAAAAAAATCACAGTCTTACGTTATCGAGTTTATTGATAAAAACTATGAAATACTTATAGATAGAATATATAATAAGCTCACAGACGTAATAACAGAAGCATGTAAAGAACTAGTAACAGTACCATCAGAGGAGCAACAAAATGTCGATACTGCGACCCAAACCAGAAGCGAATAATAATAAGATTTATTCTTATTATACGATTGTTGGTAAGCAAGAGGCGTTCGACGATGAGAATAATCCTATCTTGAGTACCGAGAGTACAGAGGTACTAGCAAAAAAAATAGTGTCAGATACCAAAACTAGATTTTTTATTAAGGTAGGTCCTCATGGAAAAATATTTAATCCAATAGGTATTTTTTCCGAAGGAAGAAGCAATAAGTTTTTACGCCAAACCGGTAAGCCAGAATGGGAATTCCAAGAGGTAAATAAGAGGGTATTTGATCTATATTTATCTTTTTTAAGGACCAAAAACATAGGACACATTAATTTAGCAGAAAGAGAGATGCAATGAAACAGCTATCCAAGGTTCAGAAGTATGCTATTGAACACCTATTATCTATTAATGCTGACGAGGATAGAATATGTCGTGAGCTAAAAATAGCAAAGGACATGCTTCATAAGTATATGGAAAAAAGCGGAAAGACTAAACAATCGGAAACCAAGGAATTGCCAGTTAAGTCTTCTCCAATAACATCCAAGGATCTTATGATCCGTAAAACATCGGCCAAGAAATTGAATACGGTTGCTATTATGACGCAAGAAGCGGCATTTCACAATGACGACTTCAAGAAGAAGAATCCAACATCAAAAGATAGCAACGAAGGACATATTCATAGAATAAAATAATGAAATACTTATCTAAGTATTCTAACGGAAAACAGGTTTCTGCGGCTCAGTATATCACTGAAATTATTTGTGAACACTTAGCAGCAAAAGACAAAAAAGATCTTCATTATAGATTTTGGCTTTCTAAGGAATGGCAAAAGTTTTATAAATCACAGATTTTTTCTGCAAATAAATTATTAGCTAAACACTCAGAAAAAGCAATAATCAAAGCTTTGCAGAGTCCTTCTGGTAAGAAAATATTCTCTTTGAGGGCGCCGCACCTAGGGGCTATTATAGAGCAAGCAGAAAAGATCGTTGCGTCAGAAAACACAGAACAAACGTTACCGGTCAATAGATCTATTAATAGTGTTGGGCAAAATTTACCACGCAAAAAGACAACATTAGATAAATTAAAGGACATAGACAATGAGCATTAAAGACAGTATTTCTAAAGACTTCGGAGCAGATATTATCCTGAGCGCTTCCACAGTAGTGGATAATGAGGCTTTGGTTATTCCTGTCAGTCCATCTATAGATATGATCTTGGGTGGTGGGATTCCAGAGGGTAGCTTTGTTGTATTGACCGGTCAGCCAAAGTGCGGCAAAACAACAACATCGCTAGCATTTTCAGCGACAGCACAACAAGCAAAATATGCTCATGGATCCTTCAAAGAAGGAAGAAGAGTGTACTACCTGAACATAGAAGGTAGATTAAAGAAAAGAGACCTAGAAGGTATCCCTGGTTTAGATTTAAACAGGTTCGACGTTATAGGATCGCAAACGGGAAAGATTCTACACGCAGAGGAATACCTACAGATTGCAGAAAGAATTATCAACGAAGAACCAGGATCAGTAATCATTATAGACTCATACTCTGCTTTATGCACGGAAGCGGAAATTACTAGCGATATGGATAAGATGCAGAGAGCAGACGGAGCTAAACTATTGGCTAAGTTTTGCCGTAAGGTCGCAAATGTTATACCGGTAAATAAAAATATTGTAATCGGTATTACGCATCTTATGGGCAATCCTACCGGATATGGTGCCGAATTCAAAGAAAAATCCGGTCAGGCTATTGCGTATCAAACAGATATCAAGTTAAGGGCAAAGTCTTTTAAGCCGTGGATTCTTAGCTCAGACAATACTCAAATAGGACAAGAGGTTGAATGGCAAACAATATGTTCTGCTCTTGGGCCTCCCGGAGGAACAATCACTAGCTATCTTAGATATGGTCAGGGTATTGACAAACACATGGAGATCATTACAATTGCAACAGACATTGGATTAATCAACAAGGCCGGAGCTTGGTATACTCTAACCTTTTTACCAGAAGAAAAAACTAAGTTTCAAGGAACAGAAAAAATTAGACAATTTCTTATTGATAATCCAAAAGCTTATGATGCTTTATATTCTCAAATCAAAGATATGGTAGGTTCTAAGTAATGCAAGTTGTGGATCTAGACGGCAATTCCTCGTATTGGCATATTACAGGGGGCTCGGCGAAAGCTTCTAGAATTAATAAGTCTTCATTTCATCTTAAAGCAAGAGACCTGATAAAGACTATTTATCCAACAATGAAGGTATTAGAAGAGATTCCTGTATATATACATAGATCAGACATCGCGTACCTAGACTTCTATATCCCACTAATCAAGGTATGTCTAGAGGTTCACGGTGAGCAGCACTATAAGTTTACCCCCTTCTATCATGTTAATATGATGGCTTTTCTTAAAGCGCAAAAAAGAGACAGAGATAAAAAAGAGTGGTGTTCTATCAATAATATCAGAATGATAGAATTACCGTACAACCAACTAGATACGTGGGAAGGACTAATTAAAGATGAACAAAACCGCTAAAGAAGAATTGCAGCACTGGGACAAAATCCTGGATGACTATGAAAACTCTGTCGGTATCAGTAAATATTCTGCTACTCCAAGCTCTTTGCCGGAATCAGAACTCAACGAGTATCTAACAATGGACAGAAATGTACTGGAAAAGTTTTCTCCGGAGGACTGCGCACAAATATCATATAGACTTGGACAGTATGCTTTTCATATACAGCGAACCCTCAATAGAGAAATAGCTAGATTTAATTGGGCTGAAGAAAACATTAAAGAAGTTATAGCCGATGAAATAAATAACTATAAGGGCTATGGTTTTTTAGAGAAGTCTATTCAAGCCATCAAACATAACGATAAAGCCGAGTCTCTTAATAATATTAAAAAATTTGCTAAACAAAGATCGGATAGGCTATCTTTTTTAGCTAATTCAATTAAGAATCTATCGGATATTATGTTGTCTATTCAAAGAAATAAGGTGAAACATGGATCTTGAAAGCATAAAGAATAATCCAGAACAAATTAAACTACTAATATCCATACTATCTGCGCTATTGCCAGAAACAGATACGACTTCCGCAGAAAAACCCATTAAAAAAACTAAAGCCCCCAACTCCAAAAAGACGATAAAGAAACAAAGAGAGAATCGTTTCGATGGAGAGATTGTTAAAACAGCAAGATCAAAGACCAAATCACAAGCCGGTGTCAATTATTTCGAATCCATGCCGGAGAAAAACGCTCACAAGGAAGATACAGAAATAGACAGGAAACTATCAAAATATCCTCCCACCGCCCGTAGGCCAGAGGTTACTATGATAAAGGTACAGTGCAGGTCTTGCGGACAAAAAGAAAAAGTAAGTCCTTCACTATTATTGGATAAAGATAGATATAAGTGCAATAAGTGTTCTTCTACAGCAGGATAATAACTTGAATGAATATATTAAGTGACCCATCTACAGAACGAGCCGTTCTTTCCATTATATGTCAACAAGGAGAGAACGCATATTTTGATGTTGCGGATATTATTAATGAAAACACATTCACTATAGACAGCAATATTGTTTTATATAAATGTATCAAGAATATATTTAAGGATAATAGACAAACTGCTATAGATATAGCAGCAATATACAGTTCGGCACAAGAGCTTGGCTTGAACCATATTCTAGAAAAGAAGGAAGAGGTTCAACACCTAAAGGCTATTTTAGCTTTTCCTGTTAACAGAGATAACCTGTTATTGTTTGCTGGTAAAATCAAAAAGCTTGAGATAGCTAGAAAACTGCATAAAGAACTCGGAGATATACAATCTAAACTATTAGACGTTAATGGTTCAGAATCAATAACAAAAATTCTGAGTTTGGCAGAAGATCCTATTTTAAATTTTAGCGCAAGTTTAGATGATTCTGATAATAATCCAACACCAATGTCTCAAGGGTTGGCCGAATATATACAGAATCTAGTAGACCACCCAATAGATCAGGTTGGAATTTCTACCGGCTTCCCTGCCTATGACTTTGCAATTGGTGGTGGTCTTAGACCTAGTACTATTAATGTTATTGCTGCTAGACCAAAAACAGGCAAAACCCTTTTGTCTGATAATATGGGATGGAATATTGCTAAGCTAGGTATTCCAGTATTGAATATGGATACCGAGATGACAAAAAATGATCATATACATAGACTTTTAGCAATGATGACCGAGGTGGAGATCAATAAAATCGAAACCGGAAAATTTGCGGAAACACAAAACCAAGCAGAAAAAATAAATCAGGCTGTTGAGGAACTAAATAAGGCTCCGCTTTATCATAAATCTATTGCTGGCAAAGCTTTTGAAGAACAGCTATCTATAATGAGAAGATGGATAGTAAAGGAAGTTGGACTTAATTCTGATGGTACAGCAAAGCCCTGTGTAGTTTTTTATGACTATCTAAAGCTTATGGATTCTGCCGGAATATCGCAGGATATGAAGGAGTATCAGGTTCTAGGCTTTATGATGACTAGTCTACATAATTTTGCTTGTCAGTATAAAATACCTATTGTTGCATTTATTCAGCTAAATAGAGACGGCATTACCAAGGAAAGTACAGATACGGCTAGCGGCTCGGATAGAATCATCTGGCTCTGCAGCAATTTTACTATCTTCAAAAGAAAGTCCGACGAGGAAATGGCCGAAGACGGACCAGCAAACGGAAATAGAAAACTAGTACCCCTTATCAGTAGACACGGAGGAGGCCTAGAAGACAATGACTATATTAATTGTCATATGAAGGGATTTTGCGCAAAAATCACAGAAGGCAAAACAAGATTAGAACTAATTAATAATGGTGGAAGCGATCAAGGATTTGATATAAATGATGACCAAAACATCCCATTCGATTGATCAAAATAAAATCAAGCTACTTTGTGATAGGGTATGCGATAATATCGACACCCTATTAAACCACTTTGGTCTTGAATATAGACAGAACGGCAGATTTATTAGCATGAGCTGCCCTATTCATGGGGGAGATAATCCTAGTGCTATGAATTTGTATCCGGAAGGAGAGACATATAGAGGAAACTGGAAATGCAGAACGCATCAGTGCGAAAAGGTGTTTAAGTCCTCTATTATAGGGTTTATTAGGGGTGTACTTTCCCATAAGCAACACGGTTGGACAGAAGAAGGTAACAGGACTGTACCGTTCGCAGACGCTTTGAAGTTTGCGTCGGATTTTGTTAGTATAGACTTAGACAGTCTACAAGTAGATAAAACACAAAAGAACAAACAAAAATTTGTATCCCAAGTGTCCATTCTCTCTGTAGATACGTCAACACAAAACAATCAACAGATTAGCCGTAAAAAGATTAGACAGCTATTGAATATTCCTAGCCAATACTTTATTAGTAGGGGTTTCACAAAAGAGATCTTGGATAAATATGATGTAGGAGATTGCGTTAATAGCAACCGAGAAATGTATAATAGAGCGGTTGTACCTATCTATGATACTGGTCATAGTTTTATGATAGGCTGTACTGGCCGCTCACTAAAAGAGGGCCTGAAACCAAAATGGAAACATAGCGACGGATTTAAAGCAGAAAATGCCTTATACAATTTCTGGTACGCTAAAGAACATATAGCGAAATTAAGAGAAGTAATACTCGTAGAAAGCCCAGCAAATGTTTGGAAACTAGAGATGGCCGGCATACATAATAGTGTCGCTGTGTTTGGATCAAACTTATCGGACAAACAAAAGATGCTACTAGATACGTCCGGAGCAATGACAATAGTAGTTATCACAGACAGCGACGAGGCTGGGGAAGAAGCCAGAAAACAGATCCAAAAAAAGTGCGAAAAAATATATAACATACAACATATTAGAGTAAGCAAAAACGACATTGCAGAACTTTCAATAGCAGAAATTAATACAGAAATTAAAAGCAGGGTAATACATGACTAAAATTTTAGCGTTCTCAGGAAAGAAACAATCGGGCAAAACCACTTGTGCCAACTTTATTTTTGGTATTTTTTTGTCTGGCAGCAATAAATTTGACAGCGTAACCGTTAATACGTCTGGACTACTAGAAGTTGTAAAGCCAGACACAAAAGAAAGCGTAATTATAGACCCTCCAAGATATTATCGGCCATCAGATAGTCTTGATCCATTGGTATCGAGTGTGGTTCAGGATATATTACCACACGTTAAAATTTATAGTTTTGCGGATCCATTAAAGCAAAATATTTGTATGGATATACTTGGATTAACCTATGAACAATGCTATGGTACGGATGCCGAAAAAAATAAAGAAACACACCTAGTCTATAATGATGTACGATTAACCGGTCGCGAGGTTATGCAATATGTTGGCACAGATATTTTCCGTAAAATGATGCCCAATGTGTGGCCGTTGGCGGCGATACGTCGTATACAAAAAGATCAGCCTAAATTAGCCTTGATTACTGATTGTCGTTTTCCAAACGAAGTAGATGCTGTTCAGGACGCCGGAGGAAAGGTTGTGAGACTAACCAGAGACGTTGCTGGTCCGTCGGATCATATTTCAGAAAACATCCTAAACCAAGACGCCTTTGACTGGAATAGATTTGATTATATATTGGACAACGCTAGTATCGATGTGCTAGAGCAATGTAATAGGGTTTATGAAATTTTAAGCAAGGAGCTTGCATGATTATAACATATTTCCGAAGCTCGTCGTATAATACTCATTCGATGTGCGAACAACAGTATTTTGGAGAATATGTTCTTGGCTGGAGAGGACCATCCGGACAAAAGGCAGACAAGGGGACTATAGTACATAAGGTTTTAGAAATTTTAGCAGTTATTCAAAAGGCTAAACAAGACAATAAAACTACCGTAGTAGACGATATAGTTGGAGACATATTGATTGATCAGTATAATCTTGACGTTTTGATAGATAAGGTCTATGCTCACTATTCCAGCGTTGCAGATCACCACAAGTGGTCGGCAAAAGACTTAAAGGACTGTAGAGAATGGGTAAATAAAGCGATATCTTTTAATAAGGGTATGTTTGACCCAAGAAATCGATTTATACTATGTCCAGAACAGCACTTTGATTTTGAAATAACAAAACCGTGGTCTAAATACTCATATAAGACAGCAGACGGAACGATTAGCGGCAATCTAGCACTAAAAGGAACGATAGACCTAATTACATGCGTAAACGACAAAACCATAGAAATTATAGACTGGAAAACAGGTAAAAGACTAGACTGGGCAACGGGTCAAGAAAAAACACAAGAAAAACTAGAAAAAGATCCTCAGCTTAGAATTTATCACTATGCTATTAGTAAGCTATATCCAGATATAGACCATATCATCTTTTCTATTTATTTTATTAATGACGGCGGGCCGTTTTCTATCTGTTTCGACAAGTCCGACCTAATAGAAACAGAGGATATGCTGCGTAAAAAATTTGAACACATCAAAAAAAATACAAAGCCAAAACTGAACAAAAGCTGGATGTGTAACAAACTGTGTTATTTTGGAAAAACAACTTTTGAAAACACAAGCGTTTTGCCGATACTAGAGTATCGCGACGGACAAATTGTAGAAAAGGGTAAATTTATGACAAAATGCGAACAAATTCGTCATGATTTGGAACTTGACGGAATGGATCAAGTTGTTAAAACATACAAGCACCCGAATCACTCTTTTGGTTATTACGAGGCCCCAGGCAAATAAATGAAAAGATATATACCTCTGCACGTTCATAGTCACTACTCTTTGCTAGATGGTTTGTCAAAGCCGTCGCAGATAGCAGATAGGTGTCAAAACATCGGAGTAGGCTCCTGTGCTTTAACGGATCATGGAAATATTGCTGGGGCAATTAGATTTCATACCACGATGACAAAGGCTGGTATCAAGCCAATTCTTGGTTGCGAATTATATATTTCCAAAGACGATGCTACAAACAAGTCTCCAGAAAATAAACAACTTTCACATCTAATAGTTTTGGCTAAAAATTATCGTGGCTGGAAAAACCTCATCAAGATAGTATCTGAATCGAATAAGCCAGAGCACTTTTATTATAAGCCCAGATTAAGTATAAATCAACTAGGTTCCTTATTAAGCGGGGATATGATTGGCTTTGCTGGACATCTAGGATCTGTATTAGCTTCAGATATTCTACAGCAGGATAGTTTATCTCCGGATTGGTATTCCAAGGGGGTTGAGTCTATTGGTAGGCTCAAAAACATATTTGGTAAAGATAATTTTTTTGTAGAGACACAGCTCATGGATGTGCAACACACGCCAATACAAAAAGAGCTAACGGAGTGTTTGAGAGAGTTGGCCAAAAAAACAAATACAAAAATCATTTGTACTCCTGATGCTCACTACGCCAATAAAGATGATGCTATCGATCAAAGAGTACTGCTTTGCAATAATCTAAAAACAACATTTCCAGATGTAAACTCCAAGATTCTTAATAATGAGAGTTTTGGTATGGATACCTTTTTTAAGTCTGATAATTATCACATACTGGACACGACAGAAATGTCTAGCATACACACAGAAGAAGAAATAGACAATACAAACCTAATCGATAGTCTGTGCGAAAGTTATGAGATTGCACAAAAACCAAGCTTACCAGCATATCCCTGCCCAGACAATATGGACGAAGCGGAATATTTAAGACATTTATGTAGACAGGGTTGGAGGGATAAAGGATTTGTCAATAAAAACAAAGAAACTCAAGATGAATACGCTACTAGAATCAAATATGAACTAGACGTTTTACAGGGTGCTGGTCTGTCTAGCTATTTTTTAATCGTTCAGGACATTGTGAACTATGTTCGATCAAATAGTTGGCTTCCTGGTCCCGGAAGAGGGTCTGCTGCCGGATGTTTGGTTTCGTACCTAATAGGTATTACGGCGATTGATCCCATCCAATATGGTCTAATTTTTGATAGATTTTATAATGCCGGTAGAAATACTTCGGATCATATATCTATGCCAGATATCGATCTAGACGTACCAATCAACAAAAGAGAGCAGATTATAGAGTATATAAAAACTAAGTACGGCCATAACAAAGTATCTCAAATGATTACATTCAACACGATGAAGGGAAGAGGCGCCCTTAAAGACGTATTAAGAGTGTACGGAAATATCTCATTTGATGAGATGAATACTATAACTAAACATATACCAGACGAAGCAAAAATTGCGGACGAGTTGCAAGAAATGAAAGAAGAATACGGAGAAGCGTCTATTATTAGATGGGCTCTAGAAAACAATGCTGCGGAACTAAAGGATTGGTGCTATATAGACGAAAATAATAATTTGGCTGGCCCATTAGCCAAAAGATTTGAACAGGCTATTAGGCTGGAAGGTACTAAGACCAACCAATCCAAACACGCAGCGGGGATAGCTATTAATTCTATGCCTCTTGGCGAGATTTGTCCTATGGTTTATGATAGTAGGAACGACCAATTGATTGCTGGCATGGAAATGCAAGACCTAGAAACTCTAGGGATCGTTAAATTCGATATTCTTGGTATCGCTATGTTGGACAAAATTATGACAGTTCAAGACCTATTAAACAAAGGAGAGACATGATATGCTTAAGCAGTTCAAGGATTTGGAACTAAATGAACAGTTTGTACACAACGGGGTGTCATTCATTAGAATTCCTGATCAAAGAATCAGTTGTTGTAAAGTGCTCAACGCAGAGAATACTAGCACCAAAGAAAAAATTATGATCCTACCACTAGAAGAAGTTGAAGTAAACTAATGAAGCAATATAACAAAATCTGTGTTTTTGATCTGGAAACAGACGGGTCGGACCCATTGGTCTGTAGCCCTGTACAGATAGCAGCCATAATGATAGATCCCTTGAAGTTCGAGATCATTCCAAATTCTGAATTCAACTTAATGATCAAGCCAGATAAGCTGGAAAACGATCCCGCTCACAAGTACGATGATTCGGATATTCTGAGTTTTCATGCCAAGGTGAGGGGCTGTGATCAGGGAGAAATTCTTAGGTCTTGGTTAGCGGCCACAAATCAAAAACAGGGTTGGTCGATGTTTGTTGATTACCTGGACAAGTATCATTGTAATCACTCCAAAAAAAGCCAATTTTCTGCGCCAGTTTGTTCTGGATATAATATCAATAGATTTGACTTAAAAATTATTAATAGGCTTTCGGAAAAATATGGAAATACTAACAAAGAAAAACAAACAAATGTATTTCATCCTAGAGATGTTCTGGATATTATGAATTTAGCCTATTACTGGTTCAGGGATGTTGACGAACTAAAAAGTCTGTCTCTTGATAATCTTAGAGACTACCTAGGAATCAATAAAGACAATGCACACGACGCTCTAAAGGACGTAAAGGACTGTGCTGATATTCTTATTAGGTTCTTAAAGCTTCATAAGAGACTATCAGAAAAAATTAAATTCAAGGATTCTTTTTCAGATGTTTGATGCAGATATAAGCCGTATAGATTTGACGTGTCCGAAAACTTGGGAGTTAATCTCTAGCGGAAACACCAAGGGCTGTTTTCAGCTTGAGTCTAGACTTGGTAGGTCTATGGCAAAGAAACTCAAACCAAACAACATAGAACAACTGTCTGGCCTTTTGAGTATTTTGAGGCCCGGATGTTTGGAGGCCATGAGAGACGGAAAAAGCGTTAGCAATCACTATATAGATAAAAAGAATGAACAAGAAAGTATTGATTATTTTCATCAGGCACTAGAACCCATATTAAAAACAACATATGGAGAGATGATTTATCAAGAACAAGCTATGGAAATAGCTAGAGTTATAGCCGGTTTTAATCTGCAAGAAGCAGACATGCTACGAAAAGCAATTGGAAAAAAGAAACCAGAAGAAATGGCCAAAATCAAAACTAAATTCATAGCTGGCTGTAAATCCATGGATATAGTATCAGAAAGCCAAGCGGATCAAATCTTCGGATGGATTGAAAAGTCTCAGAGATATTCTTTTAATAAGTCTCATGCTATTAGCTATGCTATGAACTGTTATCTATCGGCCTACGCAAAGGCTCATTTTCCAAGAATATTCTTTGCTGCATATCTAAGATTCGCAAAAGACAAAATAGATCCACAAACAGAGATTAAGGAATTAGTACAAAACGCAGTAGAGATGAATATAGAAGTCCGAAATCCAGATATACGAATGATGAATAGGCTGGTGGAACTTCATAATAAATGTATATACTTCGGACTTACCGATATAAAAGGAGTAGGAGAGTCAGCTTTTGATAAGCTGATTAAGATTGTAACAGACAAGAAGCTGGACCTTGCTAAGATGTCTTGGTTGGATTATCTATTTTTGCTTAGTCAAATTAATAGTGTTGCAGCGAAGGCTTTGATACAGTCCGGCTCTCTAGATTTCTTAAAGATATCCCGAAACTTGATGCTGTTTGAGTACAATACTTTTAATAACTTAACCAAGAAGGAACAAGAAGTTTTATCTGCCGTATTAGATAGAACAAAGGGCCTGAATAAAAACCTCTATGCTTTATCTCAACAAAAAATAACAAATAAAAGAAAAGAAGCAATACTGCAGCTAATTAGATCTTTGGAGTTTCCTCCGTATTCTCTAGAAGACACCATTGAGTGGCTAGCGGACACAGAGAACTCCTTGCTGGGGTATTCGATATCGTGTTCCAAAATAGATATGTATGATATCAGCATGGTCACTTGCTCTTGTAGAGAATTTAATAATAAGCAGACCAATAGCAATAAGAATATTATGGTTGCTGGCGAGATAGAGAATGTTAGGGCGGTAAAAACAAAAAAGGGTAAGAATCCTGGTTCCGAGATGGCATTTGTTACCATAAACGACGGAACCGCTTCGACAGACTCTATAGTTTATTTTCCAGAAGCATACAGACAGTTCAGAAACTATCTGTTTCCTGGAAACGTTATCATTGTGAAGGGCTCTAGGTCTAGCGGTAACGACGGTCTGATAGTAGAAAAAACTTTCATACCGCGAACTTGACGGTTCAGGGCCGGACCATATTATAAAGTACAACGTTTGGTTTTGGTCGGTTTACTTTTTAAAGAATAGGATGTAACATGAATATTACTCTACTACGTGGTAATTTAACGAGAGATCCGGAACTACGAAAGATTGATTCCAACGGCAAGACCGTCTCTGTAGTTAATTTTACTGTTGCGGTGTCTCGTGAATATACAAAGGCATCGGGAGATAGGGACAAGGTAACAACGTTTATCAATTGTGAAGCATGGGACTCTGGTGCCGAGGTTATTGCCGAGTCATTCAGAAAGGGAGATCTAGTGATGGTAGAGGGCTCGTTGCGAAATGACTCTTGGGAAAAGGATGGCGTAAAGCATAGTACTCTACGCGTACGCGTTAATAACTTTTCTAAGATTACCAAGCTATCAAAGAGCCGTAATACCGATGCGGAAGCGGTTGCTTTCTAAATTAATCCAAACACTATAAACAATCTAAAATATGGGGCCTAATCAGCCCCATTTTTTATATGAATAACAATAAACCTAAAATTCTGATATGTTCTGAATCTTCCAAAGTAGCCTCCGGCTTTGGAGTGTATAATAAAAAGCTTATAGAAAAGCTATACGAAACAAATAAGTATGACATAGCAGAATTTGCTAGTTACGGTTTCATAGGAGACAAAGAAAAACACAATATTCCTTGGAAATATTATCCTAATGGTGTTCATCAGTCAGATCCTAGGTATGATATCTACAATGGAAATACAGAGAATCATTTTGGTCGTTGGAGATTTGACAGGGTTGTTGCTGATTATCGGCCGGATATAGTTATAGACATAAGAGACTACTGGATGAGTTCTTATCAAAAGAATTCGCCATTCAGGAAATATTTTCATTGGATTCTGATGCCAACAATAGACTCTTCTCCGCAACAAGAGGAGTGGCTAGATACATACATAGATGCCGATGCTATATTCACCTACTCGGATTGGGGTAGGGATATTTTGAAAAATGAGACATCCAATAGCATAAATTATATAGGTACGGTTTCTCCGGGCGCAGATCTGGATCTCTTCAGTCCATCGAATAATACTGCTGAAATCAAGAAAGCCTTAAGAATTCCTCATCATTATACGGTTATTGGTACTGTGATGAGAAACCAAAAAAGAAAACTGTTTCCGGAACTAATCTCGGCATTTGAAAAAACTCTTGCTAGACTTAAAGAAGCAGGGTCCAGCAAAGCAGACACAACCATACTTTACCTGCATACTAGTTATCCAGACGCCGGGTGGGATCTAGCAAATCTAATAAAAACAAGTCGCTTTGCAAATAAAATTTATTTTACATACACATGTAAAAACTGCGGGGCTGTTTTCTCGTCTAATATGGCCGGATTTGTACAAAGCTGCTACCACTGCAAAAATAAATCTGCGGTTTTACCAAACGTAGCTAATCCCGTTGGTACGGATATACTAGGCAAGATAATGTCAATGTTCGACGTATATGTTCAATATTCGATTTGCGAAGGATTTGGAATGCCTCAGGTGGAGGCTGCTGCTTGTGGCGTACCGGTTGTAACGGTAAACTATAGCGCTATGTCTGACGTAATTAATAAGATAAATGCATATCCGGTGAAAGTGGGCTCCTATTTTAAGGAACTAGAAACATCAGCTATTCGCGTATACCCAGATGAAGCATCTTTAATAGATACTTTGATAGATCTTATTAACAAGCCAGAACAAATGAGAAAACGAATCGGCTTTGATATTAGAGCTGCCACAGAGAAGAATTATAACTGGGATCTTTCTATAGATCAATGGATAAACTATATCGATAGTATCAACTATACTAAATATAGGCAATTATGGAATAAGCCTAAAGATATTATTCCGAAAATTAATATCAATAGTATTCCTAAAACAGGCAGGGTTTACGAAGCGATATACTATCTACACAAGCAATACTTGTCTAGGCTCGGTATGAAAATGAGCAACTACTGGCTTCTCAAACAAATACAAGCTGCTCAAAATGGATTTTTTACCGAACAAGCTGACTTTAAGAAATTCTCTGTTGAGAACCTGATAGATAATCTTAATAAGATAATTGATAATCATAATGAAGGAGAGTTGGTGAGAACACAGCCGCAACTATTGTCGCAAGAGGATTATATCGCATATGCAAACAGCTAAAAATATTCTTTATGTTGGACCATATAGACAAGCAGACGGATGGGGTTTCGCTTCTCACGATTATCTGATGTCTTTGCTTAATACCAATCATTCAGTATCGGCGGCTCCGATATATTTAAATCCTTCGTCAATTGCTGATGTGGTAGATAAAAAAATTCTGGATGCTGAAAAAAACAGATTCGATTTTTATGATTTGGTTATTCAGCAGGCTCTTCCTCAGTGCATGGTCCGCATCGGACAATCAAAGAATATCGGCATGTTATTTTTAGAAAATAATAAGTTATTTTCTGACAGTATCAATAATTTAAATAGTATGGACGAATTATGGGTAACGTCTAATAAAGAGAAAAGTTGTCTACAAAGAAGTGGGGTTTCAACAAAAATTCGTGTTGTGTCACATCCACTACCTACGCAAGACGCTATCTTGGCGCAGGAAAGCGGTTTTCGTATTGGTTTTGGTGCTCCGGTTGATGATGAATACAAGTTCTATTTTATTGGAGAATATATACAAAGAAAAAATATCAAAGATATAGTAGCAGCATTTCATTTAGAATTTGATACTTCTGAGCCAGTAAGGCTTGTGATAAAAACCTCCATACCCGGATCAAGCCCACAGGCTGCTCAAGAAAAAATAAAATCTGATTTTGATATACTTAAACAAAAACTAAGAATTCGTAATAAGTTCAAAGACGAAATTATTATCACAGACAAGGTGTCTCAGGAACATATATTTGCTATACATAATACTTGCGATTGTTTTATTTCTATGTCATATGGAGAAGCGTTCTGTAGACCAGCCGCAGAAGCACTATGCTTTGGTAAGTACGTTATTCTGTCCGAGGGTATTGGAGCATCGGAGTTTATAGACAAAGAAGATCATTCTTTGGTACTCTGCCAAGAACAGCCGGTTATCGTAGAAGACACAACCTATGTCGCCGGACTTGATATGTATAATGGCTACGAAACTTGGTCCATACCAAGTATTCTCGATCTGCAAAAATACATGAGAGAAGCATATGAGCGTAGACCAATAGTCAATAAAGATAAGTACCTTACCAAATTTAGCTACACTAATATAGGTGACACCTTATGTCAGTTTATAAAGTAAGAAATATTATTAGTAAATTTCTAGAATCAGATATTCGTATATTGTATGCTCGTCCAAAAGAAATTGCTATCAATAAAGAAATATTAAACAATCTCGGGGATAATATTGTTGTGTACGACATAACAAAAATATTAGACGTATCCTGGCTTAGCTATGATATGCTTCTAACGCATCAGATAAATAATCAAATAATGGAACTGTCTAATAATCTGCACGTTCCGATAGTGTGTTATTCTATTGACGGCGTTGAGGATAATTATCAAAAACAATATCCTAATACATATTATATAGAAAAGGGCGCATCGGTCACTGATTTAGTATCAATATTTGAGTCAATTAAATATAAGAGGTTTATACTATGAAGGATAGAGTCGTATACGTACATAATGGATTGGCTCCGTCTGTGAATGAAACAGAGTGTCAGCACATTAATAATTTAGCGATGTTGTCTAATGGATCCGTAGACGTTATTATTTGTGACTGTCTAGATTCTATTGTTATGTCGGATAGGCTTGAACGCCTAAACGAAATGATTGCTAAAATCAAAGTTAATGGCAAAATAGTATTAAAAACCATTAACCTTAAAATTTTTGCTAAGTATATTTTACAAGATAAGCTTAGCATCAATGATATTAACGACGCACTAGCCTCTGTTAAATCTATGTTGGACGATAGTTCTATGGACGAAGTGCTAGAAAGATATCCAAATATCAGAATGGTAGAGAGTATAAATGATGGGCTCGGCAAAATACTAACCCTAAAGCGTGTGTAACTTATGATTATAACAAAGTGTAAAAAGTGCGTTTTTGCTCTATCCGAAAACAATACTCAAACTGGGTGCTCTTTGAATATACCTTCTTCTATTATAGAAGAATATCCTCAGACATATACTCAAGAAACTCAGAGAGTGGTAGACGGGTACTATGAACTACACAATTTTTATTGTCCTTACGCAAGAACTGCCGAGTGGAAAGACGCTATTCTCAGAAATAAATTAGATATAGAAACAGCAATATATAATGAAACAAAAATAAGATATAATCTAATTATGCTTATTGACGATGAAACTATAGATAATTTATTCTCTAATCTACTTGAGTCTTTTGGAGGATCATGTCCTCCGTCATACATTTCTTTAATAACAAGAAATATAAAAGATAATGATATTCAGCGTATTATTGGTTTTGTAAACAAAATAGAAAGAGTTTGTCCTTGGAAACTGTTTAATATATTAGATAATGAAATGACACATAGCGAAACAATAGATTTCTGTTTAGAAAACAACCTGCTTTTAGATAAATACAATCTATTGATGATTATAAATAATAAGTACAAGATATCAAATGGGTTCATGGAGTCAACTAATAATATTGTTAATAGCTTTATCGAAAAACAGGCAGTTATCATACCAAAAGATTTATTTAGTTTCACCAATATAGTGATACCAACACAACTCTATCAAGCTATGCAAAATAAAATTGGCCTAGCACTAGACTATCTAGATCGTGATGAAAGTAATAGTGTCTATAAGTTTTGTGTAGAATAAATGAATAATATAGTTTTATTATGTTCTGATATTTCCAAGGGGATGAAGTCTTACGGACCAAAGGCCGTTGTCCCAATCGGAAGAAAGAAAACGCCGCTGATAGTTAAGCAAATAGACGCTATAAAAAAACTATATAAAAATATAGGCTGTCAAATCTATATAGTTGTTGGCTTTGACAAAGACAGAATATGTAATTTATTAAAAGAATATAATAAATATCAAGATGTGATTATATTGGAACATAAACAATACGTAAAAGATAACCAGGGTTCTGCTTTTATGGAGGCGATAAAGCAAATAAAAACAGGTAATCTGCTAGTTATACAAAACGGCATACTCTCAAACTATATGCCAGAAAACCCAAATCAAAGCACAATACCAATTATAAAAAAACCAATCAACGACGCGTTTCCTGTTGGTGTTAGACGGTCGAGTAGTGGCGATGCCGAATATCTCTTTTATGGTTTAGAATATGGTTGGCCAGAAATATGCTATTTCGCGTCAGGAGATTATCATAGAGCAAGAGAGCTGTTGATGACCAGGGTTTCAGAAAAACAAAAAGAAGGCATGTTTTTATTTGAATATCTTAATTATTTAATAGAACATCAATACAGTTTCCATATAGAGCTTTTATCTCATAAACATATTAAGAAAGTTATTAATTATAAAGAAATATGCTAGTATCTATAAATTATATTCATAGTAGACCAATTTTTTTATTTGCAAATAGTTTGGCGCACGAAAAGGGTGCGAGCATAGCATTGTTTAGTATGGATGATATCTATGATGTTGTTCTAGTCAGCAAGCCGGATGTTTTGCTGCTAGATGAATCAGACCTAGATAATATACATGCTCGCAGGTTGTTTGAAGACCTAATTTCTGAAAGGATCTCCGCCGGAAAAACAAAAATTGTGATCCTTCACAATAGCGATTCTACGAAAAAACAAATCAATCATTCCAATATTAAATATATCTCGGACATTGCTTATTTACCATACAACGAATACCATAAGCCAAAATCGCCGACAGAATATAAATATATGCTCTGTCATCTAAACTGTATAGAGTTTGATCAAAATAAATATCTAGAATCGATAATCTACCCAAACAACAAAACCATACCAGTAAAGCTAGTAAATTGCCCACAGGTAGAGCACCTACAGAACCTGGGAGTAGTTGATGAACCAACTATGTTAGATTTGATAGGAGGGTGTTTTAGTTATATAAATATAGACAATCAGTATGTTTATGATGCTATGCTTATGGGTAAGCCTATTATTAATTTGGTGTCCAATAAATACTTGGCCCTAGATAGCGGATCTATAGATATTGAGAATGCTATGGTAACTTACGACAGCTCTATTATTCAAAAACACAAAATTTCTAATCTTATCAACTATATTATATGAATAAACAAATTTTAGCTCTTACTATCTCAGCAGATACCGAGCATGATCAAAATATTTTATCTATTATAAACGAAATGACACTAACAGATCCGTCTGTGAATATTAAACTATTTACAACACAATATGATCTATCAATAACGACCAAGGCTTTTTGTGTGCTTCCTATTTATGAAGCAAAGTATAGTCGTGGGGTTATGATTGTTTGGGACCTACTATCTTTGGAACTTGTTTTAGATTTTCCGAATCTTGACGGAATAGTATACCTGCAAGACAGCAATATTCCATGGGAGAAAAACACATCCATTTCTTATGAGAAGTGGGCTTATTTATTCGACAATCCCAAGGTAAACATAGTAACAGATAATGCTTTAGTAGCAGAAGCGTTTACTTTAACGTGGAAGCGTCCAATACTTATAGAAAATATCAGTCCGGAGTCTTTATATGCAAACATATGATAGTCTATCTTCTAGCGAAAAAAAAAGAATTTTACTTCAAGAATATATTGATAAGTCTCTGAGTTTTGCAGAAATAGCCAAGGCCTATAGTACATATGCTAATAAGTTAAGAAGAGACGCGATTAAATTTGATATACCTATTAGAAATAAAAGCGCAGCACAGAAAGTAGCCCTGGAGTCTGGTAGACACGAACATCCCACAAAGGGTAAGGTTAGATCGGAAGAAACAAAAAACAAAATAGGTATGTCTGTTTTGGAGTCGTGGGAGAATCTTGATGAAAACGAGCTTTTACGAAGAAAGCAAACTGCTACTGATAATTGGAATAAATTATCCGATGACGATAAATATAACAGATTACAAAGCGCGAACCAAGCTGTTCGTAAAGCGAGTAAAGTCGGATCGAAACTAGAAATTTTTTTAATGGAGCAGTTGACTAACGATGGATACAGAGTAGAATTTCACAAAGAACAGGTGTTATCCAACACCAAATTGCAGATAGACCTGTTTCTTCCTATGATAAGGACAGCTATTGAGGTTGATGGACCGTCTCACTTTGATCCCGTTTGGGGTGATGAAGCGTTACAAAAAAATAAAAGGTATGATGATAAAAAAAACGGACTAATACTTGGTAAAGATTTGGTGCTTATTAGGATTAAGCAAACAAAAGATTTTTCTAAGAGTAGAGGCATAAAGATTTATCAAGAACTAAAAAGTATTATTGATAATATAAGCAAGTCATTTCCATCGTCTGATAATAGATATATTATAATAGGAGAATAACTCAGTATGAGCAAAGCAAAGCAACCAGAAACACCAGTCGCCCAAACTCCTGTTCGTGTAACTCCACACGACCTAGGATGGAATGATTATGTTCTTGGCTTATTATCGGAAGACGAAAAAATAGATGGAAATCCAACCGTGGACGGCCTAAGAAGAGTGTTTGAGATAGCTCTAAATTGCGATCTGATTGAATCAACGACAGTTGTGGTTCAGTCTCCTGACCCGAACAACGAAAAGAGAGCAACTGTTACTCACACTATAGCATATGTATTAAAAGACATTGAGTCACAAGACGTATCTTTAAATTACAGGTCTGTAACGGGCGCTGCGGACGTTTACTGGGGTAATTGTGACAAGATATATCGAAACCATCCGGTAGCAGTTGCCGAAACCAGGGCCGAAGGTAGAGCCCTAAGAAGAGCGCTGAGACTCAGGAAGGTAGTGGCTGCTGAAGAATTGGCCTCAAATATTGATGACGATATTAGTCATGAATCCGTTGGTAAAATTAGTAGTAATCAAATTAACTTTATTGATACAATAGCTAAAAGATTAAATATTAATGTAATAAAACTACTTGCAAGCTGTGAGATTAAGACAGATAATATACATAGTATATCGCACGATGAGGCGGTGAGGGCAATAAGAGAACTATCTAAACACCAACAAAATCTGGATAATATACCTCAGCAATGTATAGGATATGAAGCCAGTTGGAGATGACATGAAGCTAAAATACAAAGTAAATGAAAAGCTAGAGTTCGAGCTGGAGGGCGAAGGCCAAAAAGAAATTTTCAAAGAACTAGCTTCTATACAAGAAATTTTTGGAGAAGAAAAGTGTGGCTTATGTAGTAGTACTAATCTGAGATTTGTTGTTCGCAATGTTGACGGCAATGACTACTACGAGTTGAGATGCGCTGACTGTGGAGCTATTTTATCCTTTGGTCAGCATAAGAAGGGCGGCACTTTGTTCCCTAGACGCAAAGATGACGACAATAATTGGTTACCAAATAGAGGTTGGCACAAATGGAATCCCAAAGACGGAAAAGACAACAAATAAACATATTTTGTCCTTTTGTTGTTAGTTTTGTTGCACACTCACTTGTCTTCGTACTGATGTCTGTTGTGTTTCTTGGCTCATCGCCGGATACCAAGTCGCCAGTCTTGACTCTTTCGTTCGATGCTTCCGAAGATACAGACCCGGTAGAATTAGCTTCAGTGGTAATCGAAGAGCCTACGTCAGAGATAGATTCTAAAGATGGTCAGAGTAGCGATGTTGCTGTACTAGTAAACGAAGAAGTAAATATTGATATTGGATATATAGAAACAGCAGAGCCTCAATTAGAAGCAACGATATCTCCTGCTAAGTCTGAGTGGCTGACTCAGACCTATGCTGCTAACAAAGCATTTTCCGACCCAGCCATACGATCCTCAGTGTCCAATCAAAATAAGTCGGATGGAAATGGTATTGGAGAAGGCGTAAAATCAGACATGAAAGAAAGACTAACTAGACATGGCGCAGGGACTGGGGATGTTCAGGTTTCTATTGCATGGGATAACTATAATGATATAGATGTTTGGGTTGTACTAAGAAACGGATCATATAGTGGAAGTATATCTTGGATGAGTAGATATTTAGCTAATGGTTTTTTAGATATTGATAAAAATGTACAACCAGAAACCAATAAGGCTATAGAAAATATATTTTGGCCAACAAACTCCGCCCCATACTGTGAGTATACTGTTTATATACAACACTATCGCAAGTGGGATAAAATTGGGCCGACAAGAGTTTTGATTAGGATATTAGTAGACGGAAAGGAGACATTTAAACAAATAATGATCAATCCAACACACGGATTAAAGAAAGTGCATACATTTACCAGAAAACCAACAAAACTAACGAAACCAATGAAACAAAGCCCAGTTTTTAGAATAGAAGAACCCGACACTCACAGCGCTGAAACCACAGAAGATTCGTACGAAGGCCTTATTCAACAGGCCCCCACTTTCCAATAGGACAAGACTTATCTGCCCAATATAGTTTATTCATATAATTACGATCTCTGGATAAAGAACATCCACACTTAAGACAAGAATTATTTTTATAAAACTCACAACCCTTGCAAATCTCTAGTCTGCTATCAATTTGTTCTTGTGTACATGGCTTGCCGTTTGATTCTGGTGTCAGGCCCGGAGGAGGGGTGTGCTGCATATTAGTTAATGGATTCATGCGATTTATTTGGTTCATTTGAGCAGCTTGTGTGGAGGTGATATTCGCAAGTTCCTGATCATTTAAGCCTCCGAACCACCACTCTCCGAATCTGGATGAAGCATCTACGCTTGTCTGATCAATAATTTTTTCTACTGAAGTACCGTCGGCTTTAAGGGTGGATATTTTATTTAATTTAATTTGCTTATATGCCGGGTTGTGCGCTGCCATATCTATTAAAACGGGACAGATTCTGCTGTTGGCAGCTTCGTCATCAACAGATGATACAAAATTACAATGTTTGCATATTCTTAATTTAGAATTAATTGTGGAGTTTTCCCATTCGCAATTTATATTGATATCCATATTTAGTCTCCTTATGGTTAATTATAATAATTGTGAGAGATTTTTTGTCAAGAAGTTTAGTCTTCTTCTGGGTTTTCTGTAGTTTTTGGTGCGCATTTTTTAGTAGTAATTTTACAGAATACCGTGACCAGTTTAACCGATGCTGAGCTTACTATTTCTTCTGGATTGAAGGTATTCACAACTTTTATCACCTGGGCCTCTGTGCCAGACGGACATTTGGTGTTTGGATCTTTTTTACATTCCTCGTTTGCTGATGGAGTACAGGAGCTACAAATAGTTGCAAACGCTTTGTCTGGTATAGGTGGATTATAGCTATAGGTTTTTCTAGATCTAGTTCTTTCGACTTTTGATGTTGTGCAAAACTTACTATTGTCTATAGTACACATCTGCTTATCATAACTAGTCACAACGTCAGTGGAACAATCTCCAGCAGTACATAGGCTCTTTTTAACTTTTTCTTTATAGGTTGGCCCAACGATGCTACACGAATCCTTATCTATTGCATCCATCTGTTTCTTAAAATTATCATCACAACACAAACCCCTGGTATAATTACGATCAGGAGGAATACACTTATTGTCTTCTGAACAAGCTTGTCTACAGGAAGTATAAGAGGTATACGGGCCAGACGCAAACGACGACTCGTCAAAACCCTCCTCTGTGTCGTCTACCTGGGCGCAGTCTCCGCCTTCACTACAGTACCATGGTTTGGTTGATCCATCTCCTTGTTTTTCTGGACAGATACCACTCCACCAGTTATACCAGTTATACCACCACCCAAGATAATATCCTGGGGATCCGCAGCAGTCAGACCCTATTCCTCCAAAATAACCTCCCCAGCCCCAACCATAATAACCATAACCACCGCCATATCCCGCAAAGTTGCAATCATAATTATCGCATGTTGTACATCTCGTACACTTACAGTTACAGTCATCTAGTTCATAATCCCATACTATACCCTGGTTCCAATAGTTCCAATACCAACCATAATAGTATCCTCCTCCAACTTCTGTATCAATTAGTTCGTATCCGTCCGGAGGAGTATCTTCTACACAAGAAGGCTGTTGGCCTGGAGCTAAGCACTTTTCTTGTGGGCTACAAGACATCTGATAGGTAAAACATGTGTCGTTATAGCTGGGTACGCTAGGTGAGCAATGCTGTTCTGGATACTCTGGTCTTTCGGTGCACACATGAGCGGGTCTAACAAGCTCATATTCTATAGTATATTCTTTTTTAACTATCTCATAGTCATAATCGCAGTCTCCAGCTTCACAAGAAAAATCAGAAGGAGCAGTACAACATCTCTGCTCTCTATCTTTACCGTTCACAGTAGCACAGTGATCGTAGTAATAGTTATTATAGTCTCCTACGCATCTATATGACTTGCATCTCTGTATTCTAGGATATGCGCACACTCCATCTGTAAGTTCATCGTCACAGTGTACCCTGGTGAAACATGGCCTATTGTATCCGCACATATATTCGTCCGGAGCATCTATTTCTGTATATAAATATGTTAGATTATCGCCATAGAC